TTAAAAATTCAGGGTCATCAACTTCGTAACAAAAATTTTCTTTATTACAATCTTCGCAGGTATTTTCCCTCTTAAAATGATGGTCTCCAAAAAGTATAATATAAGGCAATCTTGCACCTTCTTCTTCAAATCTTTTTTTAAGGTCATCATCAGGTTTAAGAACACATACTCTTACAGGACCTGATATACTGTTTATAGGCTTATTTCCAATGATGAATTTACTCATTTATTATAAAGTCAATTTTTTATAAAAACTATAAAAAATTAAATAAACAAAGAACGGAAAAATTCGTCTTTATCATTCTTACTTTTATCCACAAGTTCATCAACCATATCTGTTGTAATTTGAATGGGTAATGAGAGCTTATCTTTTAAACTTTTATATTTTTGTTTTTTACCCATAAATCTAGCTGTATTTATCTTTAATAAAATTGTCTCAATATATCGTTTAAGATTTCTTACCCCTTTATCATGCTCGCAGTGATGATTTATGATATACTTCATAACATCTTCGGAAAACGTAATATCATCTTCTCCAAAGCCTATGTTTGGATAAAGTTCTTTCGTAAGGTATTTTGTCCCTATAACTACTTTTTCTTGAAGAGATGGTGTAGGAATCTTAATAATATGAAGTCTATCCTTAAGAATAGGGCTAATAAGACTAATATCATTAAAAGCAAATATGAAGATGACTTTACTTAGGTCAATTGGAATTCCGTCAAAATATTTATCTTCGAAATTATTATTTTGTACGGGGTCAGTCAAGTGTATTAATACATTTTGAATATCTATACCGTCATTTGTAGTTGAAATCTTATCAAGTTCATCAAAGAAAAATATAGGGTTCATTACACCGCATTCTATTAATCCATTGACAATAGCTCCTGGACGACTTCCGCTATATGTGAAGGAGAATCCATTAAGAAACGCGCTGTCACGAATACCTCCGCAAGAGAAATTCTTCATAGGTCTTTTCAGGCATTCTGAAAGGCCTCTTCTTAATAATGCAGATTTTCCTATACCTGGAGCTCCATCAAGGGCGATAATACGTGGCATATTTTTATTTTCTGTGGATACGATTTGAGCCACATAATTAACTATTTCTTCCTTTACCTGTTGCATACCATAAGTGGCTTTATTCAGTGTGTCATATACATCATCAAAATATTTAGATATTCTTTCAGGATTATCTTTCTTTGAAACCGGAATATGTGAGTATTTTTTAAAAGGTATTTTAAGCACAAGTTCAATCCATTCAAGATGTTTGTGTTTATCAGAATCGATATTTTTGAGTCTAGAGATTACCTTTTCTTTTATTTTATCATCAAGATTTGATTTCAATATTTTTTCTTTCAGATGCTTATATTTAGCTGGAATATCATCTTTCCCATCTCCTTCATTATTAAACATTTGATTAAAGGGAGGAGGTAAAGGAAAAAAAATATGAACAGGTTCATCTTCTTGTTCAGGTTTCTTTTTTCTTTTATTATCATTTTTATCATCATTACCTTCGTCTCTTTTTCTACGACCTCTTTTAGGAGGTTCATCTTTCTTGGACATCTTTTACTAAAAGCAAATATAATTCTTTAAATTAAGTTGTATTGTTTTTCTAACTCATTACAATCTTCTAAACAATAGTCTATAATTCCCCTTATTATGTCATCGTTTATTTTGTTTCTATTATATACAGCGGTAATTTCAAGTTCAGATTTGATAGTTCCTTTACGTACAGGTTCTATTTCTATAACTTGTTTTGCATTTGGTATTTCCCTTGAAGATACTATCTCATAATTTTCAAGATTTAATGGTTCAATTATATCTGAGAATCCATACGAAATATTAAATATTATTTTATTTTTAAGTTTAGCCATAAAAGCTACTGTATATTGTTTTACGGGTAAATGCAAGTCAAATTTATTACATATTATAGTTGTAACATATGCTACATTCTCATTTTTCATTTTTATAGTGTGGTTCATCTCGAGAGACCCAGGGTCTTCCGCTAAACGTAATTCTTTTTTATACTCTCTCCAGTATCCATCCATAGTATTATTCATATTAGGTTTTAACATAGAGATGTCAAGGTCCTTTCCTTTTTCGTGTAATAACTTAAGCCAATTAATAGCTTCATCGCATTCTTTAATAAGAGCTTTATCTTTTACTTCAATAATTATGGGGTATTCTATAGTTGTTTTATCTTTAGAAATAATAAAGCCTACAGGAGATATTGTTTTTAATAATCTTGAATACATAGAAACTTGCCCTTTTATAAACTTGATATAGTTGGATGTTTCTTGAATGGAATTATTTTTATCATATTTTACAGAGGAGAATTTAATGTCAATTACAACATATTCATCATCAGGGATATTAATAAGGTCAGAATTTTTTATTTTAAAAAGTTTTAGAAATGCTTTCTTTTTAAGTATAATGTCAGGATATCCGTAAATATTTTTATTCCAATCCTTTACTTGAGCCTGAAATATGACATCTATATTATTGATTGCTTTTTTAGTCTGAATATATCCTGACTTTCTTTCAACAAAAGTATATGAAATATTTTTAGTTTTGCATTTTTCAACTATTAAATTAACTACATATTCTTCCCATTTATTTCCCATTTCCATAATAAAAGTTGAAAAATCACATTCTTCAAAGTATGGTTTAACCTGTTTTTCCTTGTCTCCGTATAAATTTAGATAGTCTAATAAAGGTTCTCCTAATAGGTAATTTTTAAGCTGAGAAACGCTACAATAAAAAGAACTTGAAGACATTTTTACGTATGTAATTAATAGAATGAAATAATCATTTAAATTATTTTTTTATTACTATAATAATAAAAAAATGAGTAATTACTATACTTTGAACGAAAGTTATACACAAGGTTCATTTAAAGATGTTGCATCAAGAGAAGTATATCAATTTACAGACTGGTTTAAGACTGATCCTCTCTCTGATAAAAGTTTCATAAGAGCAAACTTAGCGGGGTTTCATAACGCTAAATATCAAAATTACGTTTTACCAGAGACTATTAAGGAGAAAACACCTGAGTATAAAATGGTTGTTCCTCATGCTCAATTTTTACCTCAAGATTATCCAATGACTTATCCATGTACAACAGTATATCCAAAAAACACAGAATATGTAAAAACAAAATCCATAGTATTACAACCTTAATCATCTTCTTCATAGTCAGATTCATATGTATCAACATCTTCTGTGGTCATTTCAAAGTGTTTTCTATTCTTAATAAATATATCTACAATGTCCTCATAAATTTCTTTCATGCCTGTTCCTGTACTTGACATAATAACGCTTCCGCTTGAGAATACTAAAAAAGTATGTCTTTTATCTTTTTTAGTTTCCTTCTTTTTGTTTAACCTGTTGTTATACTCTTCATATGAAGAATAATATTTCTCCAATGTTTTTCCATCATAAAATATATTTGTTATTACAGGTTGAATTGAAACATCACTTTTTACTTTTATATTTACACCAGTTGCCAAGCTTCCTTCATATATGCTTGTATGAGATGTATATTTTTCTATGAATTTATCAAGTTTTTGTCTATTAATCTTAAATCCAACGTTAAAATCCATATTTTGCATTACTGTGTTAAACAAAACCTCTAATTTGTCTCCACTGGATAAGGTATAAAGTTTTTCATTTGTCCATTTTTCAACGTTGTTCATAGTATCATATAGACTTGTTATTACATTTATAAAATGTTCATCATTCTTACACCCAGTAATTTGAAGTTTACCATTGCTGCTTACTTTAAGGTTTATTTGTTTATTGTCTTCTAATACGATAACAAGAGACACTGAATGTAAAAAGTAATCTTTATTAGAAGAGACTTTTTCTGAACTTCTTTTGCTCTTAAGACATGCACCTCTTATCTCTTTTTTCTTTTGAACGGAAATAATACTACCATACGGAAGATTATTATGGTTTAAAGTAACTTGAATTCTTTTTTTTCTACCTCTCTTCTTCTCTTGAGGAACAAAATCGGTTATAGGTATATAAGTAAAGAATTTTTCAAGGTCTATTTTTAGGTTGCTAATACCTATGACTGTTTTGGTAGATATAGCAATATCTTCAAATTTCTTGACGGTTCCGTCAGACTTGATAATACACTTTTCATCCGATTTTATAGACATTCTTTTAAACGCTAATATGTATTTAAAAGAATAAGTTTCTTTAAATTTCATTTAATTTTCATCATCATCTTTGAATACAAATACGGCAGTTGGAGTTGATACTTTTTTATTTGAGGATTTTCTCTTGCTACTTCTATTCTGTCTTTCTTCCTCTTCTTTTACTACTTTTTCAAGATTTAATTTAGGAACTATAGGTTCGATATCTATTTTAATTTCTTCATCTTCAGCCTTTTGTTCATGTTCAATTTCAACCTTTTTTTCATCTTCAATTTCAACCTTTTGTTCATGTTCAATTTCAACCTTTTTTTCATCTTCATCTTCAACCTTTTGTTCATGTTCAACTTCAACCTTTTTTTCATCTTCAATTTCAACTTTTTTTTCATCTTCAGCATTTTGTTCAACTTTAGTTTCTGACTTAATCTCCGTCTCTACAAGTTCTATTTGTTTATCAGCGTTTATGGTAAACTTATTAATGAGATTTTTAACACTTGGTCTTACCCCTAAATCTATTGGAGGTTTTTTCTCTACAGGTAATCCTAACATTGGTCTTGTATGTGAAATAGACTTTCTCTGTTCTATAATACCTTGAAATTCTGTTGATCTTCTTATTTTATTAGGTTGTATATGAACTCTTTCACTCTCTTGATCTTTTGTTATTTGATTTACTATAGGAGCAAATCTATTACCCATTGAAGCAAGCTTAAATTGTGTTATTCCTGACATTTTTTCATCTAGTTCTTTTATACGGGTATTTAAAGCTTCTTTCACGATAGTTTCAGTTACTTCTTTTTTAGAGTCATCTTTTTTATCAATATTATATATACTTTGTACTATACTATCAGGATTGTTAATAGCTGCTTTATAAACCTTTGTATGTTTTATAGAATCGCAAATATCAGGGAGAATTAAGTCTTCATCTTCATTTTTTCTTTTTTCTTCAGCTTGTTTCTTAAATATAATTTTAAACATTTCAAGGACATCTGAAGGTATAGGAGGTGATTGTTCTGTTAGTCTATCATATTCCATTCTGCATACTTTAACAAATGAATCTGCATCTTTTCTATACTCTCTTTCTATTGATAATTCTATTTGTATATTACGTTGAAGTTTACCCCAACCAAGACTGCTGCCAGAATGCTTTTCACTTCTTTGAGCGAACCCAAACTGTGTTTGTAAACCTTGTAAAATACCGATAAAAACTCCCATGCCACCTAGAGCACCTTGGCCTATACTCATATATTCAGCGGGAACATACCCTTGTAATCCAATACCAAGAGAACCTGTAATAAGAGATAAGATCATAGTCGGGATGGCTAAAAACTTATTCTTTCTTTTATATTTACGGTGGGATTTATCGTGTAACCATTTATACACAGCTGCTGTGTCAGCCCATCCTGAAAGTAAGCTTTCAATTTGGTCAGTCCAAAATAATGTATGCTTATTCTTATTAAGTTGTTGATTTTGTTCAAGATCTTCTTCATTCTCTTCTTCTCCTTTTGGAGAGGGTGTAGATACTTTACTCATTTATATACTTTAATAATATATAAATAAAATTAAATAATACTTTTTAACTCATCTAAACTGAAAGTGTATTGACATTTATCGTCATACGGGTTATTCTTCTTGCACAAAGGTTCAAAATGTGTATCATCTATATAAAGTAATACAATACTTATATAATCTTCATTGTATCCTTCTCTGCCAATGTTATAATTATAAGCTTCTAATGTCCTTGAAGAAATAAGGACTATATTTATTTTTAACTTTTCTGCAAGAAGTAAAATTATACTTTGGTCAGCCCAAAAATTTGGATTTGCAAGGTTTTCTGAAAAACTTAAATATGTGCTTAAATAAAAGCCTTTAAAAACATCCTCAACTTCTTCTTTATTAAACCCTTCTGATACAAGTTCATTTATAAACTCTCTTCTAAACTCAGGAATTCTATAACTACTATATTTTTCAATTATTTTTTCAACCTTATTTTTAAGGGTTTGGTCATCAGTATAAGGAGCTTGAGTAAAGCAAGATAATGATATTTTCCTCAACAGTATTTCATGAAGGTTAATACTAGCTAAATTACCATCTTGCAAATTTGTATATTCATTCAAGGTTAAAGACTTAGATAATACAGTTCTAATATCATATGCAGTTCGTGCTGATGCCTCATCCCCTAATAAGTTCATAACAACAGAGTGAAATAAACAACTTCCATCTGCTGGAGATGGATAACTATACCAATACTCATTCACCAGTTGCTTATTTTTATGTATAGGAACAAATCTCAATTTATTGTTTCTTAATGAACCATTTTTTCTAAATACAAACAAGCTGTATAATCCGTTTAAGAATTTTTCCTCTGGAGTAAGAGATTGGGTGTCATTATAGTCGTTGAAATTCATTATTTTTTCAAGAGTTATTCCTTTAGATGCCAATAAAAATTCAAACTCTTTCATATATACTAAATATTCAGTTTGATATGTAGCTGTAACTGTATTCTTAAAATCTATAGATATTTCCTTATTGTATAATCCTTCTTCTTTCCAAAGTTTTTTTATTTCATATTCTTTGTTTATAATATCTCCATTGTAGAGTTCTTTTTCAACTAAATAACCATCCATAACTGTACCCATAAACACCCCACCATCTTTTAGCAGATAATCTATAGTCTTAACTAAGCTCATAAGCATTTCTCTATTTTTAAAGAAGAAAGTTAAGCTGAAAAACATGTTTACGTAATCAACTTTTTTATTAACAAAAGAACATATTTTTTGGGTTTCTTCTCCTCCAGCATTTAAAATTTTATAAGGTAATTTTCTCAAATACTTTTCCCCCTCTTTTAATCTTATGTTTAAAGAATTAATATTATCAACTGAAGGTTCAATTAGGAACAATTCTTTTGGTTGAGACTTTGAATATTTGAAAATATCACCACCTACACCTGAACCTATATCAACAACAACTTTATTATGGGTCTCTTCAATCATATCTTTCTTTATACCATTTGCAAAGACTCTCAAATTTTCAAGAGGTTTTCTAGGTTCATAAAAAGCATACATCTTCATTCCATCTATTGTCTTAAAATATGAAGCTTCGTATGGGAGATTTTTATTAGAAGCTACAACGACTAACACGGTAGGAAACTTATTAAGAATAAATTCCAAGTTTGTGCTTTCCTCAAACATGTAATTTAAAAATAAAATATTAGCGTTATAGTTATGGATATTTTCATACTCTTCAATTATGTATATATTTTTTTGACTAAGGTTCAAGTTACTCTCTAATACATTATTTATTTCTTCATCATCACTTTTAACTGCATAAACATTGTCAAAGAATTTTCTCAAAACCATAGATGTTGAGCCTGTTAATGGGTTTATATCTATAATACCTTTTTGAGTGTATTTCAATCCTTTAATTGAATCTTTTATAAATTTCAGAATATCTTCGTTTCGTTTCATACTCATCTTTTTATGTTTCAATTTATCTATAATTACATACCCATTTCCCTCTGGAAAATATTCTTTTGAATTTTCAACTATTATCTTTTGTTCTTTAACGTGAGACTTTAAACAAAGTTTTTCTTTTATAGGCTTTTCACCTTCTCCCCTACTATACTTTATAAGTTTTTCTAAATATGGTAATGTAAATTGATACAAAATATCAACAAAGGTCGATTGAGCTGTTTTAATATGGTTTGTTTTCTCGGATACTTTGTCAAATCTAATTCTATGTATAGACCATTCATTATTATGAACTCCTATCTCAACAACTTTCTCTTCCAGGTCCATTCCAAGAATACCATCAAACATCTCTGTTTTACATACTGTAATAGAGTGTTCTGTATTTGTTATATTATCCTTAAATTGGACAAATGTTCCCGGTTTTACTTTAGAGCATAACTTATATGTTATGAGATTCTCATTTTCATAGTCTTTTCTAAGAAGAAAATCAATAGTTACTTTAGAAGGAAATTTCCACTTTAAAGCAGGAGAACTAGTATATGTTCCTAAAGGTTGAAAAATAATTCCGTCATTATAATTAATAAGGTCAAAATCATATCTATCACTCATTCTATTAATAACATTCTTCATACTGTCAATAATGTCGCCGGAAGGAATTTCAAACGTTTTCACCTCATATGAAACAGGAATAGAAGAGCTTGAAAAATACTTTATACATATATTATTAATTTCAATAGCTTTATTAAGCCTGTAATAAAGGTCTTTTTCATAAGTTCTTTCATTGCTGTAAAGTAAAGTGTCAAAAAAATGCACTTGTGTTAGTTTAGTTGAAAGTATAATTTCCGCTTTTGAGAATGACTTTATTATATTCTTTTCTTCAGTTGATAGTAACCCTGATTTTATAGTTGATATAGAAAAAATATCTGTGCTATTGTATGCAACTAAAACTATAAGTTCTACCCCAGATAATGATATTTTAACGAATGTTATATTATACCCTACTCCGTCAAGTTTATTACTAACCGCATATCTTTGCATATTTAAAACATCTTCATCTGCTATGTTTTTAGGTCTTATATCTACGGGATATTTTATGCTATTAATCTCCTTAACAATAACATTAAAATAATAGTCAGAATAGATTGTACTTGAACTATACACAAAACTTAATATTGTCTTTAATTCTCCCATAAATGTAAAAAATCCATTTTCCGAGTTTGATATACCCTTGATATATTCATTGTTAAATTCAACCTCAACTTCAAATACGTTTTTATTATCATAAATTTTATTAGTCATATCAACCTTGTAATTGTCCATAAAATAAGTTGTTCTCAATCTTTTTACACTCATTTTTACAGGTTCCCCGGTATTCCAATCATTTTCATTTATTTCTTTTTCTCTTGAGGAAGAAAAACGAATAGTTGATTTTGTACCCTTCATAATAGCATTTTCTTCATAAATTTCACCTATAATATTTATATCTATGTTTTTACCCTTTACTTTATGTTCATACTTTACACCATTAAGAAGCGTAATCTTTCTATAATTTCCCTTATATTCAACTATATCTACAGACTGTTCTTTTCTTTTATGAATATGTAAAAAATCAAGGTTGTTCATAATAGATAAAAACTTAGATTGTGAAAAGTTTGTATTAAAGGTTCTCTCAAGAGTTCCAAACCTTATTTCAAATTCTTCATCAGAAGATGCGCCTAAAGACTTTAACAAAGCCTTTATTTGACTATACTCTTCTGGAAGAAAACCTAATGATAATACGGTCATTTTAATAATTTTAAAATATAAAATTATTAAATAAAAATCAATTAATCTAAGTTTCTATTCATACGAACAAACTCAAGTAACATTCTCCTCAGAATTGGAGGCATATTTCTAATATCAAATTTTATGTCTCCTTCTCCGGTTTGAGACATATTTATTTTTTCCCCTCCGAAAGGAACGTCAAATACTTTCGCATTTTCATTTTTAAGGGAATGCATTCTTATAAGAACAAATACGTGTTCCATCTTTTCCCTATCAAATCTATGAATACCATCTATCATCTCTCTTACCTCATCTATAGTTATATCTTTATTTGCAGGGTTCTCTTCTATTAAGTTATTGCATCTTTTCAACAAAAGATCATAGAGGGGAAATGAACTATCATCAGAGAACATTTATTTATAAAGTTATTTCTTTCTTAAGCCGTCTTTACCATAAATATCATTTGTTGTAAAATAGCAAACACCCTTATCATCATCGCATACAACATTATAAGGAAGACCTCCATATACAGGTTGCTCACTTTCAAGCTTAAAACCTTTCTTATCAACAAAGGTTTTTGTATTTTGAAGTCTATTCATAACTTCTTGAATAAATTCAGCCATATCTGTAGCTGTTTTATCCCCTTCATATCTCATAAAAGGTCTTCCATTATAATAGAGGATAATATAAGGCACGTATTTAAATGGTACAATTGTCTTTTTGCTCATCTGAAAGACCTCAGGATATTTATTCAAATTACACATTCCAAATAAGACGGAAGGAAACATTCTTGGAAGCTTTTTGAATTCAGGAATTGCTTCTTCACAATGCATACATTTACCCTGATCTGCATGAAATAAAGTAACGCATATACCTTCTACATTAAGACATAAAACTGGCCCTTTCATACCGTTAGGATCAACATAAAAATCGTCGTGAGTCAAATAGTAAAAATTATTCATCTTTTTTATTATTAGATATAGAAAATTTAAACTTATAATTCTTTTTTTATTAATTAATTAATAAAATGAAAAAAATCATTGAATTACCTGAAGAACTTAATGATTACATTCTTTTAAAGGCTAAAGAGCTTGCTTATACTATGTGTATCTTTTTTGAATATATCATAAGTCCAAGAGAACATTACGTTGAAATCACACTGAAAGAAATGAAGCCTAATATAACCGAGAAAATGATGACATATTGCATACAAAATATTCTTGGTATTATAGTAGATTACAATACTGAATATACCGCAAACTATGACAGAATATTAAAAATAGGTGAAAGTACCTCAGAATATACCATAAACGATTTTTTTATTTTAAATATGAGTGAAACCTTAGAATCAGTCTTAAAAGACCTTTTAAAAGTAGATGGATATTTATTCATCTCTTCAAGGGCAATGGAAGTTTTTAGAACTTATTTAGATCATGTCTTAAATCAAGCCTTACTTGCACTCACAGAAGGAAATATAGACGATAATGTTGAACAAGTTATAAAAGATAAGGATATAATCTCTATATTAAGTGAGAATATTGTAACCGATGGAGACAATGTTCTATATCCTAAAAATTACGGGTTTAATGATGACGAGCATAACATAATGCTGCAAACCTTTGTTTGGTTATTATGCGGATTAACCGATTGGTTAGATAAAGACTATATTGATACTGTAGATGTAACTTATATGTTTTTTATATTATATGGGGCAACCGATATTGGTTCTAAAATATCATCTAAGCAAGAGCCAGATGACATTAAAACTGTGATAAAAGAAACTATGTTCCTCAATGATTTTTATATTAATGAAAAGGCTGTAAATATGCTCAATAAACGCTTTAGTCAAATAAACTATTATACTGGAGAATTAAAGCCTCAAGTTATGAAAAGAATAAATCAGTTTTCTATTAACGTGTAATTCTTCTTAATCTTCTATTACAATTTGTATTTTCTTAGAACCTGAAGGTTTAACTATTATTTCCTCATCTTCAATAACAGGTTTAACTATTACATCTTCAATATGTTTCTCATCATCATCCTCAATAACTATTTTAGTAAAATTACAGTTAAACTCAGGGTTTATTTTATTCCAAGTATTTAAGAGTGATTCGTAAGGCAAGTTAAATTTGTCTGAAACAGAAAATAATAATTCTCTTGTGGTTTTGTTTAGGTTGTTTTTTAACTGTTCGTTCAATAAAGATATAACGCTCATTTTAGATGATGATTTTTTAATTTTAAAATTAAAAAATCAATTAATTATTTAACAATACCAGTATGTTTTTACCGTATTAATTATTTCCTTATACCATGTTGTTTTTAAGATTGAACTATAAGTTTCAAGTTGATGTCTTCTTTTTAAACTTTGTTCTTTTGTAGCCTTTAACAAGTCATTAGATTGTTTAATAGCTTTATTAAGCTGTTCTACAATTACAATATTCATTTTTATTATTTAAAAGGATAGTCTTTAAATAATAAATGTCATTTGTTCTTTACATCAAAACTGATAATCCATATCTTAAAGAGCTCTATTCTAAAAGAGCAAATCACGAAGATGACAGTGGGGTTGACCTTTATTTTCCAGAAGATGGAATAATTCCAGCTATGTATAACAATAAAGTTATGACATCAAAAATTGACTTTGAAATCAAGTGTCAAATGAAATTAAGAGATAAACCTATTGCTTACATGCTTGTTCCAAGAAGTTCAATCTCAAAAACTGGTTTGCGTATGGCTAATTCTATCGGGGTGATAGACCGTCAATATTTAGGAAATATTATGGCAGCTGTTGATAACTTTGGACACGCTTACCACGTTAAACAAGGTGAAAGATTATTTCAAATTATTGCCCCAAACTTAGCCCCATTAAAGGTTGTTGTTTTAGGAGATGATGAAGATTTTGAAGAAACTGCAAGAGGTTCTGGAGGTTTCGGTTCAACTGGTAATTAATTTTTAAGGTTAAATTAAACTTAAAAATTAAATAATTTCTCTTGTAGCTAAATAAACTGTTCTAACAGGCCCCAACATTCCACTTGAACAACACACTCTATAATGAACATGTCTTGGTAATACTCCTTTATAAGGAACATAATAAGGCTGAGGATCCATAATATTTAATTTTACAATACCTTTACTATTAGACTTACTTATACCGCTATTTTCATAATTACCATATGCTCCTTTATAGTCTGTTAATTCACCTGTAGTAGAAGGATTAGATGCCCAGTATATAACTTTTGAATTAGGTCTTACTTTTAACGTAAGAGTCAGTGTTGCATCTTTAGGCATACTTTCTACCAATATATCGCATGGAAATACAGCTCTTCCAAGAAATGGAAGATATGTATCTCTATCAAACATAACATACAGAGCACTTAAGCCTATAAGTAAATACACAATTTCAGCTATTTTTTCTTTTCTTGTAATCTTTTGAATAAAATTAACCTTGAAGAGAGCTATAGAAAGGTAATTTAAAGCTCCCACTATTAAAAAAGCCATTACAAACATAAAAATCTTTTTTCTAACTATATTATAGGCATGAACATCTTTTCTAAGAAACATTTATTATAACCTTGAGAAAAAATTTATTTCTTTACTTTCTTCTTTTTCTTTGATACTTTTCTTCCATTTTCAAATTCTAACCACTTGTTATAGTCTTTCATTAATTCGTCCATTTCTGCCTTCCATATATCCTTAATACTCTTTTTCTTATAGTTTTCAAGTTGTTTCTTAAGTTCATCTTCTTTATCCTTTAATTCATTGACTCTCTTTGATGTCATACTTCTAACCTGAATATTCAATAAATAATCATATGACCCTTCTTTCAAGCTATATTTTTTAGTTATAAGTTCTTTATTAAGAGATTCATCATCTCTTTCTTTAAGGCTTATAGTATTATTGATAATTTCTCCTATGAATTTAATCTTATTTCGGATATACAACAAGTCTTCTTCCATTGACTTTACGATTCCTTCTTTTCTCACTTCATATAAAGAATATCTTACATTGCAAAACTCCTCTAATATATCTTGAACACTTTCATACTTTTTAATCTTGTTTGAAGGGTCAAATAATACCATATTGCTAGTATAGACATTATCAGTCAAGTTTAAGGATTTATGTGAAACTTCAAAATCATCGGTTACGTTGATAGTAAAATCTACAATACTTTCAGTACAGTTTGATGAGAATGATGTAATCTTCTTTTCTTCCTGGAGCTTCTTTAAAAATTCTTCATACTTATCAATACTTATATTGCTCTTACCAATAGGCAATTCTGTTACTTTATAAGTTTTTTCCTTTATTTTCTCATAAACACCCTCTGTAATAATCTTCTTTCCATCTACTATAATATTACCATTAAATCCCCTATACCAAGGTTTAATTTCATCAAAAACTTTCTTATCCAACCAATTATTAATTTGGGTAATTATATCCTCAATTTTATAAGATGGAATACTACTACTAAATCCACTTCCAATACCTGCGCTACAACCATTAACAAGTATCATTGGAATAATTGGAACGTAAAACTCTTTTTCAACCGTCTCTCCTTCTTCAATTCTATCTTTTAAGAAATCATCATCTTCAGGTCTAAATATTGTCCTTGTAGGTAAGTTTAACTTTGTAAATAAGTATCTACCAGATGCCGCATCATCACCATTTTTAACCCTACTATTATGTGTCACTATAAAATCACCCAATAAAAATCTTTCATTGCCATCTATAGACCAACCATAAAATTTTCCCTTTCCTATAGGGTTTATTTTAAATTTAGAATAATTATGGTATTTTTTAACCCGTGCTTCAGTTGTATTAGAGATTTTCTTTCGTTGTAATTTTGTTGGTATTTCGTGTATGGTTCTGCCATATATTCTAAGACATAAAATAGACATGTCTTCACCTTTTTTAGTTAATTTGGTATTATTTATTCTTGAAATAAAGGTAGAATAACCTAAACTTTTTGATATATACTCTAAAGAATATATTAATTCTTTATGTAACCTTTCAGACTGAGAAATTTCAATATAATATTGCAAATTTCCTTCCTTAGTTCTACTTGTTTTTTTAACAGTACCATCTGTATCTATAAATCCAGCTAATAACTGTAATCTAGTTTCTTTATCATTGTACTTATATACATCCGGTATATGTTTATTTTTATATAAATTATTTTTTTTAAGTATCTGCGTCCAAGGATTTAAATCTTCTCTTTTCATACCATTTATTGCAGTATCATTTATGACTATAGGTTCTGTTTTATTAAACTTCCAGTCGCATACAAAATTGTATTTATTAGAGGTCTTACATCCTATACAATTTGACGAAGAATGATTATCATCTCCTATAGAACTTTTTTTACCAGAAGATTTTCTTCTTATACCATAGTGATAATTTTCATTAGTTCTACCATAATTAGAATCATGGATAAGCTCACAGTTAATAGTATCTGCATATAAAGCAAAAGCTTTAATAACATCTTCATCTATAGATGTTATACCCTTACCTTCATGATTACCATCTCCTAACCATATACCTAATATATAAGGGTCTATAGGAACATCTTTTTTATCCCAATTTATACATTCTGTATTTGATACCATATACAATTTCTTTTTATTATGTTTTGATAGGCTCATATAATCCGTTAATTTTATATCAATGTTTAAAGAGCCTCCGTAAAGCTTCATTAATTCTTCTCTTTTTTTATTTACAATATTAAATGCTTCTTCTTTTGTTATTTTAGACTTATTATGATGGTCTTTATTTGTTATATCATCATTAAAAATAACCCCAAAAGATTTTATTTCTCTACCATTAAAATAATTAAAATTAATGCTCTTTGTTGAAGGCTTATATATTATTTTATAATTTTCACTATACCATAAAGTCAATATATGCTGACTATTTATAGTATATTTATTATTATTCTCAGTAATAATTTCAAACATATTATCAAAACCTGATGTAGTTTTTAATACATTTCTAATGTTTCCATCATCCCCAATAAGACTATCTCCAACAACTATAGTATCTGCTCTTTTTACAGAACCATTCCAGGTTAAAATAAGAGTATCAGGTGATAAACATCCAAATTGTCCTTCATTAAAGAATAACGGGATATTATTACTACCAACAAATGTTTGGGCTAATTTAATGGTTGTATCAACCAAGTTTTGTTCTCCGTGATGGTAAGATGAATGTTCTGCGACATAACCTGAAAATTGTGCAACTTTAATAGATTTGTCATTATATAATAATCGTCTCTTGAAAGCGCTAAATAATATTTTACGCTGACTTTCTTTAAGACCGTCAATCATTGACGGAATACTTCTTTTACAATCGTCAATACTAAAGAGAATCATTTCATTATTTAAGAAATCAGTGACTTTAAGGTCTTCTACAGTATAATCTTTTCCTTCAGGTATTAAGCTATATTTATACTTCATAATCCAATCTTTACGAAAATCAGCATTCTCTTTCCCAAATATATTGCTCATCATTTCATCACCTTTTTCATCTACTTCAAACTCAACAATTCTTCTTCCAAAATCTTCTTCAATATCTTCATCTTGAGCTGTACCTAACCCTTTAAAGTATTTAATATCTTCCTTCTTTGGTTTATTCTTTTCAATATATTCTTCAGCTGAATGTTGTGTGAAAAATGATTTATTGTGTTTTCCTGTTATTTTAACGATTGGAATTCTCATCAAGTTAAAAAATCCTTTTCTCTTTGCCAATGAAGGGAAAAGTTTATGGATAAAGTTAAACAGTAAACCTGTTATATGATATCCATCATAATCTGCATCAACTATCGCCATAAGCTTACCGTACCTCAGTTTTTTAAAGTTTTCATCAATACTATAATCAACATCATACTGGAGTCCAAGAGCCTGAATTAAACTCTTTACTTCGTTATTCTTTAAAAGAGACTGAATTGAAGCGTTTCTTACATTTAAGAACTTACCTCTAATAGGAAGAGAACCAATATAGTCTCTTCCTTTCACTTCTTTATCTCCAAATTTAAGACCATATTTCATACCTGCAATTGCGTATGTATTTGCACTGTCACCTTCAGTCACACAAAGGACACAATCAGTATTTTTACCTTTTTTTCCAGCAAAGTTTGCATCTTTTAAGCCTTCAACATTCACCATACCTCTTTTTCTTTCAGTTTCATTTTTGAGGGTATTAATCTCCTTAGATTTGAGAGAATCTTTTATCTTATCAACAAAATCCCACTTCATTAACTTCTTTAATTCAGCTTCTTTAAGCTCAGCTTCAACCGGAGGACCGTCAAATCTTGTTTTATTTTGATTACCAAATAATGGGTTAGAAACATCTGCATAAATGAATACAAAGAAGTGTTTCTTGACGTGAGATATATCAATACTTTTATCTTTAAGAGTTGTGTTGATCTTCTCAGAGATTGGTTTAAAAATTGTATCGCTCCACTTTTTAACGTGCACTCCTCCATCTTTAGTATAAATACCATTCACAAAGGAAACGTGTGTAAATTCATTGTTAGGGCAAATCACAACTTTACAGTCTTTAGAAGCAAGTGTCATCATATCCTTAGGCTCTTCATCAAAATATAATTTAACATAATCTTTGATGTTATTTATAGGAACCAACGACCCATTATAAATAACTTTTACACCTTTTAAAGATACGGTCATTGCTGTATCATAAATTAACTTTTCAAATAAAGCCATAGTATCATCTGTAAAAGTATCAACTCCAAATCTCTTAAAGTCTGGATTAAACTCAACCATAGTATAACCATTTTTACCATCCTCCGCAGTTTTAGGAAAACCTTTTGTCTTATATACTATAGGCTCTTTTTTATACATATTATCTCTCCATATTTGCGTGTATATTTTACCCGCATCTTTATTATAAATTTCTACAGAGAACATTGAGCTAAATATCGAAACCGCTTTGATCCCCAGACCATTTTTCCCCGAGGTTTTACGTTCTTCATTATCGTTATAATTTGAGGATGTTAAGAGGTTTCCAAAGATAAGTTCAGGGATTGGAACTTTCTCTTCTGGATGGATATCAAGTGGGATATTTTTACCATCATTCCACACAGAAATTTTATTGTCGGTAATATTAATTTTAATAAATTTAGGGGTAATTCCTTCTTGTAATGATCTCCAAGTATTGTCGATGGCATTTGAAACTGCTTCAACAAAAAGACGAACAAGACCTTCAGGATAGGTAATATTTTTCTCTTTAATACGTTCTCCAATCTTGATATAAATAGGGTCAGAAGAAGGGATATTCTTACAACTACCAATATAAGTGTCAGGTCTAAGTAAAATTTGTTCATGTAATTGAAGTTTCTTATAAGTAACATCACCTTTCTTTTTACCCACATCAAAGCTTTCGTTAAATTTAGCCTCATCCAAGACTATTTCATCTTCATCTACGACCACAGATTTTTTATCATTTTTTTTCTTAGTAACAGGCTTCTTAACAAGAGTTTCAGAAGTATTGTTAGAAATAGCTTTAATAGCGTCTGTTAATTTGACTTTGGAAGACATTGTTATATGGTTGAATTAAAAGAAATAAATTTATAAATCAATTAAATTTATTTCTTTTTCTTAATATAAATGCGTTACGCTACATTAGAAGACCTTCAATCAGCAATTGATCGTGAAAGTAAAGAACGTCCTTCTTATAACTTACAAAGAAGAATTGATCCTGCTTATCAAAATGCTTTAACTTTAGCGCAAACACAAGATGATAAAAACTTAATTATGCAAATATCCGAAGGACAAGCTTACTTAAGCGATAAAGATAAATCTTCATTATGGACTGTAACTAATCCTTCCCAGTTGTCAGAGATTCTTTCATCTGCTAGAGAAAAAGCACTTGGAGGAGAAGTGTGTAAAAATAGAAAAAAGAACTTTGATAAATATGGGAGACCAGCAGATATAAATTCGTTAGACTATTATGTATGTGCTGGCGATGACCCTCTTATATACATTGACAGACAAAATCATGTAGATAGATTAGCGTATGACAATTACCCTGTTTATCCATATAAAATTCCTATAGGTCTAACAACCCAGAATACAGTAATATCTCCAATAGCTGAAACATTCCCTCCAAGTATCCCTTTAATAGATATGAGTGAAGTAAGCGTTCCATATGGTTTAACAAATATGAGAAGTAAATACTTTAAAAAAATACCTCAAGGATTAAACATGTAATTTACGACTAAAAAAATATTATTTTTTTTTCTTTGTTTATAATAAAATTAAGAATGTCAATCTCTAATAATTTACAAGCTACAAAAATAGATGTCGGCTCAGTCGCTGGTTTTGGCCAATCTTTGTCTATTTTAAATCCTGAGTTGTCACCTTGCCCTGCACGTTATTCTTTTGATCAATACGGTCGTCCTGCTGCACCTGATTCTTTGGATACTACAACTTGTCCAGGTTTATATGACCCATCTGTTCGTATTCAAGTTGAAAACTCTTTGCGTTCTTATCTTTCTCCACGTTATTTTAACTTGCCAAAAGGTATTGACCAAGGAACTGATACTATGTTTGGTAGATCTACTTCTAAAGGTAGAAATTACTTAAACACTGAAACCGAACTTCCTGATGCTTCTCTTTATCTTAAATCTGACTCTACCTTGACTGAAGCTGGTATGTTGAACAGACCAGCTTTCGCTCCAGCTTCTTACTTGTTGTATGAGAGAAGAGTTTAATTGTATAGATATAGTTTTCAATCTTAAATATAGGATTAAAAACTATTTTTTAAAACTTCTATTGAACCTTTTCCACGCTTTATTAGCTTCTTTTATATCTTTTGTAGGATGCGAATGAAATCGGCTTCTTTGTTCCATGGTTGTACCTATTTGTCTCATATGTGCATAGCTTATCTTTTTCCTCTTATATAAAGACTTTAATTTTTTTATACTTTTTACTGCCTCTTTTTTATTCTTAAATCTCATACCTTTTACTGTACCTTTAGGATTTTCATCAGTAAATAGGTCAGAATGGTCTTCACTTTTCTTATAAGAACGACGGGGAGGGTTCTTTTTCCCCGTTTTTTTACGATAATAACTTCTTCTTTTATAGAAGGTTCTTGAGTTTCCAGTCATTTTTTAATCATCATATGATTAAAAAATAAAAAATTAATTTTTACCCATAAATTCTCTCACACATTTGTCAAATAGTAATTTAAATTCTTCTTCTTCAATTAACCCTGTATACTCTTTTCTAATTTCATCTTCAGGAGAGTAATAATCCATAAACTCTTCAAAAACGCCAAAATTGCCTTCTTCTACAGCTTCTAAAACACTTTCACGTGTTTTTTCTGGGAGACTTCTTATATTTCTATTTATACGGGCAAATATCACACTTCTTAACTCATCTTTTGGGTTTATATTAAAGCATAAATCTTTATCATTTATAAAACCATTTAATGTATTAACTATGCGGGTAAAATAACCTGTTGTGCAGGTATTATCACAATCAAGTATTTCTTCTAAAAATCTTTTCATAACTTCAGTTTTATCTTCAAAAGAACATATTTTATAATATACAAGTAAGACTATATCTGAGAGGGAAAGTCTCTCAAATCTAAATGGGTCTGTCATAACCCTATAAAAGAAATTATGTAACTTATCCTGAGTTTCAGCTGAATTATCAAGTTTAGATAATTCTTTATGAATATCTTCATACGAGGTCTTTACAAGGTCATTATAAGTTTTTGTCTTAAGATATTCCTTATATAAGGCGCGAACTATGTTTCGGGTATTTTCATTGATAGTTTCATTATGCGCATTTTGTGCATTAGTATAGATTGTTTTATTTTTATTTTCATTATAAAGATCTCCAAGTTCTTCAATAACTTGTTCTGCAAATATAATTTCATTACCTTCTCCAAGAGTTAATAATATGTCAGCACACTCACTTCTTGCGTAGATACTTTCATTTTTATCATCGGCTACATCAAGTATGTATTCAAGTACAAGATTTCTCTCATCACTCAAATAATCATACTGGTCTATAATATATCTTGCGGTCATTAAGGTTAATTCTAGGGGATAATTTCTTTCTTTTGACAGACTAAAAAAATAAGGGTGAAGATGATGAACAACATGTCCATCTAATTTTGTATTTCTCGAGTTATTTGCAAAGAAGAAATATCTATTATAAATATCATAATTATCATTTTCAATAATAGTTTTTGAGGCTTCAACACAATGCTCAACATAATCTTTAAAAGGGATAAAACACATATATCTTACACACTGAATTCTGTCTTCAAATGAGACAGAATTATCCATGGCATATCGTTTTAAAGATAAGAATGGATGTTCTTTATTATCCTGTATATAAGAATCAGTAAAAGTAGAGGTATTTATACCTAAAAAATTAATAGGTAAATATTCAAAGGTTCCCATCTGCTGAGAATATTCATCTTTCTTTACACTATCCATAACATATTCTTCATGCATTTTTTAAAGTATAAAACTCTTTTTAAATTAGTATTTTTTATATTTTTTATACATTTTATAACCTCCTCCAATTATGACAGCAATGAACAATAAAATAATGATAATGGTTATAGGTCTTAATCTTGTTGTTCTTTCTTGAGAAATTCCTTCTCCATTAAAGCCTTCTCTTGATTTAATAAAACCACTTGGTGCAATAGGTTTAAGACCTTGAGTTAAAGGGTTTATTATAACAGAAGGACCTGGAGCTGTAACCTCTCTTGTTGTTATTTGAGGTCCTTTTCCTCCTATCAAAACGCGAGTTTGAATATCAGACGGAGTAGTAGCTATATACCCTTTTATAAATTTTTTCATTCTTTCATTCTTAACATCAACGTTATTTATTGTTAAATTTTCTGCAAGGTTCATCATAATCTCTTGACAACTTCCACGATCCAAGCATTCATTTAAGACTCTATCATCATTTCCAAAGTTTGCAAGGTTTAATATATCGCATCTTTTACTGCATTTACCCGCTTTCAAAGGTGATATTTCAGGTCTTCCTTCAACTACAAAATCTCTTAAATTTCCAAAATTATCAGAAATATTTTGTAATTTTTGAGGGTCTGTGAAAGTTGTTTCATTCTCTTCAAAATAAAATCCATCTTTGTAAGATTTGACGCAAGTTTCGTCATTATTTAGACCTACACTTCTACAATATTTTTTAGAAGCTACTAAATTGATGAAATCATTTCCATCTCTTTTATCGTCTAATTGAAGGAGATAAATATCACATTTATCATCCCAATTTCTTGCACATCTCTGAGCCATATGTTCAGGGCATTTTTCTAATTTAAAACCAGAGTCGTGGATATTCTTTATGCAACAATCTTCAGGTAATATACTCATTTTTACCATAAATAAAGATAAAAAGATTTTAATAATGAAAAAACATAGTGTTAAAGAATTTAGTTTATTTATAATAAATGGCAACAGAGCTCTTAGAAAAGTTTGAACACGAGTTCATCTCTATTGAACCCTTAAATAAAAAGTATTTGAAAGTCGATCTTACTACCCAGAGTAGAAGCTGGGAAGATTTTTTAGATAAAAGTCTTGATTATTCTAAAGATCACAAATGTTGGGTTCTTGTACCTAATGAACTTAAAGATTTTATTGAACTCTTGAAAAATGTCGAGGAAGAGAGTGAAGAAGATGAAAGCGATGAAAGCAGTACAGATGATGAAGAGATAAAAAAAGCCTTAACTAGAAGATTAAAAAGTGAGTCTAAACAAGTGGAAATTGAAGAATCGCATGTTTCAGATAGTGAGCTCGAAGACACTCTTAGCGTTGTAAGAAGAATTAGAGGGTTGTATAAACGTATAAGAGGTCTTGAAAAAAGAATTGAATTTTTAGAAACAAAACATATTTAAAGTATTATCTTGATTTATATAAAAATATGGGTATTCCTATTCCAGTATTTGATTTTAAAAGACCTATCGGTTCTATAAAAGAATATTTTATCCTATTATATTTTGACTTGATTTCATCCGAATATTATAATAATGGAAAGACTGTATTATGGAGCTATTATCAGTCTTTATATTTATGGTCGAGTGTAGGTAATACAGTTCTTGGTTCTAATACTATTTATGTTCCTTTTAAACTTAAAGATAAAATGTATAAGTTTCCCCTTATTCTTAGACCATTTAATAATGTTATAAAAATAACCGATGATAAGGGTAATGATTTAAGTGAATGGGCTGGGCCTTATAATAACTTTTACGGGATACAACTAACTCCAAAAGATTTGGGTTGTAATAAGGTTATTATAACCTATAACAATGGAGAAGAAGATAAGTTAATAGAGGAAAATGAGTTTATTACTGGAGTTTAATTTTTTTCTTTTTATTTTATTTAATAAAAAGAAAATGGATAATATACTTGATCAATGTTCTATAAAAGAACTTATACTTTTTGATGTAACTAAGCCTATGGCAAGCTCATCAACTATTATTACCATTGCTATAGGTGCTGTTATACTGAATAATATCATTTATAATATTGTTCTTAGAAACTCTTCTTCCGAGTATGTTGAAACCTTAAATGATGAACAAGGAAGCGAGTTTGATGCCTATAGGGATAAAAATATTTCTCCCGCTGTACTAGGTATAAGCGAGTTCATAAATAGCGGAATATATGCACCTATGGTTGAAGAGTTATTTTTTAGATTTTTATTTTTAAAGCTTGTTTTGATTAAGATTTTTAAGTTTAACTTTCACACTGCTAATTTTTTTCACGCTGTAATTTTCGGGTCATTACATATGACAAATGCTATAGTTGCTGACCAAGAGTTTAACAGAACTGTTTTACAAAGTATTATGGCTGGTTTTGGAGGGTTAATATCAGGGTATACTTATAAATACACAAACACAATTTTAACCCCGTTATTATCTCATTTTATTAATAATATGTTAAGTGCTGGAAGTGAGTTCATTGATTACGCAAGATATTATGAAAGAATTGTTGAAAAATTTAGAATTTTAACCTCAGTCTAAGTATGTAATTTTTACAGGATTTAAAGGAAGTTTTCCTCTTGGTAAATTAGAGTTGTATTCAACGTTTTCAGTAAGGTTATTTACAACGTTAAACATATCTCTAAATTCTTCTATTGTTAAATTCCCTCCATATTGCTTTAAAAGTTTCCAGCTTAAAGCCTTTCTTATATTCATCTTTATAGGATATTCCCCAAATATTTTTTTATACATAAGATAGGTCAAAGAACTACTATCTTTGTAATTTACATTGTTATAGTTTTCATGCAAATAAGACAATATGCAATTAAAGCTGCAAAATATCCCTTCTGTATCAAAATAATTATCTCTATATCTTATAGGCATTCCAAGAGGATGAACATTTGAAGGTATTTGATGTCTATCCCACCAACAATGAATATGAGTTGAAGACGGAAGCTCGGCATTTTCATACTCATTCTTAAAACAAGTATAAGCTTTGATCTTAATATTATTACTTACAATCGTATCATACGTCTTTGGTTTATTCTCAGAAATTCCTAAATGCTCAAGATCAGTTTGAAGCTTATCTATATCACTCTTTTTAGATAATACTTTTTTAGGCTTCTGAACAGGCGCAATAAGTTCCGATTGAATAATTTCTCTAACTTCTTTCATAACATATTTCTTGTCTAAAAGAGCCGGGTTAATTTTATTTAATTTAATGGTTGTATCCTTCTCATCTAAATCATCAATTTTAAACTTAATAACTGCCTTTGACTTACGCTTAATAAATTGAGTCATTCTCTAAATATAATAATACCTTGTTATTATATTTAAATTTTCATTTAATTTTTTTAATTTCTTCAGGCTCATTTTCATCATTAGTTTTTACATAAGTATCTTATGCCACCGTAATTCTCTTTGTAACCATAATAGACTTTCTCCCTATCTTTTTAACATTCTTTATCATTCTTATCTAAAAGATTAAATTTTATAGATTGCTTATAACCATCTGCATACATATCTATCTTTGTTTTTGTATCTACATTGAACTCTAACATTTCATAATTAAAACTTAATGTTCTTACAGTTACATTATCCCTTAAACTATATTTTTTTGAAGTAAGACAAGATACTATCTTTTTAACGTAAGAAGTAAAATTATCAATAGTATCCCCCTTTTTATCCTTAAAAGTTATTCCTAGAATGTTAGACTTTATTTCTTCTCTATCAAGGTACTCTAACAACTTATCTAATGGAAATGCGTCAAAAACTGCACCATCAATATAACACTTTCCATTATACTCTACTTTTGAAAATAAAAATGGAATATTAGAAGATAATATACACGCCTTTGATATAGGCATGTCAGGATATGTATCAACACTTAAATATTCCTTTATATTATCAGATATATTATAAGCTGGACATATTAATATCTTATTGAATTCTCTATACAAGTCTTTGAACGTTGGAACATACCCTATTTTATATTTTATCATTGTCTCTATGTACTCAAGCATCAAATCTACATTTACCATCCCGTAATAATCTTTCAACATAAGAGGATTTAAGTCTTTGAATAACTGAGAAATATCATTAACACATAAATATGTTATGATTTCTAGCGGGGTATATCCTATTGCTAATAACATACATATATAAGAACCTACAGAACAACCACAAAAATATTTTATATTTGAAACATCAGTATGATCTAGAAACCCAAGAATGAGAAATCCCTTTATAGCTCCAGATGATATTACTAATCCATCATACATTTATAAAAAAAGTTATACTCTTTTAAGGTTTATTTTCTAAATTTATGTTCTTCTTTACACACAAAATATAAGATGGTTAAGAACAATATAATGAGCATAAATATAATTACGTGATAAACCTTTGCATCACACTCAAAATATCTTGAACACATTGGACAACTACTTATATGGTTCAAAGTATCTATACAACTTTGTCCTTGTTGTCTTGACCTAAATCCTTCCCTTATTCTCATAGGAACAGATGGTTGTGAAGTAAACATCTTCATAGGAGGAACTGACCCTGCTGGTAAAGGCATTGTTAATCTACCAGCAGTTAGAGGTAAAGAATTCATATAATCTGTTTCTGCTGATTGGAGAGATTGAGCTCTTCTTTCATTTTCTAACATTGCAACGTTCAAATTAGGGGAAAAACTATTCTGATTATTAATTTGATAATGTTGAGGTGGAGATGTAGGTAATCTTATTTTAGAAGGAGCTTGTGGTTCCATAATATTATTAGGTCCCATCAAAGATGTATATTTTGTTGTTTGGAAACTTGGATTTTCAAAAGGCATATCTACAGGTTCTATTATAGTAGCTTTTGGAACAATTTGTTGAGTTGGAATGTCAGCACCTACATTATTTGCTTCTGCTATTAATTCTCTTAGTAGTGTTGGCATATTTATTATTATAATAAAAAAAAGATTAATTTAAAAAGAATTTAAATCAAATAATAAATGGATATTGATAAACAGATTCAAGCTTTAGAAGGCAAAAGTATCCCTATTTCTTTAGGGTCCAAAACTGTTTTTATGAAGATAGGAATTTCCCTTATTATAAGCATTGTTTTTCTATATGCTTTACGTCCTTATTATCTTTTAAAAATAGAGGCTGACCCAACTGAGAAAAAATGTGTAGCAAAAATCAATATGAAATATTTTACAATAACAACTATCATCTTTACTGGAGGCATTTTTTATCTTTTACAACAAATGAACGTATTTACAGACTAATTTTTAATGATATTTTTATTAAAAATTAATTCGTCTTCTTTGAAGCTATATCTTCAAATTCAAATTCTGGCCCTCTCATTTTAGGCTTTTGTTGTGGAGGATTCGCAAATGGGGTAAAACCAACAGGACTTTGTTGTCTTTGTTGTTGAGGCGGCTGTTGTGGATGATATTGTTGTTGAGGAGGAGGTGGAGGTATATTCATAGGGTTAAATAGGGTTAAAATATTAACACCATATTTTCTTTCAGCCCATTTTCCTCCTATGAAGAAGGCAGCATTCATTGCTACTACACCTACTAATCTTATTTCTACAGGCCATTTCTTTTCATCTTGTATATAGTTCTTCTCTCCAAGCTCAAATAAAAGACTTTCATATTGATTTATACAATTTTTCTGATAGTTATAAAAGCCTCTTATATCATCAAAACTTCCAAAATTTAAAAGAAGTATTTCCAACCCTAAAAATGAATACAATAACCATTGTTTATATCTAAGAGATTTTGCATCTATTTCAAGCTGTTTTTTAATAGAATTATAATCTTTTTGGAGAGTGATTAAATCAGTATGTTCTGTATGATTAGGAATATGAGCATTATTATACTCTTTTTTAAGCTTGGCAAACTTGTTTAATAAATCACGCTTTTTTTCTTGTTCATCTCTTTCATCAGTTGTAATATAATCTAAATTTCTTATACCGTTAGAATCTATCTGCACTTTACCCTCTGTTATTTCAGATAAACTAGGAGGTATATTCATATGTTGTTGAACTTGTTGTTGAGGTTGAACTTGTGGTTGTTTATCGCGAGGACTTTCAGATTCCTCACCCTTTAACATTTTACTTAAAGGACTTTCATATTTCTTCTTTTCATCGTCATCTCTCCTCTCATCTCTCCTATCATCATCTCTCCTCTCATCTCTCCTATCATCATCTCTCCTCTCATATCTCCTCCCATCATCGTCTCTACTTCTCCTCTCATCATTATCTCTACTTCTCCTCTCATCATCATCTCTACTTCTTCTCTCATCATTATCTCTACTTCTCCTCTCATCATCGTCTCTACTTCTTCTCTCATCATCGTCTCTACTTCTCCTCTCATCATCGTCTCTACTTCTCCTCTCATCTCTTCTTTGTTTTAACTTATTTTTAAAACCAAATTTTATGCTTCCTTTTAATGTATCTAAGTCATCGTATCTATTTTCATCTAATACTTTAGTTTCAAAATTTTTGAGGTCATTATCAGATGCATTTGTTATATCAATAATTTTCTGTTTTGTAGATGGAGATTTTGGGGGAGATTTAACTTCATTATGAGAATTATCATTTTCAAAGGAAGATTTATGATCAGTTATAGAGTAGGATGAATGCTGTTTTGAAATCCAATCAGTAGCTCTAAGGGTTGGTTTAACTTTAGCTTTATTTTCTAACATTTCCATATATAACCGAGGTTCAAGGTCATATTTAGGAGGATAAAATGTTAAAAGAGGTCTATCTGATTCTACTTTAACAAATTTTATATTTTTCTGCTTTGTCATTTCTTTTTTGATTATTTACTTTTTCTTTAAACGAGGTTAAACAAATTTAATTGATTTACAGTTTAAAGTTCTATGTTATATATAAGAAAAATGACCTTCCAAACCATCCTTAATAACATTGAAAATATTGAAACTAAAAATGAGTTTCTATCCCTTTTAAATAAGGTGAGTGACGAGTATTACAATTCAAATAAATCATCTTTAAGTGATGCTGAGTTTGATACTTTAGTATCTATCTATGAGAAAAGATTTAACGAAGAGTATTCTTATATTGGAAGTAGAGGAGATGTTAAACTTCCTGTATTTATGCCTTCATTGAATAAGGTAAAGGACAATCATGCTTTATCTTTATACAAAAAAAGATGCGATACTGATAGTTATGTTGTATCTGATAAAATTGATGGTTTATCTTTATTAGTTGTTGTGAAGAATGGAAACGTAAAACTTTATACAAGAGGTGATGGAGAGTATGGTAAAGATGTAACTAATATATATGAGTATATTGATATTGGAAAAGCCACAATTTTACAGTCAGACCATATAGTAAGAGGTGAAATTGTAATGCCTTTAGATAAGTTTAAAAATTACTCTGATACTTATAATAATCCTCGTAATCTTGTTGCTGGTGTTATTAACTCTAAAGAAAAGAACCCGTCTATATTAAAGAATCTCAAATTTATAGCATATTCTTATTATACCGAGCAAGGCTTACAATCAACTGATGATACTTTTAAACTTCTTAAATTCTTGGGGTATTATGTACCTTATTTTGAAGTTATAAAAAATATAAAAGAAGATAATTTAAGAGAAATTTTAAATAAAAGAAAGGCTGAAGCAGAGTATGAAATAGATGGAATTGTTATAAGTTCACAGCAACTTGTATGTGAAAACTCAAAAGAAAACCCTAAATTTACAGTTGCTTTTAAGTCATTAGGTGAAACAAAAGAAGTAAAGGTTTTGGACGTTGAATGGAACGTGAGAAAATATAATTATTTAAAACCTCGTGTTAAGACTGAACCAGTATACTTTGGAAATGTCAAGGTTCAATATTTTAGCGGGTACAATGCAAAGTATATAAAGGATAATAATATCGGTGTTGGAACTGTGTTGTTGGTAACAAGAAGTGGGGATGTTGTTCCTGATATTTTAAGTGTAGTAACTCCTACAGAAGCATTGATGCCTAAAGAAGACTGTCATTGGAGTTCATCTGGTTTAGAACTTATATCAGATGAAAATAACTCTGATATAAACCTTATTAATAGACTTGTTTCATTTTTTACTGTGTGTAATATTAAGGGTATGAAAGATGGTATTATTAAAAAAATAGTTGAAGGAAGGGGAATAAAGGATGAGAATGAGTTTTTTTGTATTACAAAGGATGATGTTTTATCAGTAGATGGATTTAAGGATAAAAGTTCCGAGAATGTTATAAGTTGTATAAACGAATTAAAGGGTAAAATATGCGTTCAAGATATAATGGTTGCATGTGGTATATTTCAGGGTTTTGGAGAGAAGAAAATACACAAGATTATTTCAGAAGTTGGGGACGTATTGCCATATTGTGTAAACGATAAAATTGTAGATAAAAAAGACCTTATTTCTAAAATTTTAAGAATTGGAGGGTTTAATACGACTGCTGAAAAATTTGTTAATCATCTTGATGAATTTAAAGAATATTATAATAGGGTAAAGAGTGCTTTTGGTGCGCCAAAATCTATAGTTATACCAAAGGTTGAAATTACAGGTAAAATTTATTGTTTTAGTGGATTTAGAGACGCTAAACTAAAGGTTAAATTAATGGATGAGGGAAACTTTGTTGTTGATACTTTAACAAAAGAAGTAAATATCCTTGTTGTAAAAGATATAAATGATACTTCTTCGAAGATTGAAAAAGCAAGAAAATATGGTATAGAGATAGTAGAACTTAAAAAGTTAATATAAACTATTTAAAAAATATTTTCATAGTAGTAAAAAAGATGGATAATGATGTTAAGAATGTTATGCTGAACTTGTATCCTAAAAGAAAATTTCCAGTTCCCTCTGATCCTGAAATGGATGATGAACCTGAAAGACAAGAATTTGTCCATCCGGTTATGCTTAAGAATAAAAGTTTAGGTGAAAATATGGGTAAAAAATGGTTTTTCTCGGCTATAATAGCTGGTATAAGTATCTTTTTATTTAGTTCATTTTTCCTGGATGCTATAGATGATATATGTATGAGAAGGGATACAACCGTGTTTAATGCAAGTGGAGATCCAAAGATAGGTCTTATTATCGTGATTTTTACGATAATACTCCTTATAACAAGAACCTTTTTTAGTTTAATTTAATTGATTTAAAGAAAAAATTTTATTATTTATAATTATACTAACTAGAATGAGCTCACAAAACCTTAATTTACTCCCTTCTATCGAACGCCTTGTTAAAGACTATGTTAAAGGTGTTTATGGTGTTGAATTGGATACCTTGGTTTCTTGTTTTAAAGAACAGGTTCACGGTAGACCAATTCAAGAAATTAAAGAGGAATTTGAACAACTTGATGCTAAGAAAGAGGCTAGATTTAAAGAATTAGATAAAAAGCGCGAAGAAAGAGAAAAAGACCCTGAAAACATCCTTACAAATGGTTTTTTAACTTCCTTAATAGCAAAAAGTCAACAAAAGAAAGTTTCATCTAAAGACAAGGCAAAATGTATTCACCCTATTGCAAAGGGTGAAAAGAAGGGTCAACCTTGCGGAACAAGTGTATCAGAAGAAAGTAAGAGTGGAAAGTACTGTAAAAAACACTTGGCGCAAGAAGGTAAAGATGAGCCTGTTGAAAAAAAGACAGTTTCAAAAAAGACTGCAACAGAACAACAACCGTTAAATAAGTTTACAAAGGATGAACTTAAGGAGAAAATCGAGAAAAGAACAACTGAGATTGAAGTAAGACGAAATAAATTTGGAAATTGGGAACATCAAGGTAGTGGAATACTTATTGATAGGGATACTAGAAAGGCATATGGAAAACAACAAAGTAATGGTTCTGTCGTGCCTTTAACATCTGAAGATATTGAGTTATGCAAAACAATTGGATTCAAGTATATTTTACCTGATAATATCTCTTCAAATGATAATGAGGATATGGAGGAAGAAGACGATGAAGACGAGGACTTAGATATTGATGATGATATTGACGATGAAGATATGGAATGAATATCAAGTATAATATCGGGTATTGGAACCGTAAAGTTTACGGGGAGTGCCATCGCTAAACCTACCAATTTTTATAGAAGTATCAGGCTCGAAGAGCCTGTATTCTTATAAAAATCAGGTTGATTTAGAGATGCACCACACGATAAATAATTTTTTATAACGGGTTATAAAAAATTATTCAATTCTGACTAAGTAGTACATTGATATAGACTTTTTGTTGTCATACTTATTTTTTATTAAGAACATTTTAAGGTTGTTTCTATTTGATGAAAAGTGTGTAAATTTAAATCCTCTTTTTATTTTTTCTCTGCTTATCTTCTCATATGATTTTGATATGTTAAGTCCTGTCTCTTCTTCAAACTCACGAATACCACATTTTTCAAAATCTCTAAGGTCTTGTTCTTCCATTCCTCCACCTGGTATTGTTATTCTTGGTTCAGGATACTTATCTTCATATAAACCTTCACCTTTTGGTTCAATGTTAAATAGCAATAGTTCATCTGTGTCTTCTCTCTTGAAGAAGTCCTTAAACTTGCTTATTGGTTTTTGAACGTGCTTAACGCTAAGTTTATGTATGTCTTTTATGTAACTTAAATTTCTATCTTGCTTTATACTTGTTACAAAAGCACAAGTTTCGTCCAAAAAATCAGTTACATTTAAGAGGGGAATTCCTAGCAGAGCGCAAGTTTCTTTAGTAGGAGTTCCATCATAGTCTTTTTTTATAAAGTATATACCACAGTCTAACTTCATAGCGCCATTTTCTTTCATAAAGCTTGATACTGGCATAATAGCCAGTATATATGATCCTTTTCTAACATCATAAAACTCTTCCATTTCATCCTTTTATTATAAACAAATATTATTTTAAATTCCTAAATATTTTCTAAAAATAAATAATAAGGAGAAGATGAACTTTAACTCAAATCATATAACGCTTGATCCGATTAAGAAGGTTTATACCTTGAATCCAACTGTATCTAAGCATCAAAGAACTCCATTTATAAAAAACAAATTAAACCCTTCTTTAAATGTCATAAAACATGTAAAGGAAGAAAGTAGCTGCAACAAAACCTTGTGTTCTTAAAAGTCAATCAAACGTTGTTGTTTAGCCATGAGATAAGCAAAGTAGAGAGCAAAGAATGAAGCAATGAAATAAAGATTCATAATCATACCTTTTGGTTCAACCTTAATATATTGGTTGTCATAGAACCAGTGGTGCATAGCGCAGACAGAGACTATAAGTATAGAGACAGTATAAACGCGTGGGTCAATATCCATTTTTTTAAATATTCTTAAAGATAATATTTAAAAATTAAAAAAATTAAAAACTTAATGATGAGAGATTTCTATTTTTTCTTATGCTACTTGCGGTTGGAACCATGCCTACTGTATTGCTAGGTCTTGAGACACGGTCTTCATAACTTCCAAAATTACTCAATTTGTCGTTTTGATTAAAGGATAATTTAGCATTTCTGAAAATATCTTCATTATAACCAACGGTAGAAACCATGTTTGTTCTTGAAGCATAAAGAGGGGTATTTCTATCTAAGAAAATATCTGGTTGTTTTACCTGAATAACAATCTGAGGATTACCAGCATTTGTATTGACAACACTATAAACATAATCCTTTAATTTAACAGGGGTTCCGTCCCTTGTTAATAACTCTATTTCTTTTCCTTTTGCTGCGTTTATAGCAATGTAATTTTTATCTCTAATATTAGCGCTAATATCAATTGAATTATTTGTCTTTGGATCGTATATGGTTATAGACGAAAAATTTGTATTAAGAGTTTTAAGTAAAGTATCCTTAATAGTCTTCTCATCTGCTTTCTTTGTCCTTATAGCTTCATCTCCGACTCCAATATACTGCAATCCAGCATTTGTTTGATAAATACCTTCTAAGTTTTCAGTAATATTACTTTTAACCTTATTAAAGTCAACAGTAGGACCAAATTCAAGAGGTAGATTTGGATTTGTTCTCATAATTCCAGCTGTAACATCCTCGTGAATTATACCTTTAATTTGATCACGATCAACAGCGTCTCCAATAGACATAGGAAATGTATAGTCTGAACCAGGATTAGTATGTGCGGAATAATTTTGATGAATATGAGGAGCACTTATAGCCACTAAAGTTTCTAATGGCATCATTGGGGGACGAACAACTTCTAATTTATAAGGACTTTTAACACCTTGTCCTTGACCCATATCAACTTGAACCATAGGATTTCTACCTCTTGCAAAGACTTGAATACCCTCGTTGACACGAGTAGGATCTCCATAATCATTATCAGGTCTTGCCATATACATAACATCTGATATATTAACAGTTTCTTTTCTTCTTGTAAAAATAGACTTTGGAGGGTCTTTATAAATATGAGGTACTTCATAAGCTACTAAATTAACTCCTGCCCTTTCTTTTTTTGGATATTGAATAGACATTCTCTTTACTTTAAAAAAAGATAATTTTTAATTTTTAATTACACTGATATTAAACTTTAAGAATACAAAAGTGCTTAACAAAATGAACAAGACTGAGCTTATCAACCTTTTCAATAAGAACTTTAATGACTTTTTAGATATACTTATTGATAAGTTTCCGAAAGAACAGGATTTTATTCTTATAAGCATCCTTCTAAAAACACAAAGGCTTTCATACGTTGATTTAATCCATAATTTTTCAACTATTCTAACTCCTAATAAACAGCTTATATTAAACAAGTCAAGCGAGTTCTTTATACATAAAACATCAAACATGTTTTATGGTATAAATCAGCACATCAATTCTTCAAATTCTTTTAAAAGAATATGGAATCATTTACAGACTGAAGAAAGAGATATGCTTTGGAAATGGTTCAAATTATTTCTAAATATCTGTTTAGAGTATGAAAAATGATTCTAAAAATTATAGTAACCTAAAGCTTCCTGAACAGATGGTTGTCTTTTACCTAAGCTCGAATTAACGATATTATGAAGGTCAACGCTGCATCTAAAAAGTGCAAATCTATCACTACCACAATTATCGATGTCAATTAAGGCTAAATTATCAATAAGATGTTGCTTACACTTAGGGCAAGGCAGAATGTATTGAAGACAACTGAGCATTGCCTTATAGTTTTCAAAAATATCATATATGTCGCCACTTCCATATAAGGCAGAAACATGAATAATAAACCATAAACTATTACCCCAATCCTCTTTAGATAATCTATCAGGTTCATATGATGCTTTAAATTCATTGAAAGAAGGAACTTTAACATAATTTCCATACTTGTTTAACAATGCTATATAGTAAGCTTGCATTAAGTAAACCCATATAAATGCTGTAAAGTTTGACTGTAAACAGAAATCTAAAAATTCAAACTGGTTCGAGGAATATTTTACGACTTCAGCTATATTAGGGTAAATTTTAAAAAAGTTTTGTAAATCAGGGTTAGTTAAAAGCATATTTTTTACGTTAGAATTCATATACGCATATTCCGTAAATCTCATTTTAATGTACTTATTAGGCATGAGGTTTATAACATTCTGAAAAAAACATTTTATACTCATGACCTGCATTTCATCTTCTGTATTATAGGTTCTACTTAATATAAACATAGACCTTAAATAGGTCCATAACCACTTGTCAACTTTATCTATAGGCAATTCTAATGTCATTCTTCTTTTTAATTATATAAAAATAAATTTTTATATACTAATTTTCATTATTTTCTTCGCAATCTTCTGTATTCAAAAATCGTTGAACATATCTCTCGTCTAATTTAGGGAACACATCATACTTTTTTAAAACTTCTAAATTGAATGTTTCTCCCTTTACTTTATTCTCAATTTTCTTCCATCTTAAACCGTTCTTCTTACAAAGCGCAATATCACTTTCATCTAATGGAAGCCATTCACCTTTATTTCCTTCTTTTGCAACTATGTATTTCTCTGTACTACTCTTAAAAATTAACCCTGTATTACCATACACAAAATTGTTGTATAAATTTTTTCTTATAATATAAACTTCATCTTCTTCGTAAGGTTCTTCTTCATTAACAGTATTTGTAGTAGTAATTGTAGCTTTAGTTTTTGAATGCATTTTGCAGGCTCTTTCTCCGCTCTTAAATGTTTTACCACATTCTTCCCCTTTTCTTGTTCCTGACTTTATAATGGTTTTACAGACATTCATATTATCTACTTTACATTTACCTAAAGAAACCCTTAAATTATTTTGTAATAAAAGATTTAAAACATCTTTGTCTGATTGAACTATATCATTCTCTACAAGATAAGAAAAGAACTTATTACAAGCTTCGGAATACTTGATTATTAAATCCATTTTTGATGCTTTAACTTTAATATTTTTTATCATAAATCAATTTAATTTCTACAACTATATATAAAAAATGACCTCAATACATGGAACTGATTCTTCGTATTACAGCATAGCTGATGAACACCTTTATTTAAATCTTACCGATGATAAGGTTGGAAATGCTTACTACTCTGATATTATGAACATAGGAGGCTCTGATGAAGATATAACTACTTATACTGAAAAATACAACAGTAAATGGAATCCCAGTATATTTAAAGCCGTAGAAAACTATGATAAAGATTGTAAAAGTAGTCTTTATACTTCTATAACAAAGGCTGAAAGAAGCTCAAGCATTTACTCTATCATGAAGTCTATTCCTACCTTAAAAGAATGTTCTAAATTAGTAGATGAATCATATTTTTATAATACCTTGAAAGACAATAATGGTATTCATAAATATACTTTTTTTGCTTTTGAAGATCCTGGTATGGAAGTTGCTAATTCATTTTTAAGTAATTATAGGTATGAAACTTATGCCATAAGAGAGCTTCTTAAAGCAAATACTCTATTTTTCCCTCTTAATCCCTCTCAAATTGTTAAAAGAAAATTAAAGCTTAAAACACTCTCTGACAATAATTTCATCTTTGCAGATGGTCGTGGTAAACAACTTGTAATTTATATACCTGATACTACCCTTAATAATTATAATATGCCAAAACAAGATATTGTTTTACCTGTTAAAGGCTATGTAGAAACAGACAACGGATGGCTTTATATCCTTGAAGCTCCAATTATTCCACAAATTATTGTTTAATCATTTATACATTCTTTATTTAAAATGTATAAATATATCCTTATTTTTCTATTATGGGTTTTGAATCTTGAATTAAGTGTTGGAAATGTTCTATTAAGACCAAACAGTGATGGTGATATTGTTTTTAGACTAAATAATATTTTACCCTTTATGAAAGCTTCATTTACTTATTCTTATTTTTGGAATATGAGTATGTGGGATATAAATATTTTTACATTTTTTGGGTTATGTTTAGCTTATATTTATCTTATTGAGGAGTTTCTTCAGTTGTAGTAGTTTCTGGAACTTCTTCTACTGTAGTCATATTAGCAAGCATATCTGCTAAGTTAGTTGAAGGATTATCTCCTCCTCCACTTAACATAGAAGTAACCATACCCCCTAAAGAACTTGCAAGATCACCTTCTCCATTCATAAAAGACCCAGGGTCTTTCATAAGACCACCTAACATTCCAGCTAAATCTCCACCACTCATAAGACCTCCAACCATATTCATCATATTAACCTTTGCATCTTCATCCATACCGCCTATTAAGCTTGAAGCAATACCAGCTAAGTCGCCTGCTCCTTCTCCACTCAAGAAAGACCCAGGGTCTTTCATAAGACCTCCAACCATATTCATCATATTAACCTTTGTATCTTCATCCATATTACCCATTAAACCAGATGCCATATTCATAAGAGAGCTTGGGTCTTTTAAGAGAGAACTTGGGTCTTTCATTAAGGTATCTAAAACATTTGGAATTTGAGAAGCTTCTTCAGTCTGTGATGCTGTACCAATTTCACTAGCAGTTGTTTTCATCTTTTCTTGAAGGGAAGAAATCAGTTTTCCGACGTTCAATTTTCCATCTTTTAATTCTTTAGTCATATCTGATAAAGCACCGCTTTGTAATAAACTCATAGCAGCAGCCATTGGGTCTTCAACTCCATTCGTATCTTTAAACAGTTCATCAATCTTTGAAACATACTTGTCTAAAAATTTACTTTCTTTATCTTCTTTTAAAGCTTCAATCATAGTATTATCTTCAAGCAATAAAGCAGAGATAAGTTGAAGATGTTTAAAAATAACTTCAACTGAGTCTTTATTTTCTTTTAAGAGTTGTTTAAGGTTAATATAAACCTTTTCACTGAACGCAATATTTTCGTCTTTTAAAAGCTTGATATCCATATTTAAGACAGCTTCTCTGTTATTTTCTAAAAACTTTTTAAAGACTTCATTTTGCTTGGAAATTGCTTTTTTATTACTTAAAGGTGTTTTCTCCTTCAAAAATATATAATATAAACCTAAATTTTTATGTTTGTTTCCAAAGTTTCGGTTAAGCTCATTAACAAAAGCTAAAATTTTACTAAATGGTTTAGTTACGTCCATATTTTTTATATTTACTTATTATTCTTTTAAACTTTAAAGCATAAAATTATTATAATAAAAATGAATCAACCAACTTTTAAATCATTTGAAAAGGCTTCTATGCTCCCTGAAAGTGTTCTTCCTTCAAATCAAAAAAGTCCATATAACATAACCTATAATATCAATAAAGAAGAAACTAACGTTTATCCTCTCTGTGTATCAAGAACACCTCAAAACTTTGGAAAACATGTTTACATTATCTATTCTGATGATATTTCAACCATAAATAGATGTATGACTTATCTTCAACATCTTACAAAAATTCCATTTATTGAAAGCTCTTTGGATACTCTAAAACCATTTGATGAAAAGGATTACAAAAAAGAAAATATATATACATTTAACCTTCTAAAAAATGATATTAAAATTAACAATAATCCAGCTATTTTAAGCCATATGATTACTAAAATTATAAACAATAGTAATGGGGTTATTGTTATAGCTAATTCATTTAAAGACGTTCCAAAAGTAATTACGACTATGTCTCACCTCATTTTTATAGATAAAAATATTAAAGATGTAGAACAGTTAGTCCTATATAGTTCAGGCATTAAAATCACAAATTATAATTATGACTTTGAAAAGATACTGTGTATTAATAAGACTACATTATGGACAAAACTTTCTTTTTTTTAATTTTTTCTTGTACATATAGTAGTAATGACAGACCCTAAAAAAACTATTGATAGTGCTATAAGTAAAATGCTATTAAAGTATCCTGATAGAATACCAGTTATTGTTAAAAAAGGAAATAAAGAAGCTCCAGATATAGATAGGCGTAAATATCTCGTCCCAAGAGATATTACATTTTCAACATTCACTTGCATAATAAGAAAAAGGCTTAAATTAAAACCTGACCAAGCTATATTTATTATGGCAAATAATACCCTTATAAATCAAAGTGAATTAATGACATCTGTTTATAACAAATATAAGTTTAAAGATGGCTCTTTAGAACTTACTTATTCTACCGAATCAACATTTGGTTTCATGTAATTTAAACCTTATACTTAGCTTAAATTACATATTATCCAGTTCTCCAAGAATACAAGCAGTCCTTATTCATACAATTATTGAATGTAGTTGGAGGTTCATCTGCCCTTCTAAGTTGGACATTATAAAATTGTATTTTCTTCTGCTTACATTTAGGACAAGATATAAAACTATCAATAACCTCAATCTCAGTCTGTAAAGATATAACTTCTTTCTTAACACCTTCCCTATATTTATCCCATAAAATACTTTCATACGAATATTTATATTCTTTAATTTCCCCCAAAATTTCCTTTAAAGAAAGTTCATTATAAAACATATTTCTCAGTATATTCCAGCTCTGAAAATCTGAACATTTTATATTATTCATAAATATATTTACATTCTTATCGGAAGATGAAAAATTATACAATTCATTCTTTATATTTTCCCTACTATTTTCAAATGATTTAAACTTGAATTTATTGACTTGGTTTACAATCTTTTTTTTATCTATCTTGAACTCTCTCTTTCTTAAGGATTGAGTTGTATTCTTTTCATCAAAAATTTCATCTATTAAACTATTATCTTCATCTTCTTCAGGTTCTTCCTCCTCTTGATATTCTTCTGCCTCTTCATGGTCTTCAACTTCTTCTTCAGGTTCTTCCTCTTCTTGATATTCTTCAGCCTCTTCATGGTCTTCAACTTCTTCGTCTTCTTCAACCTCAGTTTCATCTTCATTATAGTCAAAAATTTCGTCATCGTCATCATCGGATGAATACATTTTTAAGTCTTTAAGTGTTAAAAAAACAAGAAATAAGTTTTTAAAAATCATTTTAAGGTTTGAATTATATTTAATTAAAATGAGTACTATTACCTCTTACATAAAAAATGCTGAAGCAAAAGGAGAAGATGTGACTTTACTTAAAGGTATAATGATGAACTATATAAAAAAGAACTATAAAGAGCTTGATAAAGGTATAAATGAGTATCAAGCCCAAAAAAATTTTTCTGAAAACGAATTTAGAAAGTTTTATATTATGGTTAATTCTATATATGAAAATCTTTATAATAATAATAAGTTTACTATCTTTAATTATAATATTGAGAGTGTCAAAGAGGCTGAAGAGCATTTTAGAAATCCTCAGTTGGTAGATGACGATAAAGCTGTAACTATAACTACAACTACTTGTAAAAGAACTGACCTTATTACAAGAACAATTGATAGTTTTTTGGAATGCGTATTAGATTATAAAAAATATGTAAAAGAATGGATCATTATAGACGATAATTCTAATGAAAAAGATAGAGCTTATATGAAAGAGAAATATCCGTTTATCCGTTTTATTTATAAAGACCAAAGCAATAAGGGTCATCCAAGAAGTATGAACATGTTTTTAGAAGAAGTAAAAACACCTTATGTTTTTAACCTAGAAGATGATTTTGAATTCTTTAGAAGAGATAATTTTTTTGAAAGAATGCATTCTGTACTAGAGCTTGATAAATCTTACGGACAATGTCTTATGAATATAAACTATACAGAAGACACAGATTCCGGTAATGCCATATGGGGTTCAACCATGCGTTCTGTTAATAAAATGAGATATTTTATCCATAACTATTATACAGGTAAAAAACTTGAAGAAGAACAAAGAAAGTTAAATGGACCCTCATGTCTTTACTGGCCTCATTTTTCTTTTAGAGTCGGTTTAACTAAAACATCCGTATTAAAAGAGATTGGAAAATATGACGAAACCGCTAAACATTTTGAGATGGAATACGCTCATAGATACGTGAGTAAAGGGTATAAAACTACATTTCTGGATGGTATATATTGTGCTCATATTGGAAGAAGAACTTATGAAAGAAATACTGAAAAGAAAAATGCTTATGATTTAAATGAAGAAGTTCAGTTTGGAGAAACCCATAGAGTCTCAGAGAAATCTAAAAATATTACAGAAATTTCAACTTTTGTTATAAACCTTAAAAGACGTCCAGATAGACTCAGAAACTTCTTTACAAAAAATAAGGATGAATTATACCCTATAACTGTATTTGAAGGAGTTGACGGTAAAACATTACTTCCATCTCATAAAGTTCAAAAAGCATTTTCTACAGGTGATTATAACTATAGAAGAGGTATTGTTGGATGTGCTATGAGTCACATAAAAATATGGAAAGAATTCATTACTAAGTTGAGCACAAATTTCTGTATTGTTTTTGAAGATGATGCTGAGTTATGTAAAGATTTTCATCATAAGGTATTATACCTTTTAGATAAACATAAAGATTTTGATATTATGTTTTTACATTATAACCCATATCCTCAGTATAATTTACCAGATTTATATTCTGATTCTCCTCCAAAAGCTGAATTTTGGAGTGTCGAAAGAAGTATGAGAGAAAATATGGGAAGTGGAGCAGGTTATATTTTGAGCAGAAATGGAGCAATTAACCTTTTAAGACATATCGAAGAGAAAGGAGTTTATAATGCAATTGACTGGGTTATGTTTAAGTCTAGTAATAAAGTTATGTATTCTAACCCTATGTTAGTTAGAGCCAATTGTTTTCAAACAACAAACGGTAGATGTGATACTGATATTCAAAACGTATTTAATTCAGTTTGTTTTAAAGATGATTTGGAATGGGATAGATATGAACTCTCATATCTCGCAAACAAGCTTATTTCATCTTATCATAACAAAGACAAAAATTCAATCTGTAATTTATTCTATAAAGGGTTTGATGAAAATGTATTAAAGTCGCTTACTTTTGACTTGAAGAATATAACTACAGTCAAAAATATAAAAGGTATGTGTATGATTATTTCAAACGAAATTCAACCTATTAGTTATTTAACAGATTATGTGTGTATCTTACCCGTAAATCTTTTACAAAAGTTAGATGAGGAAATATCTCTTTACCCTATCAAGAGATATACAACTAATAAATATATTTACTGTGTCCCTGATAAATATGCTGACTTATTATTGGATGATAAAGTATGGGAAGATAAAAAATTATTAAACACTGTTTGTCCTTTTTAACTAGGTCCTTTTTAACTTAATAACATGAACTCCATAATATTCTAAAAAATCTAATCCTGCATCATCTCTATATTCTTCGTTATAATATACTGTCTTTATACCAGACTGAAATATTAACTTTGCACATTCAATACACGGACTATGTGTTATAAAGACTGTACAACCTTCACTACTTTCATTTCCTTTTGCAAGTTTTGAAATCATATTCATTTCAGCGTGAATAACACAAGGTAATGTCTTATTATTTTCATCCTCACATACATCACTATCAGAACCATTTGGAGTTCCATTATACCCTATACTTATTATTTTATTATTTTTGACTGCGATACACCCTACTTTTAATCGTTTAGCTGTACTGCATTGACTAAATCTTATAGCAGTATCCATATAAGCTTCTAAATGCTTTTGTTTCATTTTATTAATATTATAACCTTTATTTAAGCTATAATATTAAATATCTAATACTTCATATTTAAAAATTTTAGGTTCATCATTTGGAGGGTAAATATAAACACAAGTTCTCCATTCTTTACATTCCCACCCTAGTTTTTTAAGTTCTTCAATGCACTTATCTACAAGGCTTTTTTCATACAAAATTTTTCCATCACTATTTGAAAGTTCAAATCCCCTGTTTTTTCCAGAAATAAAATCGTCAGTAAGCATAAACTCTAAAACTTCTTTTTTAAAACGAACAAGTTCTCGCTCTTCCCTAATAGTCTTAAAATTAGAGATATTAGAAGGGTTGATATAAGGAGGTATAGACTTCATTTTTAAATAAAAAATAACTCTTTAATTCTCAATTCTTCTTTCATTAGCTATTTTATCAACGCTCCATGCATATTGATTTGAAACACGTTGAATCCACTTTGCATCCACCTTTACTTTATTTATTATTTCAAGAAGCTGTTTTAAAAGGTCAGAATTAGGTCTTGTATCAATGCTTTTATCTTTTTCCCATTTATGAATCCAGTCTTTAATAGTATTGACGCAATATATACTGTCAGAAAATAGTGTGATAGTTATATACTTTCTATACTTTTGGTCTACGCTTGTATAGATCCAATTTAAACCTTCAATTATAGCTGTCATTTCCATTCTATTATTTGTCGTATTTTCTTCTTTTCCGCTAATTGTAAATTGTTGTTCATTTTTATCAAGTATAATAGAAGCCCATCCTCCTTCTGAATTACTACAACTTCCATCAGTATAAAGAGTATATTTTAACTCTCTTTTCTTCTTTCTCTCTGGGGTAATGCTAGATATAAATTCAGTCATTTTACTTTATATTTAATTCTTATAATTAGATATAAATATTCATTTAAACTTTTTATTCTTTCTTTTCTTCTACTTCTTCAATAACAACATTTTTAGATTCTTTAACAGCTTGTTTTACAATCATCATTTCTTCTTCGTCAATCATATGTTTAATAAATGTATCACTTTCTTCTGGATTACCTGCCTTTTTAACAGCCTCAATAAATCTGTCTAAATATTCTTTCTTAAAATAGGGGAATTCACCCTCCATTTCTCTAATTTCTTTTTCAGTATTTTGAATAACAACTTGAGACTTTTTCATAGTTAATTCACTCTCATTAAGTTGATGTAAATTATATGCTCTTTTGACATTAAGTAAAGTATAATATTCAATACTTGCTTTATCTTCTTCTTTATCAGTATTAATTCTCTTTTGTTCTTTATTAAGGGAAAGTTTAGATTGTCTTTCAAGCATATCTTTTTCTTCTTTTTCCCTCTTTTCAAGAAGTTCTTTCAGGTATGTTTTTACAACTTTTGAAATAACATCTTTCAAGTCTTCTTCTTTGTGTGGAGAATTATAAATTTCATTACTAGCCATTAATGGGTATTCTCTTCCTACAAATACAAATTGGTTTGTAGAATAACTGTCATAATCTCTTATTAACATTTCACACCACTTTTCAGCTTCTAAAGCTGTTTGAAAATTACCTCTTAACTTCATAACACCAAAAGAACCCTCACTATCTGGTTTTGCATCTTTAGATGGGATAAAAGAAACCAAACCAATAGTTTGACCTAAAACTTCAGGGTCTGTTCTTGTTTTTCTATCTTTCGTATATGTGGAACTCATAATTTCTTCTTTTTGAATTTCATTATTTTCTTCTGTAGATGAAGTTAAGCTTATCTTTGTAGGATTAATTTCTTCTTTTATTTCCTGGGATAAATCATCCGAAAACATATACTTAATAATCTCCATTTGTTTTGGGTCAATTCCAACCTGTTTTATCTCGTCAATGTAGTTTTTAATATAATCATTCTTATAAGAGGGAAATTTAGAGTCAATTTCTAATATTTCTTTCAAAGCATTGTCAATATTTTCTTGACACTTTGCAAGGTTATTTTTACACTTCTCAATAACATATAAATTATTAGCCTTCTTTGTCCTTAATTGTTCATATAAAGCATAGTCAGTAAGTGTTTTTTCTTTTTCTTCTTCATTTGTCTCATCTAATAGTTGTTTTTGTTTTTCAAGCATTGCTTTCTTCTCTTTTTCATCTTTCTCTTCTTTCTCTTTCATTAAGCTTGTTGTTGTATCTGTAATAATTTGTTTTGTATCAACGTCTCTAACAGAATAAGTATATACCTCATTATTTACCATCAAAGGAAATTCCTTACCAACTAAAGGCATATCAATATCACAATTTTCATCTTCTGCAAGAAGAACATCACATCTCTTATCAGCTTCAGATGTATTTGGATAATTTCCTCTTACTTTTACAACTCCAAAACAACCTCTTTTATCAGGCTTTGCACCTTTTGAAGGTTTAAAGGTTATAACACCAATGGATTGACCAACAACTGTAGAATCAATTCTGAACTTTCTTTCCCTCCCATATTTTGACATAATAAAATTAATATCAATAAGGTCTTTTTTAGCTAAGGAAACCTCTTCATCTTTTAAAGGAACTCTTGCTCCATTTGAGGAAGGAAGCTCTAATATGCATTTTGGAACTTTGTTACATCTTTGAGTAGAAAGATGTTCAGCATTTCCAGGTCTAAAAGGAGTATCTGATTTAATAATTGCCTTTTCCATTTTTACTATATAGGTTAAGTTTTATTTAAATAGACATTTCCGTCATTTCTATCGTGTGATGACACTCCACATAAATGGGCAAAATCTTCGTCTTTATTATAGGTGTGTTTGACCGTGATAGTTTTCGTTTTATGTTTCGCGGTCTTTAGACGGTAATAATACCAACAATATTTTAAGAGGTAGTATGTTTGATTTATAAGATAGGGACCTATAAGGTTATATTCTCCCATAGTAATGAGACTATTGAGTAGTATGTATAACATTTATATAATAAATATAAACATAACATTTTTAATTTATTATATATTAAAGAGTTTTTATTTATCAAAAAATGGCTACAGCTACTGAAATTAGGTCTAACATGAAAGAGCTTAAAGATATTAATACTGAGATTAAGCGATTAAACTTTCTATTGAAAGGATATAGAGAAAGGAAGAAGGAACTTGAAGATAAAATTATGGAGTATCTTGAAAGGACAGGACAGCCTGGAATTAAATATGAAGATCTTATAGTTCTTTCGGGTGAAAGAAAGGCAAGAGAAAGAAAAAAGAAAGAGGAAAAAGAATATGATGTTTTAACTTTATTAGAGCAGAATGGAGTCAGAAATTCAAGAGTATTGTATAATGATATAATAGAAGCTATGAAAGGCGAGGAAAAAGTAGTGTCTTCTCTCAAAATAAAAGAATATCATAATTAAAATTTAAATATTTACAGGTTGTTTAGAAAAGATGTCTTCTACATATAAAATTAGAAATGTTGCTAAGCAAAAGCTTAGGGGTTATCATGTTAAGAATGAAGCTACAAGAGCTAATGATGAATATATCAAGGAACAAGGTATTGAAGTTTCAAATAAATTTGACGCTCTAGCTATACCTGCAACTGGTATGATGAGTGTCGATCCTGTATTAACACGTGTTTCTAAAAAAGATGTTTTAGCAGGTAAGAAAAAGACTATGATTATGTCTATTAACGATCTTGCAGATGAAGAAGCTAAAGGAGAACAACCTCAAAGTTCTTTCCGTCAATATACCGGCAAACCTGTAAATATTCAAAATAAAGGACCAAAATATGAAATGAAAATCACCCTCTTTAATAGAGGTTTTGAAAGAGATATGATGTAAGTTTTTACAATCTAAATTAATATTGTAAAAATTAAATTATAACATAGACCTTGCCTTAACCATAATTTGTTCTCTAGTAATTTTATTATGTTCAATTTCCTTTTCTTGTTTAACTTGGTCTTCAGGATAAAATTGACCTATATTTTCACTATCAATAACTGTAAGAGTAGTAAATCCAATACCTTCTCCCATTTGTTTTTTATTCTTTAACTCAGTCTCTTTTTTCAAATATTTTACCAAATTATTCATATCAGTATCATCATTCTCTGCCATTAATGCCTTAATACAAGCCTCTTTTCCTTCTTTATATTGTTGTACTTGATATGCAACTACTCCTAGCATGTGATATCTCTTATAAAAATAGCATCTTCTGTCAACGAACAAAATCTGATTTAATGGGAATATCAACTTACAAGCCATACTTGCAAAAGTATATGCCATCATATAGTCTGGCTTATCCTCTCCAAAATGATTATGCTTTAAATAATACTCTGCAATTTTAACTAAAGGTTCGGCTCTTTGAGAGTGAGAATATGCTCTCAAATACCAATTTATACTTTCTTCCCAAGGATGGCCTAAAAATTGAGATAATTCTCCAAGTCTAAAATAAGACTGATAAATTTCTTCCATAAAACCATCTTCATCTTCGTTGATTCTAAGTAAATAGAATTTGTATGCGTCTTGAACATTACCTAAACAACCACATGTCTGAGCTAAGTAAAATAAAGTTCTTGGGTCTCTTGGTTCCCTTAAATACTCTGCATATAACATCTCTTTATCTCTTGTAAAACGTTTAAAAGACTTATCATCATCTACAGTTCTATCTTGAAATAAAACAATATGTTCTAGTCTTTCAACCGATTTACCTACTTTAAGTTCTTTTCGGTTTAATCCCTCTTGAATAATATATTCATGAACAACACCTTTATATCTCCATTTACAGTGTGACTTACACATACGAACATTAAAATAAGAATCCATGTTATTACCTGTCCACCATTGTTGTTTTAAGTAAAACCCGGTTGCAGTACCCTTATAAGTTGTTACAAATTCCATAAGTTCTTCTTGATTTCTTAATTCATCGTTACAATCGAGCTGAAGTAAGTATCTTTGTTTTTTAAGAACTTCATCAGCGTAATCTAAAAGCACATTTCTGCTGACACAGAAATTAACAAAAGGTTCTTCCTTTAAGAAGAGATTAATATTGTTTTCTTTACAATATTCTTTACAAATATCAATAGTAGAATCAGTCGAACCTGTATCTAAAATAACAAAAGTATCAGTATAATCTTTTACCGAGTCGAAAGACACTCTAATTCTTCTTTCTTCATTTTTAACCATCATAACAAGCGCTATTAATGTTTTATCATTTTTTACATTTGTTTTCTTTTCAGTGTTTGTTGGAGGCATTAATTTACTATATAAAACAACAAGTTCATTATGAATACGTTCTGCTTCTGAGCCTGGATATACCTTTTTATCTCTAAGAGTATTGAACTTTAATTTAAGCTTAGAAATAGATGTTTTAATAGATGATAATTCAGTTTCTGTTAAGTGTGGAAAATTATCATTTTGTTCCCTTAATACAGGAGCATTTGATGTTACTCCTGAAGACGGGAGCATTTGTTTAATTGATTTTTTTTTATTAGATTTACTCATTTTACATAATAGAAAAGTATTCTTTAAATATGAAAGAAAAATCTAAGAGACAAAAGGAAATTATTTACCCTTTATTGCAAGAATGTTCCTCTATTCAAGATGATGATTTTTGGAAAAGTTTATTCTGCGATTTAAGTAGGGGAAAATGCCCTAAAGGTATATTGATTTATAATGGGATAATATCATCTACAAACAAACGAAATGGATTTACTTATAATATTAACGATAAAATTGACCCTGTAGAAACTTCAGAAGAACTTATTAACATATTAAAAACAAACGCTTGTATTTATTCTTCAAACGATATACAAACTAAAGAAGTTTCTATCCAAGATTTTAAGACTGAATATGAAGCATTAAAAAATACTGATAGTTGGAAGAAAATACCAACAAGAAAAATGAAAGAAAACCTTATTTTAAACTATGTTTTTAAGATTAAAAAGCAATATAAACTCAAGAACAAAGCCACAAAAGGATTGTATGAGAATATCAAAGGTGCTTTATTTGATTATAAATCTCATAAGTCGGAAGACGTCATAATGAAAAATGGTGAGATATATAAGATATTAGACTTTGAGTATGATAATGAGTATAAGAATATATATAATGCTAGAGTAGAAAAGTATGAGGAGAAAATAAAGGAGAATAATAAAAAAGATATTCTCGGGTCTAAGTGGGAGAAATACATAACAAATGTAATTAGAAGCGTAATTAAAGAAGAAATTTAATTGATTTTTAAAAAAAGTTTAACATTTTAATATATACCTTAAAATGAGCATCTCTATTGTTAATTACAGTGAAAAGGCAATTGCCGTCTTTGGTAATACTAAAGATATCAAAGACCATTTATCTGCATTAGGAGGTAAATTCAACCCTTCTTTAAAACAAAATGATGAAAGAGTTCCTGGGTGGGTTTTCCCTACATCTAAAAAAGAAGAAGTAAGAAAAATTATTACAGCATTCAGTCAAGGAACACTTGGAGAACCTCCTAAGAAAGTAGAAAAACCTTCATCAGCTTCTTCTGTAACCGAAAATTTTACAATCTCAAAAGAAATGTTTTTGTCTCTTGTTTCAAGAATAGAAAAACTTGAAGCAGAACTTGAAATTTCTAAAAAAACAATCGAAAAACTAGCACCTTCATCTCATCCTGTAGATAAGGTGAAATTAAAATTTTCCTCAAATGAAGAATTGTACGATGAAGAAGAACCTAAGGTTTATAAAAGTTTATTTAAGTCTAAATCATCTTAAAAGTAACTGAACATGATAACTTAAACATTGGGTTATAGTATCACTCAAATCATCCTTCTTACTCTTATTATCACTAAAAATATATTTTAAGGTCGATACATCTTCTCTTTCAGTTAGTATCTCTTCCGCTTTATTTGTACTCCATTTTTTACGGAAAGATTTATCAACCTTATATGCCTTTCCATTCTCATCTTCTTTCTTTAAAGGAGCACCTAATATTCTTGTTTTATTTTTAGAAGGGTAAAGTATAACCTTTTTAAAAGTACGAAAATTTATTAAAAACCAACTATAAATATGATGCATTAAAACTGTAGCCATCGGGTTCTTTCCAAGCTGTTTTTCTATGATTATAACATTTACATCTCTAAATATGTCTTTAGCGTTTAAATCGTCAAAAAAATCTATAAGGTTAATTAAAGCCTTACCACTAAAGTAATCTTTACGGTCTCCTAGTTCTTTTTTCTCAATAAACATACACTGACCGCACCTCGCAACATCCATAACATATTTTTTCATTTCTTCATGAGCCTCTCCATACTTGTTATACCTTTGCTTTGGCTTTTGAAGTTCTTTTGCAGCATTACTATTAAAATATTCTTTATAGATACTTAGAGTCTTGAGACCAACGTCTATACTAATTATACTTATCATCGGTTTATTATATACTGAATATATAATTAAATCTCTTTTTATATTTTATCTCTTAAATAGCATAAATTCATTTTAAAAAAACTAAATAAGCTTAAATAAGACGAACAATATAGAGTAAATATGAACGGAGATTATGAATCAAAATCAAATAAAGGATTTTTATTCCAGGCTAAAACCGATGAAGCATTTGTAATTAAAATTTTAGGAGAACTCTTAGCTCAAAGGCTAAAATTTGCTCCTTTTAAAGTAACTCCAGACGGTATTTTTCTACTTAAAATGGACCCGAAAAAACAACAGCTTATCGAAATTGCTCTTGAAAAAACCAACTTCAGTCCATACAAGTGTTCTAAACCTATTAATTTCAGTGTTAATACAACCTATTTCTATAAAATGCTTAAATGTATTAAAAAGAAAGATGGACTAAGACTATTTATCCACGAAGATGACCCTCATAATCTTGGAATCTGTATAGAACAAAAAGGAGAAGGTAATAAGGTCAATACATTCTTGAAAATAACTATGACTCATCCAGAAGACATACAAAAACCTGAAGGATATGACCCTCCTATTATCATTCAAAGCAAACAATTCCAAAAGATGAAAAACCTACATAGTATCTCAGAAACTATGACCATCACAAGTAAGCTGAACTATATAAAGTTCTTTTGTGATGGTGGAGAACTCTACTCTAGGGAGCTTGTAATTGGGGAAGAAAACGACGAAGATAATGCTCATATTAAGAATGTTTATAAACAAACATTCAACACTCAACATATTACCGGATTAGCTAAATGCGCAGGTCAATCGTATAACGTGCAAGTATTTGTACACGAAGACCTTGGATTAAAAATAAAAATGAAAGCTGGTTCTCTAGGAGAAATTACAGTATATATCAAAAGCAAAGAACTTATTCAAGACGAAGAAGAAGAGAGGATAGTTCAAGATGGAGAAATATCAGATTTAGCAAAGAACATACAACTAAGAGATGAAGATTCAGAAGATGATGAAAATAAAAAACAAAAAGTTCCAGTTAAAAAACAGACTAAAAAAACAAAATAACTTTTTTTATTAATATTTTATATTAATAAAAAAAATATACTTAAGTTAAACCGAAAGAATCCTCTTAAAAACTTTCTCCTGCATAATCATAATCTATAGTATATGCCAAAGTCTCATATGGATGTTCGTATTTCCAATCTCTTCCACAAGGATAAGTAGCATCATCTATACCACTTGGATTTTTATTCTTGAACTGGGCAAGAGTTAAACACCCTTCTTTACTCTTATAAACTACTCCATTAACATCAGGATTACTTCTAGCTAAAGGATAGTCTTTTAAATGGGAATGTTTTTGAAAACCATTTACCTTCATCCATTCTTCAATTTCTTCTGGATAAAGACGTTCAAAAACATGTATTTTTTCGTGTATCATTATCCTTGTTAATTCAGGGTGACTTATCACTTCATCTGTTATAAAAATTATGTTCTCTCTTGTATGCGGGTATCCTGCCTCATACCATTTACCGTGAGTCTTACTTAAAACCCAATCCATATTAGCTATTTTTTTAGAGTTGATTTGAGGTATATTTGTATAGTTATATAAAAATTTATCTGCTTTTGCACATGCCTTTATAAGACGTTTCTTTTCTTCATTTGTAAAGTCTCTTGCATCACTTACTATCTTATTTATATAATCTTGTTTTGAAGTTGATTTTAAAGCTATTATATCAAGGTCTGATAAGTCTCCAACATAATTATCTCTATCATCAATAAAATATTTTATAGTCTCTTCTCTGCTCATAAAATACGGCTTATTAAACCCAAAAGTTTCAGTCTTATTTAACCATAATAAAAATATTAATATTACAACTAAAAGTAATAACCTATTCATTTTATTTAAATTAAAATAAAATATTTTAATATAAATAAATGCGTCGTTCTCGTTCCTCTAAAAGACGTTCTCCTAGAAGACGTTCCCTTAGAAAACGTTCTCCTATGATGGCTTTGCATATGAGATATGCTCCTCCTAAAATGGAAATATCTTCATCTGATTTACTTATGCTTCCATCTCAAGGTATATTGGGTTCTCTTAAAAATGTCGCAGCAAAAGCTCAATCTGGTTATAATAAAGCTTTAGAAACAAAACAAAAAGCTGAATCTGTAGCTAAAAAAGCCCTTGAAAAAGGACAACAACTTCAAGCTCAAGCAACTGCTCTTGCTGAAAAAGCTGAAAAAACAGGTAAGCAACTCCAACAAAAAGCAGAACAAATTCAACAACAAGCTGACCAAGCTAAACAACAATATGAACAAGCTAAAGCTTCCGTTCAATCCATAGGTCAAACTTTAATTACTCCTCCTCCTTCATCTACTCCTACAGAAGTTGCTAAAGAAGTTGTAAAAGCAACAGCTCCTATGCAGGCTCTTAGAAGACGCTTCTAAATAATTTTTAATTAATTATATAATTAATTAATTAAAAATTAAGGGTCGATACACCTCTATAATTTTACTCATCATCACTTTCTTCTTCATCACTTTCTTCCCCAAAAAACTCATTAATAAGGTCAACAGCTCCGTCACGATCTTCCATTCTATTCATAATATTTATATCATCAAGTATATCTTCAGTTATAAGAATAATAACTTCTTTTGGACTCATTTCTCCTCTTCTTCTAGAAGGTTGTGCTACATAACTACCCATATAATCATTTCTATCATATACTTCAAAAATACCTCGGCAAAGTTCAAAATAAGATTTTTGTAATGACCTTACAATAACATTGAAAATTAAGTTAAAATTATGCTCTATCATCAAGTTTAAACAATCTTTTGTTATTACTTTTTGAGCTTGTACTCCGCTTGTATATGTCTCATTAAGATTATCAGCAATAAGCTCATAGAAAGACTCTCCCATTAGCTCATTAAATATATCTTGAAAATATTGTCTATTGATTAAGTCTGTTTGTTCTTTCATTCTTGAAAAAAATTCTGTTAATACATTTTCACTCACCCAGTCACTTTCTCTTTCATTTCTATCAGTTATAAGTTCTAATGCCAGTTCATAATTTCTTGCAATTAATGCATCAATTATAGGTATCTCTTCAACATCTTCTTCTCTTTCAAATTCTCCTGGATAATGTTCATCAAACCATTCTCTAATTAAGTCTGAAACATCAGATGTATTATTCCAGTTATGAATTTCCTCTAAAACATCATTCAAGAAACCTTTAAGAACTGTATTGCCATCTGTCTCATTATGTATCTCTGCAACAGGTTCATTTCTCTCTGTAAATCCATTGTATGATTGAAAAATAAAAGTAATAACTTCATTCTCAGTAGAAGGTGTAATTCTATCATAACTTTTAAGGATATGAACAAGAATATAATACATTCCTATAGAATCTTCCTTAATAATATGCAATAAGATAAGCTTAGCTATACCCTTCTTTGTAGTAGAAGTTCTAAACATTTGTACCATAGAATTAGATATAAATTCATTCATATCATTTTGATAATTAATAATATTATCGTGGTATGTCAATAAAAATAATTTAAGTAGATTATCTAAATATCTTCTTCTATCAAGGCTTAATATACCATTTAATATTTCTCTTATAACATCAGGGGTGACCCAAGTATTATTTCCTTCTTCATCTATCTTTTCTTCTGTCATTTGAATAGCAACTTCTATATCATCATTTTGAATATGTTCTATTATATTTTCTATTACATCATTCTCAGCTTCTTCACCTTCATCTTCTTCCTCATCATCACTTCCAAAATCTAATCTTCTATTTACTGGAGCTTCAATACTTTCAAGAGGAATACTATAATATGCAGATGCTTCTTCTGCTGTCATTCCTATTCTCTCAAGTAGTTGGTTTATGCCCAACCCATAAACATCTGCAATCTCTTCAAAAGTTCTCCCCATCTGAGTTCCATTAAATATAGCTCTTCTCATAGTGTCTCTAGATGATGTAGCTGCATCTCTAACAGGGACTGGAACCTCATTTAAATCAAATACAGTATGACATAAAGGGCATTCTGCTCTATCTTTACCTTTAGTTACAGCTGTTTTTATAAGACAGCTTTTATGGACTAAATGACCACAGCTTAATTTACCTTGTTCTTCTTCAGGATTTGTAACTGTCTCCACTAGTCTAACACCATTTTCATCTTCATTCATCATACAAATAGGACATTCAATTTCTTCCTCTTCTTCGTCGCTGCTACTTTCATCTTCTTCATCTTCTATTAGTTTTGCCTTCTTATATTCGTTGTAATAAAACTTTTTAACTCCAGTGCTTCTTTCACCCATATCTTCAATACATCCTCTATTATCGCTTAAACAGGTTGGATAATGAGATTTTAATTGACACAATTTAATCATTTCATCAAAGCCACAATCACCTCCTACACATCCCTCTCTTTTTAATTCTTCAAAATGAGCTTCTAAATCTTCTCTTTTTACTCCAAGAGGATTATCTCTACATTCAGTATAAAAAGGCCCTAAGATAAGTCTTCTAATTGCGTCTATTTTTTTATTAGTTGCAGCCATTTATAAATAACTAATAAAAAATAAAAAATTATCGTGTAACTTCTAAGACAAGTTGGACTTGAGTTCCTGGATCACTTTCTATAGGGAATCCGTAACCTTGAAAATATGTGAATTGATTATATGGCTCAAATTGAAGAACTTGACCTGTCGGAAGGGTAATCCTAACATGAAGAGTATCATTCTCTTTAAAAGCTAAATTTTGTGTCATATAACTTCCCTGTAAAGTAAGCCAAGATGTATTAGGGTTGAAAGTAACGGGAACTTGAAATAATGCCTTTTTAGCAGCTGGAGCGTTACTTATAATAGGATTGCTGTAAGTATTACCTCTTTCACTGTAAATTTCAACATAAACATGAGAATAATTCTGCAGAGTACCGTAACCATTCAAAATATTTCTATTTGGGACGATTAAACTGATAAGTCTAACATTTTCACAAGTTGCATTGCCAAGTGTATTACTTCCCTGATAATTTAAAGGAACAACATTATCTCTTGTAAATCTTAAAATTTCATATGTTGTTCCAGCTGTAACTAAAGATGAAAAAATACCTGATACAGTAGCTATTTTAGTGGTTCCATCATATGCAGTAATACGTTTCCATTGATATGATGTAGGAGGAGAACCTCCAGGTAAAAATACGAATGTATTAACATAAAAATTATCAGTAGAAGAAGAACCTGCTCCAAGGTAGATTTTATTTAAAGCTGTTGCATTGTTTGATGTTGTGGATCTTTCAGCTGGTAATTCTTTTCTTATAGAATATAAAGTTAATGCTAAAGGAGCGACACTAAAACCTATATCTACAGTTGCTATTTGAGAAGTATTATCATAACCTATAATTTTTCTGAATTCACCATTAATTTCAAGATAACTGTCTCTATAAAAATTAAGAATATTTGAAGATGTTACAGATAAGGTAATTTGAGTTGTGGTTGAACCTCCAGACAATTGATTTGATTCATATGGAAATGCTAAAATAATAGGGTCTTTAGCAGTTGCAGGTCCATTTAAGGTATAAGCGTTGGTTTCAACAACAAAATCTCCTATATTTGGATAGGTTAATCTATCTCTATAACCACTATCAATATGGATATATCTTTTCATTTTTAATATATTAGCAGGATATTATTTTAAATTTAAGTTAAAAGTTTGAAGTTAAAATATTAAAAGTATGACAACAAGTATTGATGACGCATTGTTTTCGTCTTTTGAAAATATAAGTATTAATATAGACCTTTCATCTAAAAATGACATTGAACTTTTACAATTATTTGAAACAGATATAACTGAAGGGGAAAGAATGTCGATAATAAATGAGCTTTACAACAGGGATAAAAATTTAGTTATAGAATGTATTAATAATGTTTTAAATTCTATTTTTATGAATAAATCATCGGTTAAAAAGAGGATTATATTATGGCTTATCAGAAATAAAAGTTTCAATTTTCCTCTAAGAATAAGATGTATTGAAACTATAGAACAGTTAGACGGTAAGACAGATGAACAATATTTAAATTGTTTGGAAGATGTGATGAATGAAGCCGTAGAATTTAAGAAAAAATATGAAGTTGGAACAACCTTCTTTTGGAATGTTTTTAAGAATGTATTAAAAAGAAATAATTACCCTTCAGAATACCTTTTAAATCGTCTTTGTAATATATGGAAAAGTGTTATTCTAGATGCTTCATTGCAAGAAGAATTTAGATATAAATTATTACAATCTTTATGTAATAATGAAGATTATAAAGACAACCTTAAATACTCATTCTTAAATATTTCTCTTGAATATACCTGGGAAGATTATAGATATATTATGTATATTATACAATTTATAATTAAGACAAATAACCTTATTTCTACCCATTTAGATGTGTTGTATAATATTATTGATGAAAGAAAATTACAAAGTAACGCAAAAGCTGATATTGCAGACTTTTTCCTTGGACTAAAAGAAAATTTTTCAGGTTATACTCTCCCTGAAAACATAGATGATTATATTTCTAAAGGTAAGGAAATTTTAGATAAACTATCGTATGAAGAAGGAGGTTCAAAAACGTTTTATAATAATACTCAAAACATACATAAAATTGACGTTGATAGTTCAATTAATCCTTTCATTGAAATGTTATTATCTATTAACCTGGAAATTCCTACTAATGAAGATGAGCTTGATGACTTTATAGATAAAGTTGTGGATGAAATAAAAGATTATTCATCTAATATCCATTCTGCAGAAGAACAAATAAGAATTATAGGGTCAATAAACAGGTTTATATTAGATAATACATTATACTCTAAATATAGCGTGTCATTATTAACTTTATTAGTAAGAAGCTATTATTATATTCAAAAACATCAATATAAAGACGAGCTTATGAAAAGACTGTGTGAAGAACTTTGTGATATGGCAGATACTTGTACTACAGGACATATTGGAAGACTTGTTAATATATTTAGTGGATATGAAATAACCTTATCAATGCCTGTAGAAGAAGAAATAAAAAGTTGCGTTTATGCAAGACTTACAAATATTATAGGTGAAAAGCCAGAAGAAATTAGAGACCTTATATTTGACAGTATAGGAACCTCGGAAGAAATTAAAAAAAGAGTTAAAACTCATATTGATATGTCGGCTTCTTTGATAGGAACTAAAAATGCTTATCTTGATGAACAAGGTAAAATTATTGAGTTTATTTTAAGCGAGAATGATATTATAAAAGAACAACTTATGCATAAGACAGAAGACCCTGAAGTTTTATTTTATAAACTTCTTGGAAAAGATATTTCTGCACTTCTTGATGACCTTAGAAACGAATATAAATCTTTAATAGAAGATGGAAAACTAACAGAACAAGACCTTGATTTATACTTTAGAAAATCTATTAATCTTTTTCAGGTAGGAGAAGGCCTTTAATTTTCATTTTTAAAAATGAAAATTAATTATTTCCAATATGACTTTTACACAAAGGGCATACATTATGTGTTTCTAACCAGTTTAAAATACAGGTTGTTTCAAGACAATCTGTTTTATGTTCGTGAAACTTATGTCCGCAAGGCAATAATGTTATTAAGGTTTGTCCTAGGGTAAATTCATCTTGACATATACCACAACCATCATTTTCTTCATTTTCTGTGAAAGTATGTCTTGGAAGGTTCTCTATATTAAGAGTTGGAACAAGACATTTGTCGCTTTGATGAAACTCTTCTGGGTTTCTTGAAAATTCATAAATACGTCTCATGTATTCTTCTAATTCATCTCCATTTGGTATTTTACCGTGCAATATGTAAAATTCTACGTACTGTGGGTATAAACTACAAGAAGGTAATATTCCTGTATATAAGACGCACTGTTTTATAACTTTTTTTACATAATTTTCAGGATAACCTCTAACGCAATTACAACGATTTTCAAACAAACAGTTTACAATCTCATCTATATCCGGAAAAGAATGTGCTCCGCTATCATAATATAAGTCTAGTATTTTATTTGCAATCTCATCGCTAATTTCATACTCGCCATAACTGCTAATATCAATTTCAGTATCCAGTAAAAAACTATCCCTCAAGTCTTTTAAGTGGTTTATAGCTAGTTCTTTCTCATCATCTGAATATAAGTCTAAAATACCGCTAAATAAAGAATAGTTTCTTGCGACCCTATTTCTCATTATATCAGGGGAACTTATAACTCTATTATAATACTCTTCTAATTGTCCCCCATTTCTAAGTTCATCTAAAAAAGAATTATCTATGTTATTAATGAGCCTGTTGAATACAGTATTTAATGACCTTACTAATAAGTCTTCACTAAAAGCACCCGTGCTCATTTACAAATATAATCATAAGTCTTTATATTAATTTAAAAACAATTATTCTACATATAAAATGTCCTTAGGAGTAACTATTCTTACATATAATAATAATGAAGTCTTATTCTCTACCTTAAGACACTTTTATGAAAACACTGATTTTACACCTTTCGGTAATATTGAAGTTCATATCCTTGCACAATGCTGTTGTAAATCCTACATTAAATCCCTTGAAACTATCTGCAAAGCTTATGATATTCAAAACAAAGTAAAATTCATCCTCCATACTACAGATGAAAATATGGGAGTATCTAAAGGTGGAAATTTTTTATATAACCAAACAAAAAAGTTTGATTTTGTTCTTCAACTTGAAGATGACTGGATACTTTTAGAAACAAATAAGTTATGGTTAATCGATTGCTACAGCCGTATTTCTTATGAAAAAGTATCTGGCGCCCCGGTATCAACTATTTCCCTTCGTAAATATTCAAGTGATAAGGAAAGATGGCAATATGGTTGGTCTAGAACCATTCCGTATATGTGTCATCAACACGAAAATAACTTTAATTATAAGGATAAACTTGTATCTACCGATGACCCTAAATTTACAGAAATAAAAGAATTTCTTTTTACCTTTAATCCAGTCATTAGAAATAATAGAGATTATGAAAAAGCAGGAGTATTTCCTCTACCTGAATTTGAAGATGGAGATAGTACTGAAATATGTGTAACAAATGGAACTAAGATTCACTCTAATAGAAACTGGGGAGCATGTGAAGCTTTAAGTATGGAGAAAATAAGACACTTAAAAACAGAACTTTATAGAGAAGGAGTATTTGGTCATTTTGACGACTGGGTTGATTATTTAAAAGATAAAAATATGGCTTTGTTTCAGAATGATTTTACACATCAAATTAATGTAAATTGTCACGTTCCTATACTTATAATCCATTCTACAGAAGAGCTATTTTTCAATAATATATCTCATGAGTTTATAAGACCTATGCATTTTATCTGGTACGGAAATGGTAATGATAGGTATATTGAAGTGAGAAAAATCTTGTCAAAATATAATCCAAGATGCATTATAATACTTGGTAATGAACTCGGCTATATTAACAGACTTCCTTTTGAATATAGAAAAAAAGCTCTTCATTATAACTCTATAAAGAATGTATCTATTCCTATGATTGAAACTTGTATTTTCTACTCTCATTATAAGCATCCTTATATTATTTCAAATCCTCTTGTAAGTATTATAACTCCAGCATATGAAAGTAAGCATAGAATTTTACGACCTCTTCAAAGCCTTTTAAATCAAACTTATAGTAATTGGGAATGGATCATTATTGATGATTCCAAGACGGATAATACCTGGAAACAGCTCACAGAATTTGCAGAACAAGATTATAGAATCCAAGTATATAAAAGACCTAAAAATGATGGAAGTATTGGTAAGAATAAATCTTTTTGTGGAAATCTTGCAAGAGGAACTTTTGTATTTGAATTAGACCATGATGATGATATTTTTCCACAAACATTTGAACGTCTTATAGATGCTGCAAATAAAAATAAAGATTGCGACTTCTTTTACTCTGATTTTATTGAATGTGGAGAAGACAATCTTTCACCTTTTACTTACGGTGATCATTTTGGTTTTGGTTTTGGAAGTTATTATAGAAGCTGGTATTTAAATGACTTTCACTATATCTGCAAAACTCCAAGAATGAATCCACATACTTTTAGACATATTATAGGCGTTCCGAATCATTTTAGATGTTGGACTAAGAAGGCTTATATGGATGTTGGTGGGCATAATATTGATCTTCAAGTAGCTGATGATTATGATTTAATCATAAGAACATTCTTAAAATATAAATGGTGTCATATCCCTGAATTCTTATATGTACAGTATAGAAATAGCGGAGGGGATAATTTTACATTCCATAGAAATGCGTTAATTCAATACTTGACAGCAAGGATACAAAGTACATATGAGCAAGATATTCATAAAAGATTATTAGAGCTTGGAGTAAATGATGATGTTTATGGAAGAAATCCTGGTCATCAAAAAGACTATGAAGTAAATCGGTTTCAATACCCTATTCTTGAGAAGGTTTATCATTTTAATGATCTTGATGAAGATAATCCTCTTATAAGTATAGTTATGCCTACATATAATCGAGTTTCTCACTTGAAAAAAGCCTTAGATAGTATTTTTAATCAAACTTATCAAAACTTTGAAATATTATTAGTGGGTGATAAGTGCCCTATTCTTGACACTTTTGTTAGAGCTTATGATAATGCTAAAGATAAGAGATTTAAGTATTATAACCTACTTCATAATTATGGTCCAGGCGGAGCTGTTCCTAGAAACTACGCTCTTAAGATGATGTGTAGTAGTAAATGGATTGCTTATCTTGATGACGATAATGAATGGAAGTCAAATCACTTAGAACGCCTTGTTCAAACTTATAGAGAAAATAAAGATGTTCAATATATTTTCAGCAGTATGGTCATAGACGGAAAAGAGCTAGTGTTTGATGAGCCTAAACTTGGAAGAATTGATACAAGTTGTGTTATGCACAGGTTTGATTTATGTGTGAAATATGGTTTATGGAAAGATAGAATAGAAGGAGGATATGCTCACGATTGGGAGTTTTTCAGTAGATGGAAAGACGAAAAATGGATTGCAACTAAGGAATTTACACTATTATACAATACTGAATTTAATGGTCAATCTTTTGAGTTTTTAAATAATTTGTATAAATAAATTATTTCTTAATCTCATTATAAAATGGAAGGTTATTCATTTCGTATATTTGTAGGTCAGAAGAATGCTTTAATGCTTTATGATTCATATACAATCTATCACGGAACTGGAGCTGAGAGCGGAGGTGGTGGCGGTTATCAAGGACCGCAAGGTCCTGCTGGAGGAGGTACTGGTGCTGGAACTCAAGGTTTTCAAGGTCTTCAGGGTTTAATGGGTCTTCAGGGTAATATTGGTTTTCAAGGTTTAATTGGTACTCAAGGTATTCAAGGAGGGTATGGTTTCCAGGGTCTTCAAGGTAATGTTGGCGTTCAAGGTAGTCAAGGTTTAATTGGTACTCAAGGTATTCAAGGTGGATATGGTTTCCAGGGTCTTCAAGGTAATATTGGTCTTCAGGGAAGTCAAGGCCTTCAAGGTTTAATTGGTTTTACAGGTGCAAGAGGTTTTCAAGGTCTTCAAGGCTTCCAAGGAACTCAAGGTTTAGTCGGTCCAACAGGTTCTGGATTTCAAGGTTTAGAAGGTCCTCAAGGTCCTGCTGGTCCTGAAGGTTTAGGTGGTTCAAGTACAGGATATATTGATATATATCATATCAATAATGCAGGTACGTTCCAAATAAGTACAGGTGCTTTTAGTTCAAATGTTGCGACAGGCCCACTTTCAGTAACTGTAGGAGGTAATGTTATGACAATAGGTGGTTTTACTTCACAATTCCCTAATTCTATACTAGGATATGGTGTGAACTATACAGCAGGAACTTCAACAGTAAATTTCTATAGACCTATGACTTACTTGAATACGACAAATGTTCAAGTAGAAATGTATCCTGGAAATCAGATCATATTAAGAAACTTATCAACAGCCAATATGGGAGCAGCTGTAAATACAACAGGCTTCCCTAACGGAACAATAGCTTATACAGGTAGATTTGTATTTACTTTTTAATTTTTTTCTTGACAATATTAAAAATGGAACTTAAAAACCTAGCAATAGCTCTCTTAGCTCTCTATATATTGTACTCTTTACTAATAAAAGAGAAATATGCTTTTGATGAAACTGGATTACAATTTCCAGTAGATGCAGGTTATATAGATATATATCATAAAAATCAAGGTGGAAATATTCAAATAGATAAGGTTGAATTTAGTAAGAATATATCATCAGAAAATCAAGGTGATATAAATATAAAAGGAAATACAGCTACTATAAAAGGTTTTACTTCAAAAGTACCAAAATCAATATTAGGTTATGGTGTGAATTATGATGAAAATAAAAAAGTAGCTTTCTATAGACCTATGAACTATATTAATACAACAAATATTCAAGTTGAATTAACACCTGGAAAAGAACTTTCATTAAAGAATATGACAACTACTAATTTAGGAGCTTCATTTCCTCTTGAGAGTAACCCTAAAGGAAAAGGTATGAAAGTTGGTTTTAAAGATGGAGAAGTATTCCATACGGGTAGATTTGTATTTACTTTTTAATTTATGAACAATTATTCATAAATTAATTTCTATTATATAATATAAAAATGAGTTCTCCGTTTATACCTCACACTGTAAATAGTATTTCTTATCCTCCTGCAAGTCCATATCCTCCTATTATTCTTCCATTTGTTATTACAAGCTCTTATGATATTAGCACAGGGATTAAAAATGTTGTATTAAGTATTGAAGCTTTTGATACTGGAGCTCCTCTTGGTATATACCAAGGAAGTAATGCTTATGATGGCAATAGTATTACACCTGGAATGTGGATTACAAGTTCAATTTATGGTAATGGATGGCTTATCAAAACCATAAATAGTCAAAGCAGTACAACTATCGATTGCGATGTTGAAGATGTTGACCTTTTTAATGAAAGTTTATCTCCTACAACACCTTCTTTAGGTGTTAATGAACCTGGGTTTGTATTTGAACTTTCAGAAGATGGTATGCCAGCTGTAACTAATTCAGATATTAGAAATCTCTTAAATATTAATAATTGGCAACAATTTATAGGAGACCTTAACGCAAGATTTCAAACAAAAAATTTATATACAACTTTTTTTCATGCTTATGAACCATCTCATACACTACAAGTTGGAAATTTCGTTTACATTGACCCTGTTGATAGTACTTATAAATTAGCAACAAATGATACTGAATTTAACTATTATATTATAGGTAATGTTACATCTATTGGATATCCTACAAGTGACTGGTTTACTTACAGACCTCGTGGCAAGTATCTTACACCTGAAAGAATTAATTTTCCATATGCATCTCCTCTAACAGGAGATGTAGGTAGTTTATATTATATTCAACCTGATGGTTCTATTTCAACCAATAAACCATTTTCAACATCATCTCCTGTTTATATTCAAGTTTCAACCGGTCCTTATGGAGGAGCTGGTATTCTCGTAGAAAAATCTTCATTTTCATCTTCTACTGGTGGTAGTTCAGGATTACAAGGACCTGTAGGAGATCCTGGACCTATTGGTTTTCAAGGAGATATTGGTTTTCAAGGAGATATTGGTTTTCAAGGTTTAATGGGAGCTACAGGCTATATTGGCTTACAAGGTCTTCAAGGTTTAGTCGGTCTTCAAGGTTTACAAGGTTTATTCGGTTTACAAGGTCTTCAAGGTTTTCAAGGCCTTCAAGGTTTAATTGGTTCTACTGGTAGTATTGGTACGCAAGGTTTACAAGGTGATATTGGTATTCAAGGTTTTCAAGGTACACAAGGTTTAAAAGGTGATGTTGGTCAAGGTTTTTATATTTTTGCTACTACTACTTCTTACACAGGTTTAAATACTATTATAGCAACAGGTGGAAATATAGGAGAATTTGTTCTTATATCAGGAGGTGATTTATTTGTATATTCAGGAACAGGTGCAGGTGCAACTGGACCTGGTAATTCATATGTATATGCTGGAGATATAATAAATGAAAGCGCTCTTTATGGTATTCAAGGAAACCAAGGTTTAGCTGGTTCACAAGGTTTAGAAGGTTCGCAAGGATTAGCTGGATCTCAAGGATTAGCTGGATTACAAGGTTCACAAGGTTTAATTGGTTTACAAGGTTTTCAGGGTTTAGATGGTTTACAAGGTTTTCAGGGTTTAGATGGTTTACAAGGTTTAATTGGTTTACAAGGTTTACAAGGTTTTCAGGGTTTAGCTGGTGTCCAAGGTAGTATGGGACATACAGGTGACTTTGGAGCTACTATATTTACCTGGGACTTAATAAATTTTGATTTAACTAACAGTAATTCTATTATATCAACCTCTTCTTCTGCTTCAGCATTCTCTTATGAATATTATATTATTCCTTGTGTCGTCCAGTTTCAAGCCGGACAAACAAATAAATTTTTAGCCGGTGGTTTCACTGATGTTTTTGAAAATCCAGATGGTTTATTAGGTCTTGACTACGGGTTTTATCTCTTAAATAACGGCCAAGTTAGAATTTATGAAAGCGGAGTAGATCAGGGTATTTTTGGAACATATACTTCATCCACCTTTTTTATGGTTATTTATGACGGAACTTATATCAAATATTATATTGATGGAATATTAGTTAGAACTATTACAAGAGGTAGTTCTAATCCTCTTTATTTATATTTATATTCATCTGCTTCTAATACAGCTATTAATAATGTTCATTTCTTTCCTATGGGGGCTAATGGTTTACAAGGTGGAATTGGCCCGCAAGGTCTTCAAGGTTTAGCAGGTATTCAAGGATTCCAAGGATACCAAGGTTTACAAGGTTTAATAGGTTATCAAGGATATCAAGGATATCAAGGATTTCAGGGTTTTCAAGGATTTCAGGGTATACGAGGTAGAAGTGCAGGTGTTATTTTATATTTAAATTATCCATATAAAGACTATGTTTCTCCAAACTATTTATTAAGAACTTGTCCTACAGGTGGAAATAGTATATACGAAACATTGAACTTTACATCATATAATGAAGTTGAAATATCAAGTTATGAAACTTCTTATATTTATGATGATTTTTCCCCAGTATTACCTCAAGGTATTTGGGAGGCAGAATTTTATTTAAGTGCTCCAACAGGTACATTTGAAGCATTCGTTCAGATATATTTATCATCAAGTGGAACTGTAAGTTTATTAAGTAGCAGTTTAGCTTCAACAATATTACCTACACCATCTCCATTACCTTATTATTTTGACATTCCTATGCCTTCTACAGCAATATATCCAACTGATGCTTTTATAGCTGAACTTAATGTTATAAACAAAAATTCATACACATCCTCCGTTAATTTTTATCATCTTGGAAATACTTACTCCAATATCTATACAAGTCTTGCATTTAAATGTAAAGAAGGACCTCAAGGTTATCAAGGTCCAGCTGGAACATCTTCTTTAACAGGAGCTATGGGTCCTCAGGGTTTTCAAGGTACTTATGGTTTTCAAGGTCCTGCAGGAGCTGCTTCTATGACTGGTGCTATGGGATATCAAGGTTTCCAAGGTTTGATTGGTTTACAAGGTATTCAAGGAGGTTATGGATTACAAGGCCTTCAAGGATTACAAGGAGATATTGGTATACAAGGCACCCAGGGTATTCAAGGACCTGGATTATCTTATGTCTCTATAAACACTGGAACTTATTATCTTTCATCTAATAAATCTTATATTTGGAATGTCCCTCCAATATATAATGTGATTAGCAATGGTACTGCTGTATTATATCTTCCTACCGGTCCCCAAGATGCTGATGTTATTACTGTCATAGACGGCCTTCAAACTTGGGGTAATTATATGTATACCGGCGGTATAAGTATTGCATCTTCTTCTATACCTATTATTGGTAAAATTTCTAATCCTAATAATCCTTACCTTATAAGTGTAAGAAGTGCGAGACAAGGGTCAATCACCTTTATATATAATTCAACAAATAATACCTGGCAAACATACACAGAACAAAATTCTCTTAATCCTTTTAACTTTAATCCTATAGCTGATAAATGGAGTGGTTGGTGGTCTGTAACTAATAGGTCAAACAATATTTCTCCTGAAACTCTATTTGATACTCAATTTCTTCCTCAATTTAATAATTTTAGCGCAACTTCTCTTTCATACGTAAATATCGATACTTCAACATACCCTATTCAAATAGTTTGGTTGTTTGGGTCTCCTAAAAATCCTACAACTTTTAACTCTATGACAACCTTTATTCACGAGTTTTTGAACGAAGATTATACCACAATTTACAATATCGGTTCAACTCACGGTAATTATTTTTCAACAACAACTACTATGAACTATGGTCTCCCTTATTTTGTTAAAAATAGTCCTGGTGTATTTAAGCTCCAATCTGATAATAATTATTCTATATTTAGCTCTATTGGAAGCTCTGGAACTGAAGGTTTGTCATTTTACCCATCTGAAAATATTCTTTTATATAAATGCTCTACGCCTCCTCCTTTATCTCAATCTCCAGATGGAAAAGTCTTTAGTTATGACCCTACTAATTTATCATTTTCTCCAGGAGATGACCCTGTTTCTTTAGCTACTACAATGTTTGAAAATTTATTCCTTCATTCATCTCCAAATGTTAATGATGAAACTTCAACTACATCTCCTAATACAACAATTGATTATAACTCATATACAGAAACTTATAATGGAGGCTTTATGACAGCTAAGGAAATATTTAATCAATTCTTAAATGGTATTACTTTCCAAACTTCTGTTTATGCTGTAAGAAAAAGTTATTCTGGCAGTTCAAGTGATTATTTTCAAGGTTCAACACAACTCACAGATATATTTACAAATGATTGTTCTTATGCTTACCCTGGAAGTAATGTTGTTTTATCAGGATTCCAAAATGCTTGGAGTTCATTAAATGGAGTATATACTAACGGAGTTTCTGCTGTAGGTGATAGTTTCTTAAGAAAATCAATAAATCCTTCAATGTGTGATTCAACAGGTTCTCAACCTTATAATACAAATATGTTTTCTCTTATTAAAGACACCTCATCTTATCCCTCTATTCAAACAGGTCCTTATAAAAACTTTGCAACTAACTTTGGTTCTCCATCTGTCTCTGTAACCCACCGTTTTTATTCAAGAATGCCTTATAATGAATTTGTTGCAGCTTGGCTTGCTTTTATGCAGTATGTTCAAGGTCCTGAAACATACTCTTTTGCTTCAAATATATCAATCCAGCAATCATCTTTTAACAAAGGTCTTATTGAAACTAAATGGAATCGTCTCCAAAACTCTTATATTCTCCCTTTTTCAAGCAGAGGTTTTTGCGATGCAGGTTTTATATCTAGAACTTATGGTGAAATTGGTTATTTTATATTTACGGGTGCAAATATACCTTTATTTTCTTTCAATAGTTATCCAAACGATCCATATCAAATACAGTATGAAGCATACAATCAATTCTATTCTTCTTTTAACAGAATTAATTTACTCGAAAAAGATGATTACGATAATGATGATGTATTACGCCTTAATAAACAAACTTATATTCAAAACAATTATATGACAGGTTGTAAAGCCCTTTATATTGGTTGGATTGGAACAGGAGCAACTGGTCCAATTGAAAATGATCCTAATTATGCATTATCAGGTTTTGCGTATCCTCTAAAGAATCAACAACATAATAATACATTCGGTGGAAGCGAATTTACAAGTGCTCTTTTTGACTTATCTTTTACTCCAGATTATGAATATTGGTGTATTCAAGGGCAAGCAAAGGACTTTACCCCTCAAGGATTAGATGAGAGAAAGTATGGATTAATAATAGCTCAAATAAAACCAGAATTTTCATCTGGTGCAAATATAGGATATATTCGTCTTCCTCATAATAGATGCTTAATAGACCATTATAATTTACAAGAACAAAGTATTTACGCTCCTAAAACCCTTAATACAGGAAGTAGTAAGTATTACAGAGAGGCAAATAGTAAAGTTTTATCAGTTATAACTCAATATATAAACTCCCTTAACTGCGAAAGTGTAATTATAGATTGTAGATATAATAACGGAGGTGGAATTGACGGTAAATCTTTTGCTGAATTTTTTGGAGATGATAGAAATGGACTTGAATATTATGATGGTTATGGAGGAAATGGATTTAATAATCTTTTCCAATTATCTACAGGTTCCTATATAACACCAATATCAAATGAACTATCTTCGTCTTTAAAGAGACTATATGTAAGGGAGAATGAAGAAAATTATCCTAATAGTGTATTCAAAGGCGCGACAGGAGCACAAAAGAAAGTGGTAATAATCTCAGGTATGGGAACATCTGGTTATGGAAGTGTTTTGTATCATTACTTTATAGGTGATAATTTTGGTAATCCAGGCCTTGGGTCTGGTAAAAATATAGGTTCAAATACTATTGTAAAGTTTATAGGACAAATGGATAGTCGTTTTACAGGTCTTCAACCTTCAGAAAGATGTATAGATGCTCCTCCTGTTATAACCTCTTCAAAAGTAAGTATATGGCCTTATTTAGGTTATCAGACAGAAGGTAATTCTATGGGTTGTTATATACAACATATTCCTCCTACATCTACAGGGCCTTATTTTAGCTTGTACGGAGAACATCCTGAATATTTAGGACCTGATGTCATAGTACCTATGAGCTTACAAGAGACTGTATATCCTGATATTGGAGCATATCCAGAAGCTTTTAATGATGCTCAGTTTAAATATCCAAATAGATACTTACCATCCATACCTTTTACACCTATACTTAATGACTATACAACATGGAGAGATACATTAATAGAAACAGCAATACAGTATGCTGTATAATTTTTTCTTTTTTAATTTTAAGAATTAAAAAAGAACATACAAATGGCTCTTTTAAATACCCATACGTACGACCCTTACTTTAAAGAAGTTTTTCAAACTCAAATACTACCTAAATTACCCATACTTTCACGTAACGAATCGGACAATGAATGGATAGAAATCTTTAATGAATCAAAAAAATACCCTCAAGATATACAGAATATGTGTTTTCACGTATATAGACTTTTTAGCGCTGATATGAACATAGGAGGATACTATTGTAACTTACTTGGTTCTCAGGTTTGGAAACTAATCAAACATAATGAAGATGCTAAAATGCTTTTTATGGAACAATTTAGAGATATGATTACAGGTTATTGCGAACAAGGTCAAACAAACAGGTATTTGCAAGTATATAATGCATTTATTCAGCAACCATCTTAAGTAGTTCCGGTGATATTTCTTTTTTTAAAAATTTCTCAGAAGACTGTGACATAAGCCTCTTTATTCCCTTTTCATCCTTAATTATTTCTCTTCTTTTTAAAGCATCTTCTATATTAACTGTATTAGGCTCTCCATATACGTTAGTTGTGAGTTGTTCCTCGTATTCTTTTGTTTTTTCTTTTAACGGCTCACTTGAACTACACATTCCTACCATAGATTTTGGGTCATGGTATATTATACCTTTATCTTTATCTATACATTTTAGCTTCATTCTATCTCTATCAGAAAGCATTACACATACTTCTCCTTCTTCATTTGAAAAGAAGTTCAAAAATACGTCTTTCACAATACCATAATTTGTATATACCTTGTAACTATATTTGTTGTCAACAATTTCATTGAATCTTTCTTGCGATAAATCAAGGGGTTTTAACCCATAAAGTAACATATTATTTTGAACATACTTATTTTTAATTATATTATTAATGACGGTCTTATTAACCACGATTGATGGTTTCTTTTTTAACTCAGCTATTTCTAACGCTAATTTTTCTATTTTTTTATTTTGACTTTCTAAACTTTCTTCTATACTGTTTAAAGGTTCTCTATCTTTTTGTTCTTCAGGGTTAGTCTCAATGTGTTCGCCAGTTTTAGACTCGATATGTTCTTCAGTTTTATACTCAATGTGTTCTTCATTCTCAGGTTGTTCTGTATATTGTTCTTCAGGTTTAGACTCTACAATAGAATCTTTAACATTTACTTTAATACAAGGTGTTTCAAGGTTCAACTTTTCTTCGGTTACTTTACAAGCAGCTATATGCTTTAAAAAAATGCTTTTCATAGTATATTTTTTCTGACATCTTTTACAGGTATAAGTTTCTTTTTTTTTAACTCCTTTCTTACAAGTAGGTTTATGCCTTATTAAGTCACAATTTTTAGTAAAAGCATAACCACAGTCTTCACAAGGGAACTTCATTTACATATAATAAAACATTATTTTTAAATTTATAATAATTTTTTCATATTAGTTAAAGGTATAAATATTTTTATAACGTTTATATTCTTAATTTTAACCATAAAATCTATGTTTATATTCAATAAAGATACTTTTTGTGTCTCTTTTTGTGTTATTTTTCAGGGTAAAATAAGATATGAAATACAACTATATAGTGTGTTAAAAGATGATGTATTTGTACTAACTTCTTAGCCACAACAAAAAAAAATTCTGGGAAAAGTTTTACAAGGCCATTTTCATCATTTGACTTTTTGTGCCTTTTTTAATACAGGTTAAGTTTAGCCTATAAATACATTTTTATTTAACAGTCTATATTTACCTCAGCGCAGTAGTTTTATAATATAAAATTGACAGGTTAAATTTAACCCACGCAAAGGTTTTTACAAAATGGCCAGGTGAGAGATTTTGTGTGCCGTGCCATTTTTTGGCCAAAAAGTTTTGCAGATGACAACATCGATGACATATGAATAGCTCATTCTTTCGGATAAAGATATACTGAAAAAATGTAAAAAATGAGACAAAATTAGGACCTTTTTGAAGATTTTGTAGCTTCTTTTTCAATCTAAACTTAGATTGAAAAAGTGATAATACGGTTTTATGTCTAATTTGAAAGCCAATTTTTAATATGAGGTTTCAGAGCTTTATTTCCCTTTATATTATTAATAAGATCTCTTGTCTTTCTTGTACTTTCTAGTTGTTCTTTTGAAGCTTGTAATACATCTAAGAAGGTATTCCCCTTTTCATCTTTATGTTGGGTTAAAGCGTAGTCTAAATTGTCAGAATAACGAAAACAGGTTCCAAGCTTATCACAAAAGTTGTTGTAAAATTTATAACTTATATTAGTCTTTGTTCTATCACATATTTCTTGTTGTTCTAAAATATGCTTAAGAAGAGCTTGAAATACGTTTTGATTTATGTTCTTATCGCTTGAAGCGTGAATTTTACCCGAAATATTAACGTCTACTTTATGCTTCTGAATCAAAAGTCTTATTACCATTGGCGTAAAATTAATCCTGTAAGCATACTTAATAAGTATTGTTTGTTCATCGTGAGGATGTAGCCTATTTAACAATCTTGTATTTTCTTCTGATTGTTCTAAACTTTCCAATATAGTAATAGCCATAGTATTTACGTTTATTTTATTAGTAATCCTTTTTGAAACCATATCAAAAAGATAGTTGTAAATACCCTCTTTATTTATGTTTTCAAAGTTAATAGTTTTCAGGACATCCCATACTGAAGTAAAAAATGGATGAATAGTGTCATTTATATATTTTACACGGTCTCTATAGTCTTCAATTTCAGAATACTTATTAAAGATTGTTTGACACTGAATATCCATGTTTTTATTTAATAATTTTTACTCTTTAAATATGCTTAAAGATAAACTTAAAATATATAATAGATGAACTTTCAAAGAATATCACCTGAAGATTTAGTTCTTAGATATAAACGTGAGAACGCTCTTTTAAAACTTGAAAACGAAAGACTAAAGAAAGCTTTAGAAGATACTGCTATTGAAAATAAAAAATTATTAAGGGAAAATCAAGCTATAAATAGTAATTTTAATTTGAGTCTTAATAAAAGGCAACTTACTTATTATACTACATCGACCTTAGGTTCATTTCAACTTAAAAAAATTAATTGATTTTTTTTATTTTTTATTAAACTTTCAATCATTAAAATGTTTATCAGTTTCTTAGAACTCATTGAAGCTTGTAAAGTGAATGATGTCCATACAGTAAAAACACTAATTGAAAAAAATCCTGGGTTAATCTGTATGACTGATACAAGTAGCAATAATCCCTATCATATTTGTGCTTCTTATGGAAATATTGATGTTCTAAAGTACTTGTTGTCTGTGAGCAATAATAAGCACTATTTGAATGGCTTAAATAGGGAATATAGAACGCCTTTACATTTAGCTATAGAAGCAGGATGGACAAGGTGCTTTAAACTCCTTTTAGATGCAGGTGCTGATATAAAAAAAGGAGTGTATTCAGTAGCAACAATCTTTAGCTTTGAACCCTATGTCAGAAATGACTATATTAGAAAGCTACTGGAAAAGGCTTTAGATACTAAAGAATCTTCTATTTTTAATTTTTCAATTAACAATCCCCCTGTTATTTTAAAAAGACAAACTTGTGCAGATAGTTCTGATTTTAAAAGACAAACTTGTGCAGACCCGCAAATAACTTTTAATTTTAATGACTTGTTGGAAGTTAAAAAGAGTAAGACTTTAAAAGATAGAATTAACGAGTCGCTTTTACCCGAAGATTATAAAAAGATGGCATTAGAGAAAGAAAGCACTTTAACAAGCAACTTTTCTTCTTCAGCATCAAAAGATAAAGAATGGGTTGAAACCTTATTGAAAATTCCTTTTAATAATTATAGCAAATTAAGTATATCTAATGAGAGTAAAATAGAAGACATCCAAGACTTTTTTAAAGAAGCTGTATCGACTATGGATGAAGTATCTTATGGCATGGAAAATATAAAAGAAGAAATACTTGATTGTATCTCTCAAATGATTTCCACTAAAAACGATTGTATGCCTCGTGTTTTATGCTTACAAGGAGCGCAAGGTGTTGGAAAATGTTTAGCTAAAGGTACTGAAATATTGATGTTTGATGGAACCTTAAAAAAGGTAGAAGATATACAAGTAGAAGATGTTATAATGGGAGATGACTCTACCCCAAGAAATATTTTAGCCTTAGGAAAAGGAAAAGATCAAATGTATAAAATAGAAGATGTAAAGGGTGAAAGTTATACAGTAAATTCTGAACATATTTTAACCTTAAAATATTCTCATTCGAAGATTATAAAAGATGATAAAAAGAATAGTAGATATAGGGTTAAATGGTTCGATAATAAACATATTAGAATTACCTCAAAAAATTTTAGTTATAAAAATTCAAGGAAAGAAGAAGCATATAAAGGAGCAAAAGATTTCTTAGATACTATAGTTGAAGATAAGGTTTGTGATATACCTATTAAAAAGTATTTAAATTTAAGTAAAAACTTAAAAGAAGATTTAAAAGGATTATATACAGGTATAGAATTCTCAGAAAAAGGACTTGATTTTGACCCTTATATATTAGGTTTATGGTTAGGAGATGGTTCTAAGAGTTCAACTGTAATATCAAATCAAGATTCTACTATTTTAAAATATTTATCTTCAACTTTAAATAAATATAATTGTTACTTACAATATGCTTCTAATTATGACTATAGAATAGTTTCTTGTGATACTTCTAGAAAAGAAGGTTGCAATTATATGCTTAATATATTACGTAAATATAATCTTATAAACAATAAACACATTCCTCATATTTACAAGTGTAATTCAAGGGAGAATAGATTAAAACTTCTTGCGGGTTTAATTGATAGTGATGGGCATTTGGTTAATACGAAAACGGGTTTTGAAATATCGCAGTCTATAGAAAACGAGAAATTATTAAATGATATTCAGTACTTATGTAGAAGCTTAGGGTTTTCTTGTGTAAAAAGACAAAAAAAAACATCTTGGACTTATAAAGGAGTAAAAAATACAGGATTAGCTTGGAGGTTAAATATAAGCGGAGATGGATTACATGAAGTTCCAACTTTAGTTCAAAGAAAGAGAGCTAATGAAAGACTGCAAATAAAAAATGCCTTAGTTTCAGGTATAACGGTAACCCCTGTTGGTTATAATGATTATTACGGGTTTGAAATAGATGGAAATAAACGATTTGTGTTAGGTAATTTTATAGTCACTCATAATACATCTTTTATAAGAGGAGGTATGTCGAAGATACTTAAGAGGCCTTTTAAGCAAATTAATATGGGAGGTATTTCTGACGCTTCATATTTGATAGGCCACGAAACAACATATACAAGTTCTAAACCAGGATTAATTATAAACTCTTTAATAGAATGCAAAACAATGAACCCTATTATATTCATGGATGAAATTGATAAGATTTCAACTACAGATAAAGGCGTGGATATTCAGAATGTATTAATCCACTTAACAGACCCGATACAAAACTCTGAATTTCAAGACAAGTATTTTTCTGGTGTAAATATAGACTTATCTAAAGTCCTCTTTATTTTCAGCTGTAATGACGATACTAAGATTTCTCCTATTCTTAAAGATAGATTAAATATTATAAGGATAAAACAACCGACGATTAATGATAAAGTAGTTATAGGTAAGAAATACCTTATGAAAGAGTTGTGTAGTAATGTTGGAATAGACATAAATATAGTTAAGATAGAAGAAGAAACAATTAAGTATATTATTAATAAATTTTGTAAAGATGATCTTGGTGTCAGAGGTTTAAAAAGATGTTTAGAAACTCTTTTGTTAAAGATAAATAGTGCTATATATAACCCTATGATTAAGTATCCTTCTTTAAAAGGTATAAAAATGAGTAAAGAGAACCCTTTTGAAATATCAATAAAGTTAGTTGAAGAAGTTCTCAAAAAATATGAGGATAAATATAGCGACTTAATGAATACTATGTTTTTGTAATTTTTTAATATTAATTTAAAACAGAGAAATCTTAAAAAAAATGAGCGAACTTAAGTGTGAATTTTGCGATCTTATTCTTAAGAATAAAACAACCCTTGGAATTCATCAAAAAAATGCAAAAAGATGTATTGAGCTTCAAGTTAAAAAAAATGGAGTTCCTGTCTATTCTAATACTAATAAACAAACTAAAGCAGGAAGACCTCCTAAAAATAAATCTTCTGTAATAGAAACAACTGAAAGACCTGTTGAAGATAAATTAGAGGAAGAAGAAGAAATAGAGGAAGATGCAGAAATTCCTTTCTCATCATCCTCTGAAGAAGAAAGTTCATCATCCTCTGAAGAAGATGAGAAATATGAAAGAGTTTCTCAAAGTAAGTTTAATAATTTGTTCAAGAAAAAATATACTACAATTAAGACAGAAGTTATAAAAAATGATAAACCTGCAGAAGTTCATACTAAAAAGATAGAGGATAATAATACCCTGCAAACTGTTGATAATAAAATAGTAGAAGATTTCTCAAACAATCTAAAGTCAGACTTAAAAGAGTCTGTAGATATGCAACATACTAATTTTCAACAGTCTTTGAGTCAGTTAGAGATAAGAACTTCTTTTATCGAGAAAAAAATAGATAGTATGATTTCCAATACATCTGACCTGAAAAATTCTATTAATAAATTATCATCTCAACTTAGCTCTATATTAGAAAGATTAGATGATGGAAAGAATGAGAAGAGAATAAGGTCATTGGAAAATAAAATGGAGAGAGGAAATATAACCGTAAATGATATTGAGAGAGTTATAGATGATAAACTAGATGATATGTTTCATTTAACAAAGAAGATGCTTGCAGAGGTAGAATCTAAGAATGAATTATTAGATATATTCAGAGATAATATGGATGATATAGTAGATAAGCATTATGACCTTTATAAGAAGTTTAAATACATCAAAGAGGATATGGAAGATATGGTATATCCAAGAAAAAAATAGTTTAAAATTATATTGTTATTTTTATAAAATGAAAGTAACAATAAGAATATTTCCTATAAATAGAAGAGGTTCATTTACCTCTATAGAAGTAACAATCAGTATCGTTAATCCAAAGGTTAAAGATATATTTGATTTCGCTTGCTCGGAATTAAAGGGAAAGTGTAAGGTCGCAAAAGGAACTACATACTTGGATATGAATGAACCCCTCATAAATGGAGATTGTCTAAATATTATACCTATTTAAAGCTTTATCATATTTATAAAAAATGAATTATACTTGGAGTTTCCCTTATATTAAAGACCTTAAAGTAGCGTTTGAAGTAGGTTCTAGAGACTTACTTGATGCAAATGAAATTGCAGATAAATACAACTGTAAAGTTTATTCATTTGAATGTAACCCTGATTGTATCAGAGAATGTTTAAAAAATAATACTGATAGTAGAGTTACTTTAATACAAAAAGCAGTGTGTGAAAAAGACGGAAAAATCAGTTTTATGGCATTTGACTTGAATAAATATAACAATATGGGGGCATCCTCAATTTATGAGATTGACTTTACAGCAAATAGACCTTATTATGATCCTGATTATGGAAGAAAAGATGTTCAAAAAACAGTAGAAGTTTCTTCTTGTAGATTAGATACGTTTTGTAATGAACAAACGGAGATACCAGATGCAATATTTATGGATGTTCAAGAGGCAGAACTTGTCGTTTTAAAATCTATGGGTGAATTACTTAAGAAAGTTAAGTATATTGTTTTTGAGGCATCAAATACTTCAACATATAAAGGAGGTTGTTGTTATAATGAAATTGATAGTTTCTTGAAGGAGAAAGGCTTTACATATAGAAGTGATAATATGCCTGAAAGTCAAAAAAATAATTTTAATTGGGGTTTTTGTGATTTCTTATATATAAATAAAGATGTGCTGTGAGTTTATCTTAAAGTATTTTAGAGACTATGAAGATATTGAAGATTTGTGTAAAGAAAGTTATTACTTTGATAAGGCCATAAAAATTTTAAACAAAAATGAACCTGGTTTGATATTATATTATACAAGTAATGGAAACGTTACATTTTCGGATAGATTTATAAGGTGGTATAACAGTCTCCCTGAACCATTTTTTGTTTTTATAAGTAACTTTGAGATAGTAAAAGCAACCTGTGAAATAAAACAACTATTTTATATGGGTAAACTAAAGAGAGAAGATCATCACTTATTTTTTATCCTTATAACTAATTATTATGGAAATTAAATGATTTTTTATTCTTCATTATAACTGATAAATATCATTAATAATGAATATCATTGAACTCCAGAAAGAAATTAAAAGCTGTATATTATCAGCTATAAGCAAATCTGACAACTTATCTGTTTTTGACAGAGTTTGTGATGTCTTTAAAAGTCATTTTGAAAAACCAGCCCATAATATAACCGAGATTAAGAAGAGAAGTTCTAAATCTAAAGGGGATATTTTTGAGGTGTTTTGTATGATGTATTTAAAAGCAAAAGGATATGAAGTTTGGCACTTAACTCAAGTTCCAGATGACATATTAGAATTTTTAGGGATGCAAAGATTTGATGTAGGAATTGACCTTATTGCAAGAATTAAAATACCTAAAAGAGAAACATCCTCTCTATTTGATTACTTTTATTTACCGGTTCAAGTTAAATACAGAAAACCTACGAGAGACTCGCAAGGTAGAACAGTCCATAGAGTTGGTTGGAAGGATATTTCAACCTTCTTATCACTGTGTATGAGAACAGGTTCTCCTGGTAATAAAGACAATAAAAGAGGTTGGTTGAAGCACTTAATAATTACAAATGCTGAGTACGTTTGCTGGAGAGGAAAGAAAACAAAGCAAGACTGGACTATAGCCAAAAAATCTTTCGAAAAGTGTGACAACTTCTTCTGGTTAAATATGATTGGACATAAACCAAAAGTAACAATAGATGAAGATGATGAGGAAAAAATACCTGTAAGAGACCTGAGAGCTAAATGGCTAGAAAAATTTAAATGATTTTAAGAGTATAATCTAAAGAATTAACTTTAATAAGAATATGAGTTCTACACGTAAAGTTAATGCTATTATTAAAGGTTATTTGACCTTTGGTTTTTCATATGGTATCTGTAGAAGTTTATACTACTATGATAAAGTGAACGACTTTACAAATACAGGAGAAGAATTAAAAAGACATCCTGTGACAATTCCTACTTTTACACTTTTGAGTATTCTTCAAGGTGGATTGTCGGCAACTTTTTGGCCACTTTTTATGGGAGTAGATATCTCTGACTATCAAAAATCCAAGTGGGGAGTAAGAGATAAAGACCCACCTTACCCATTTTACTGTTTTGAGTGGAGAGATAAAAAATAATTTTTTTCCAGCTTATATGTAAATGAGTGAATGTCCTAACAGCGATCCAAACTTTGATAAAGTAATGTCAAGATGGTTTGATACTACCTCAAAAGATTACCCTTCAAACAGAAAAAAAGTTTATTATGGTATATGCATCTGGGTTAGATTGATACTGTTTACAATAGTTTTTTATTATAGAAAACATAAATATATGCCTTATATTTTAGCCCTATTTTCTTCATTTTCAATATATCATTACAAGGATAATATTAAGAACCCAGGAAAACAGTGGTGGAGTAAGAGGTTTGATTTAGCCATAGCAGTGTCTCTTCTGATTAGTACGGTCTTAGTTATTATGAAGAAAGTTGATCCTGTAGTTATGCCTGTTATTTTATATATAAGTTTGTTCGGAGGAATTCTCCAGAGTTTTTTCATAAAGTTTTGTTAAGTTAAAAACAAGTTTAAAATATAATAAATGAATAGTCGTCATTTATTATATATGACATGTACTTTATGCTTTTTGTACGAGCTCAAGGATAAGGACCCAAAATCATATGAAGAGCTCGAAAAACTTAATGTGAATATCCCAATGCCTATCTTTTGTAAGATCTTGGACGGGATTTTTTATTACAAAAGCTATCCTTACATCTTCAAGACACTATATAACTGGCAAATTGAGAGTGAAGAAAAAAAATTGATAGAGAAAGCAAACACATTAGCAAACTGGTCTAAAGCTTATAGAAGTAGATTTAATAAAGAATGAACCTCCAAGAAGTTAATGAATGGTTAGAAGAGAACTATATTAATACGAGACTTTCTGACAGTGACTTAAAGGTATTTTATCTTAATAACGACACAGTAAAAAAGAATATAAAAGAGCTTGAAACAATCCTTAAAAACAATAACGTAACGAACAGACAAATCACCACCATAATTAATGATTATTTTAGTAGCTTAATTCCGGATGAAATTAGACAGGCAACGAGGGAAAAAGTTTTTAATCGATTGATAAAAGATAAATTAGAGGCGGATTTAGACCCTAATATTTATTTTGTAGGGAAGAATAAAGAAGGCGATTGGTATGTTAAAAATAAGATTACTGAAAATACTATTTTAGGGTTTAATTATCCGCATTTATTTAACGGAGAACAGCAATTTCAAAAACTAAAGAAGAATGTTTATAGAAATGAAAACACCCTTAATGTTTTGTGTAATTTTCACAAGTGTTTAACCGAAGACAAGTTTTATGAGGTAATAAGAGATGGTATACAGCGAGAAAATGTGTGCTATTATGATGAAATAACCGAGTATATTCAAAGATTAATTTAATTTTTTATTTATGATTAGTAAATAAAAAATGTTAATGTGTAAAGACTGTGATTTTACAAAAATAATTTTCCCGTTTATTTACGGCTTATTATTAACTTTAGTTATTACGATATTTTTGAAACATACATTAAAGGTTGAAAGGCCTTCTACATATAAAGGAGGGAGAGATAGATATTCATTTCCTTCAGGTCACTCTTCAACTGTAACATTTATATTTTTATTTATATACTTATCTTCGCCTTCGATTTTTACATTTTTACTACTACATTATATGTGGTATAGAGTAGCTTATAGAAGTTATTCAGAAGGATATCATAGGATAAACGAGGTTATAGCAGGAACGATAATAGGAGGAACAGTTGCAGTATGGGTTAAGGGACAATTTCCATAGTTATTTATTATTATATAAAATTATATTTTTCCCCTCTCTCCCTTATTATCATAGTCAAGATATTTTGCAATTAACCAGCCAAGACTAAAGTAAAATTGGTCTCCTAAAGAGTTTATAACTGTATCAGCCTTATCTTTACCTCCAGGCCACCATCCTGTCTTATTAATAATTCCCATAGCAAACTCTTGGTTTTCTATTGCTTCAAATAAAAGATGAGTTACAAACGAGGTTGAAAAAGAAATACCGAAATAGTAGAATATGATTCCAGCTGCAAAATGAAGGATTGAAAAGTTGTCGGTAAAGTATTCGCCCATTTAATACTTATAAAGGAAATTTTAAACTTTTTTTTATATCTGCGGGAGTGTCATCTCTATCGTGTGGCATGAAGGAACCAGGGTCATTCACTCCCCGTAAATCAAAAGAAATTAATTTGAGAATGAATTTCACGCGTATAATATGTTGTTGTCATTATAAATTTAAAAACATAATACATGACTAAATCCAAGGTTGCTATTTTAAATTTATAAAAATGAAAACTTAACCTTCCGATTATATTGTAAAATTCTAAAAAGTTTTCATAAAAATGTATGAAGGTTATTAAATATGAGATAGTAAGAAGAACCATTTTGTATGCAAAAAATAAATAAGAAAATATTTTCTTCAGTTAAATTTAAAATGGGTTTAGAGCATTTATTAGAAGAATTTTATCATGCTAAAGATAGATTGAGAGAGTTAGAAGATATAATTAATGAATACAAGGATAAAATCGAGAATGAAATGGATTCTCAAAGAACAGAGTATTTAGAGAGTGATAATTATTATGTAGAAAGAAGGAAGATGAGTAGTGAAACTTTAAAGAAGAGTGATTGTCCAAAAGAAGTATGGAGTCAGTACGCAACAAGACACTCTTATACAGGTTTATATATAAAGAAGAAAGGTGAAAAAAGAAGAAGTAGAAGTCCAAGAAGAAGAAGTAGAAGATAAACTAAGCTTAAAATAATAAATATACCTTATAAAAGATGAAGATTGCATTACTAAGTTCTATTAACATTCATATGTGTTGTGTGGGGTTTCTTATCCACATATTTAAGGAAGATGAGATTGACGTTTTCTTTCCTTACGATAGAGATAATTATTTAGAGTATTATAAAAGCTTATACCCAAGCACAAAAATATCTTTATTAAATATAAAAGATTATAATAAACAAGACTATAATCAGAGTATCAAAATAACTGCAAGTGATCCTGATGTTTCAGAAGAAGGAATTATTTCAACCGCTCATTTGCAAGAACAAGTTAAACCTGAATTTAAATATATTACATTAACGCCTTGGATTAAAGGAGATAATGTTAAATATATTTTTCCCTTATACAAAGGATTAAATAGTATTAGTTATAATAAGGTTATAGTTCATATTGGATTTTTTGTTCCAAGATATTCGGATGAAGACACGGTTAAATTTATAAGAGAAAGTGGTTATAATTTTGTCTTTGTAGGAGGTGATAGTTATAATGGGTTAAATCATCTTCCAAATATAAGAATTATTAATAAACTAAATACGTTTGAACTTGTAAATCTTATTAACCATTCTATGTTTGTAATGCTTAGGAAAGAACCTTATCAATTAACAGACAGATACTCAGGTGCAATAGGTCACGCTGTATCTCATAAGAAACCTGTTATAGTTCAAGAATATACAGCTGATAGTTACGGGTTAAAAGGAATTGTATTTAAAAAAGAATATTGTGAGGTATTAGAGACGTTAAAAAATACAACAAAAGAAAGTTACGATTTGTTGGTAAAAGGAGCGGAAGAAGTTTTTGAAAAAATACAAGAAGATAATAAAGATGTGAAAAACTATTTCATAAATTAATGATTAAAAGATAGTTGTTTTAATTATTAAATGTTGAAGAATTCAAAGATATTTGTCGCTGGACATAAAGGTCTTGTTGGAAGTGCTATATATCGCCGTCTTTTAAAAGATGGCTATGACAATGTTGTAGTTAAGACTTCAAAAGAACTTGATTTGACAGTTCAGCAAGATGTTGATGATTTTTTTAAGAAAGAGAATTTTGACTACGTTTTTCTAGCTGCGGCAAAAGTTGGTGGCATCTTAGCCAATAATACTTATAAGGCTGAATTTATATACAAAAACTTGATGATACAATGTAATGTTATTCATTGCTCTTATAAATATGGGGTAAAGAAACTCTTATTTTTAGGGTCAAACTGTATTTATCCAAAGGTATGTAATATACCTATAAAAGAAGAATATTTATTAGATGGAAAGTTAGAACCTACAAATCAGCCATATGCATTGGCAAAATTGTCAGGAATTGAGATGTGCAATTCATATAGGGATCAATATGGTTGTAACTTTATTTCATTGATGCCTACGAATTTATACGGCCCAAATGATAATTATGACTTGGAAACATCCCATGTTTTACCTGGATTATTAAGGAAGTTTATTGAAGCAAAAAAACAAAATTTGCCAAATGTAACTTTATGGGGAACAGGAACTCCAAGAAGAGAATTTTTACATTCAGATGATGTAGCTGATGCTTGTTTACATTTTATGAATACTTATAGTGAGAAATCCCATATAAATATTGGAACAGGTAAAGATATAAGCATAAAAGAGCTTGCTGAAATTATTAAAGAAGTAGTATGTTATGAAGGGGAAATTGTTTTTGATAAAGATAAGCCTGATGGAACCTTTAGAAAAGTTTTTGATGTTTCTAAAGCAAAAGAAATAGGATGGGAGGCAAAAATATCATTGAAAGAAGGTATAAGAATGACTTATGATTTAATACGTGAAACTTTTTAATTTTTTCTACATAAAATCCAACACTGACAGATAAAGTTAGGGTCATTTTGTGTATCACCTCCCATTGATTTATAAGAAGGCCAAGGTTCTCTTCCAAATAAGTTTAGGATATATTCTCTGTTTCCCCAGAATCCAACTTCTAATACTTCAAAACCTTGACTTTTACACATCAAAGCCAAACCTGTAGGATTTATACCCCAATAATAAAATGGTAAGTTATGATCGATGTTTATCATAGGGACAGATGTAAAGAAATATCCTCCTTGTTTGATATGGTCATAAATATTTTTAACACATTGGAACGGATTATATACGTGTTCAAGGGTTTGATTCACAACTACCAAATCGTATTCTTTTTTAGGTAAATCTAATGTGTGTAAGTCATTAGATTTTCCGTCATACTCTGCATAGTCAATGTTTGAATAGCTTAATAACTGAAGTTCAGGGTCGCTCTTACAAGTAGATAAGACATTTTCAAAGTGTTTTAAATTGTGAGATGAAAGCCAATTTTTAAAGTCAATGATACTTGCAAGTCTTGGATAATCAGATGTCTCCGGGTTAAAATGTTTCAAATCCAAAGTCATAACCTGTTTGTAGAGATTATAATGAGTTTGATAGTACTGATACGGCTTATATTTGACATACTTGTTATACAAGTCTGTAATTTCTGTGTCTGAGAATTGTTTAAACATCTTTTTATTAATGTAAATTACCCCTTTAATACATAATATCAGGCTGACCAAACATTCTTAGAGATTTTAAATATTCAGGGTTAAATACAATTGTATTGTCATTTAATTTATTTACAGTCTGATGCTTGAATTCTTCGTTTAAAGGAAACAGATTCCTCTTATTTTCCTTTGATAATATACCCGCAATCCACCCTAATGTGCTTCTGCATAACATTATATTTTTAGCTTTGTATAATAACCCAAAATCTGTGAGAAGTGAATTTGATATTGCTATAGAGTTTTTAACACTATATGTAAGGTGGTTTACGTAAGATAATTCCCATGGTCTTTTTAAGGTGTCGCTTATATACATAACCTTATTTATACCTTCTATTTTATTTATTTCTTCAATAATACTTTTAGGGTGAATTACCTCACTATTATATGCATTATGAAAGAAATCGTCAAGTCTTAAATGAACTATTAAAATATCATCTCTTATAGGCTTAATCGCATTTACATGTTTGGCAATATGGGAGATAGTGTAATCATCGTTGATTCTATCCATATTTTCTTCTGTAAAAAGAGACTGAATATAGTCTCTATAAAGAGTGATCCAATCTTGTGTTTGGAAAAATCCAACAACGTAAATATTACCTTCAATTGAGGGGGACCGGTTTCCGGTATTAGAAATAATCTCATTAAATTTTTCCTCATCAACTTCAGTTAAATTATCTACCTTAATTTTTTCATTATTTGAACCTCTTGTTAAAGGTGTTTTACTATCATTATAGACATATTCTTTTCCTAGTATTTTACCCAGAACTTTAGTAGCAAAATATTGAAATAAATTATTGCCAAAACGACCTGAAACAAAGTATGATATATTCATTTTTAGTAAATTAAGTTAAACATTTAAATTTATATATTCAAATATGAAAAGAATAGCTATATTAAACGTTTCAGGTCAGCATTTATGTTGTATAGGATTTCTATTTGAGTTATTTAAAGACTATATTATTGAGGTATTTATACCTCATGATAGAGAAAGATATTGTGAATATTATAAAAGCTTATATGAAAGGTCAATTATAGAATTAAAAAACAAAGACAGCTTTAAAAAAGAAGACTATGATTTAGCTATAAATATAAATTCTCATGATAGTGTGAATAGAAATGGAATAGTATCAATTGCACATGTAATACAGCACACTGATAAAACTAATAATTTTATATCTTTAACACCTTGGATAAAGGGAGAAAATATAACTTATATTTTTCCTTTATATAAAGGCTTAAAAACCGAAAATTATGAAAATATTATTTTATTATTTGGAAGCTTTGGTTCAGACTGTGTTGATGATGATTTGAGAAACTTTATAAATTACCTTAAAGAATATCAATTTTATTTTATAGGAGGAGGTTCAAGGCATATTCATGAATTTGATAATTATCCTAATGTTAAACAAATAGACGATAAAGTAGGTATATATGACCTTGTAGAATATATTAAAAAATCAAAATTTATATTAACGAGAAAAACGCCTTATCAGAATACAGATAGGTATTCTGGCGCACTAGGTCATTCTATATCTCACAGAAAGCCTATGATAATTCAAAAAATTACGTCTGAAAGTTACGACTTACCGGGTATTATATTTGATAAAGAGTATAGCGAGGTTATGGACACCATAAAGAATATGTCGGATAAAGATTATAAAAAACATTTAACAGATATAGATTTATCCTCAGAAAGAATTTCTGAAAATAATAGTAAGTATTTATGTAAATTAAATTTAAAATAATATTATCACATTAAATATAAGATGGAACATATATCTATTGTAGACGATAATATTTACTTTGGGAAATACCCTGATGAAAGTATTCTTCAAACTCTTTCAAACTTAAATATCACAACCATATTAGACCTCACACATTTTTTAGAAAATTTACCCTTATACAAGCTTCCAAATAATATGAAAAGAATTCATTTTGAAATTGTAGATAGAGGTATAGAAGAAGATGAGAAAGTGATTGAACTTATTAACACTATAATAACCTCACAATCCTACCCTATCTATATTCACTGCAAAAATGGACACGGTCGTTCAAGCAGTATTACATCTATATTGTACGGTAAAATGAACAATAAAAAGGGCGAAGAAAGTATTGACTATATTAAAAAATGTCACGAAAAAAGAACCGTAGTAAGTAGGAGAGTAAGACAGTTAAATACTCCTATGAATGATATACAAAAAGAACAAATTTACAGATTGTTGTAAAGCTTAAAGAAATAAACTTTTTATAAAAAATGTTTGTTCCTCATCCTGATTTTAAAGATATTTTAGTTGATATAGATACTCATAAAAATGTTGTATCGAGAGACCGTGTAAATAATTATTTTTATTATGAGAAAGAAGGCTGGTGTATGTCTGAAGTTGATACAGATGATACTCCGCTTACAAAGGAAGAATATATTTTATATTATTGTAAGAATGAAGACGGAAAAATTATTTATAATAAGGTTTAGGGTTTAATTTATTATATATAAATGATTGTTGGTATTTTAGGTTTAAAAGGTTCTGGTAAAGACACCATTGGAAATTATCTTATTGATAATTATAACTTTGAAAAAATAGCTTATGCTGGAGCTTTAAAAGATGCAATTTGTTGTGTATTTGGATGGGATAGAAATATGATGGAAGGTGCTACTGACGAAAGTAGAAAATGGAGGGAAGAAATAGATGAATACTGGGGCTTTTCACCAAGAGAAATGATGCAAAGAATTGGAACCGATTTATTCCGTAAACAAATTAAAGACGATATATGGATAAAATCACTTAAACTTAAGCTTGAGAAACTTACAACTAATGTTGTAATAACTGACTGTAGATTTAATAATGAAATTGACCTTATAAAAGATAAAGGCGGAATCATTATTCTTGTAGAAAGAGAACCTCCTTCGTGGATAAATATTATTGAAGAATATAAAGCTAAAAAACTTACTGAAGAAGAAGCTGTAACTTTATTACAAGAAACAGGCATACACGAGAGTGAATGGAGATGCTATTTGTATAATAACATAGATTATTACGTTAAAAATACCGGGTCAATAGAAGAACTATATAATAAATTAAAAATGATTTTTTAATTTAAATGATTATTTTTATTATACTTAATATTAACTATAATAAAATGACTTCCCGTTCCTCTTTTACCTGCGAAAAACCAAGCGAGTGTCCTGTCTGTTATGAAGTACTTGAAGACCATAAACCGTTAAGTTGCGGTCACTGGGTTCATAAAAGCTGTATCGTAAAAAGTAAAAAAGACATTTGTCCAATGTGTAGAGCTAAGGTTAAATTGACAAGAAGAGAAAGAGAAGAAATAATAAGTCTTATGACCCAACCTGTTTTATATCAAGAACCTTCTCATTATCAGGAACAAGAAGAACTTCCATATACTATGCCAAATGAAAACACAATTGTAACATTAAACATAAGAAGAAGATTTAGAGTTGAAGATGATGCTATACTATACGATGGAAGAGTTATTTCAGAAAATGGGAATAGGGTTAAAATAGCATTTACTAACCAATTTGAAGCTATGAACTTTTGTAGCTATATTGAAAGTACAAATAAAGTAGATAGGGTTTTAATAGATGATTTAAGAAGAAATACAGAACATATACAGACGAGAAACTACGAGGTTATTGATATTTAAAAAAATCTGTTTTTTAATCTATAAAATATGGATGACACTTGTGTTGTTATAACAGGATTATTAAGGAATAATTTTATACAGCCCTTAATAGAGATGTACAAGGAAGTTCCTCATAAAATTATTTCAACATGGAAGGACCAACCTCATATAGATGATCTTAGAAATGAAGGATTTGTCATACAATTGAACAACTATCCTTCTTATAGAAATTGTACTAACTATCAGACTGTAAATATAAGAGAAGGATGTTTGTTGGCAAAAAGTCTCGGCTTTTCTTACGTGATAAGAATGAGGACAGATTTAATATGCAATGATGTTGTCAAATTTATGGGTTGTATAGGTCATCTTTATAAAGAAAGAATTACGGTTCTAGGATATATACAAACAATCCTATTTTATATAATAGACTTTTTTGTAGCTGGTCCTATTAATGAAATGCTTTTAGTTTTCAATGAGGAACAAAAAGAAGAAGACAAAAGATTTGTTGAACAGTATTGGATGGAAGAATACTTTAATAAAAAAGACTTGACACTTGCTGAAGTAAAAGAACGGCTATATTCTTGTCTTCAAGTACTCCAAGATAATAATATAGAAATGGAAATCATAAGTAAAAATTGGGGTAAAATTATAGGGAAATATTGCAAGCAAAATATTATTTTAAATTGATTTTTCATTTTCTTTTTTACATTTTTGCATCTTACTGTAAGACTCAAAAATGAATTATTTAACTTATACAAGAGAACACGAGGCTTTAACTGATAAACTTTATATGATAATAGAAAGCCATCCTCCACTTCCATATCTTGAACTTGATGAGCCTATACTTGACATTAAAAAATCTAAGAAGAAATATCTTAGTGATTTTTCCCCTAGAAAACAAGATATAAGATTTTACTTTAAAACTACCGTCTTTTCCTTAATAAAAAAATAAATAATATGAAAGCTACGAATAACCATATTTTTCTATTTTCTTTTTTAGGAGGTTCTTCGTAATAATGTTCTATATTAGGTTCTTTATAGTAATAATAACCTTCAGTAATAGGTTCTTTTTGTTTAGTTTTTTCTTTTATAATTTTTTCGGTAAATGATACCTTATCTCTTCTAGAAGGGTCAGTTGTCATCCAATCAGGCATTTTTTGTGAATGTATTTGACCTGGGGTTGTATTACCTGGAGAAAATAAATATGTGTTTTTAGGGATAATTTTATATTTATAAGCAAGAGTGTCTTTGTTGCTATAAGCTCTATCAGGATCGTGAAGCCATATTAAATGATCTTCAAAAAAAGGTTCTTTTGCAGGCATACCATAGTTTCCATTTCCTCCGCCCATAGGAAAACCGCCTGGACCTTTCCCTTTATCATATTCTAAGGGTCTTTTTTCATTTACATATTGACGATTAACCATATCATTAAAGTCTCTCTCAAGATTATCTATATAAGTATTTCTCTGAGATAATAAACTGTGAGGTCTTCCATCTTCACATCTTAATCTCATATTAACCCTAAGAGGTTCCTCATCTAATATAAGTTGTTTTATAGTTGTATTATCATCTTCATATACTGTAGTAAAAACTTGAGGCTCAAACCCATCAAATTTTTTCCTCATTTCATTAAAGACTTTTTCAAGGTCTTCTTGAGTTAGTTCATAACTTGGATCTAATGGATCCGTCAAGTGTCTTCCTCGTCTTGCAACATACTGAGAATAAAGAGATTCTGGACGGTATGCGTGTCTTACTCTACCACTACCTATTAAAATTAAACTTCTAAGATCATCTTCGCTCATATCTTCAAAGTTCTCAAGAGTAATAGCTTCGACCATAGAGTTAGTATTATCTACAAGTTCTCTTATAAGACGTTCTTTATCAAAATACATTTTATAAATACCATTATAAAATTTATTTTTTTTCACTGTTAGTAAGCCATCCATAAGCACATTTCATAGTGATTAAACCACCTATAAAATAAGCATAATATAAAGCTTTAGGAGGCTTTGTTTGTATCCATCCAAATTCAAGTGCAGCAGTAACTATAGCTCCAAGAGCAGCAAAAAAGTATCCTATAATACATATAGTCTTGTAGTTTTCTTCAAAGAACATCTTTACTTATAAGAAAGAAAATAATTTAAAAATTATCTAGACCATATTTTATTCCCAGGATCTTTAGTTATATAACTATTCTTATTGTAAATAACGAGATTGCCATCTTCTTGAACTACAAATCTAAATGGTTGAATTGTATTACCATAACCTCCACGTACATCTGAACCAGAAGCCCATACTACTCCGTTATTTCTATCATATATAACAAGATTACCATCTCCTTGCATTCTCATCTTAAATGGACCTGCAGAACTAAGTTTATTAGTAGCCCAAACAACAGAATTATTCCTTGTATCAGTCAACACTAAATTTCCGTCATTTTGTTGTAGAGTTAATTTCCAAATACCATTATTAGAAAGAAGAGTTTCTTTACATACTTCACCATTAGCATCAGATAAACAAGAATCAGGGAACTTAATCTCATAACCCTTTTTACCAGCATCAGGAATATTATAATTAGTATCAATATTAGCAGCATCAACTCCAGCTTGAGTTATTCCATTTGGAACAGAACATACTGCGTCTCTTATAGGAGCTAGTTTATATACTGTTGTTGGAAATTGAAGACAGTCTTTTCCTCCATTAATAGAAGGACTTGTTGTGGTTATTTGAGATTCTGGCTTTATTGTTCCTATAGAATAAACTTTATCATTTTCAAGGGTATTCTTATCAAGAATTATAGCAGTTGTTAAAGTAAAATTTTCCTTATTGATTAAAAGCTTAAATCCCAATAAAGCAATAGCAATAATTATAAGGTCATTTATCTTTAAACTAACCTTATTTTTATAGAGAAAGTATAAGACAGCTAAAAGTAAAATAAACTTTATCATTTTTTAAATATTAAAAAATAAAAAAAAAATATTTTAATATTTAAAAAATGGACACTAAAATAAAAATATTTATAATCCTTGGTCTTATCCTATTAATTGTAGGGTCTATAATTCTAGTATATTTTTTTCTTATAAAAAAGAAACCATCATCATCACCTCCATCATCACCTCAACCACTACCTCCATCATCGTCGCCTCCATCATCGTCGCCTCCATCATCATCACCTCCATCATCGTCGCCTCCATCATTGTCGCCTCCATCATCACCTCAACCACTACCTCCAATTGATAATACTCCTAAAGATGCTATTTGTTCTTCAAATGGGGTTATAATAAATGGGAATAGAGAAGAAGATTTATCAATAGAAAATAAAGATGAAAATTACAATTTTAGTTTATCAAAGTTAGGCAGAGATATAAAAACAAGTATTGAAAGATTTATGTTTCCTGAAAGATTTACTTTATCACAGCCTGTTGTAACTGATAAAAATTTATTAGAAAATGATAAATACTATGTTATAGGAACAATAAAACAAGGCTCTCAAATAACCACAACAACTTCATCTATTAACGGAGGTAAAAATTGTTTGCAATTTCCTAATACAATATATAAAGAAGCTGGAAATTGTCCTACAGATAAAACAAGAGATGCAAGTGGAGTTTGTCAGTGGAACTCTTGTTCAACAGACCAAGTTAGGGATGCAAATGGTGTATGTCAATGTATATATGAAAAATATACTAGTAAAGATATTCCTGGAAATGATATTAGGTGTATTAGAAATCCTAGTGATTTTGAGATTTGTAAAATTCAATGTAATAATGATCCTAATTGCAAAGCATATAATATAATATATCAAGGTGGAGCTTGGGGGCAAGATTGGGGTTGTTGTTTAAAAAATACTTCTTCTATACCTACAAGTGACTCGAATAAAATAGACTATTTCAAGAAGATAGAAGGAACACCTATAAAAGATTCAAATGGTTTATGTAAGTCTCCTTGCCCTCCTGAAAAAACAAGAGATGCAAATGGTATTTGTCAGTGGAACTCTTGTCCTACAGATAAAACAAGAGATACAAACGGTATTTGTCAGTGGAATCCTTGCTCTCCTGAAAAAACAAGAGATGCAAATGGTATTTGTCAGTGGAACTCTTGTCCTATTAATTCAACTGTAGATTCTTCTAATGGAAATTGTAACTGTAACTCAGGCTATTCAAAAGCCCCAGGACATACAGGAAGAACTGATACTTGCTATTCTAATTGTCCAACAAATTCTACTATGGATAGTAATGGAAATTGTAACTGTAACTCAGGCTATTCAAAAGCTCCTGGAAAAACAGGAAGAACTGACCCTTGTTATTATAATTGTAATCCGAACACTTCAAGTATGGATAGTAATGGAAATTGTAACTGTAACTCAGGCTATGTAAAATCTGGAGATGGACAATGTAATAAGCCTTGTGGTATTAATGAAAATATGAATTTCTATGGAGCTTGTAATTGTAATGACGGTTTTACAAGAGCCGGAAATGGAACTTGTTATAAAAGATGTCCTGCAAATGCTATTATGGATTATAATGGAAATTGTAACTGTATTGCTCAGTATCAAAAACAAGCTGATGGAACTTGTAAATATATTCAATGTAAATCTGATGAATATTGGGATGGAACTAAGTGTAAAACTACAAATTGTGGATTAGGAGGTTATTTGGATACATCAGGAAGTGTATGGGTTTGCAGATGTAGCGCAGGATATTCCTTAGATTTTAATGGAGTATGTCAGCCAATACCAGGCTATAATTCATCAAGAGCAGTTTATGATAATATTGCCTTTAATAATTTTCTTATGAAATCAGGTATGGGTTAATTATAAAGTGAGATTTATAAAAATGTTTATAAGGATAAAAATTTATATTATTATTTTCTTTATACTTTAATAAAGAAAATGAGCTTGATGAAATGTAACATATGCGATTTGCAAATGGTTCCTCACGTATATCCTTTACACGTTAAAGCTTGTGGAGAATACTTATTCTTTTCTCAACTCGGCCAATACTTAATTGTAGCTGATTTTTATAAGGAAAAGAAGAACGGATTTTTTGTTGAAATAGGAGCAGTAGATGGTATTGAAATATCAAATACGTTTCTTCTTGAGACAAAATATGATTGGAAAGGAATTTGTATTGAAGCTATGCCTCATATGTTTGAGAAATTAGTAAAAAATAGACCCAATTCTAAGTGTATAAGTAAAGCTGTATTTAGTGAAGGTGGATTGAAGGTTCCGTTTAGTATATGTCATTCATTAGATCTTATATCAGGTATGAATGATTATCTTGGGCCTAATTGGAGACCGACAGTTGAAAGTAATAGAACTGTGATTGATGTTGAGACTATGACGTTAAATGAAATTTTAGACGAGAATGAAGCTCCTTTATTTATAGATTATTTATCATTAGATACAGAGGGAACTGAGCTTGAAATTTTAAAGTCTATAGATTTAAATAAATATACTTTTGGTATTATTGATGTAGAGCATAATTACCTTGAAGAGGAAAGAAAAAAATAAGGGATTTCTTAACCTCAAATGACTATACTTTTAAGATTGATAATATGTGGGATGATCAATATATACATAATTCATTGTTACGAGAGGGTCCCAACTCCCCGTAGAAATTTAATACAAGGCAGGATCTTTAGGTAGTTCTATCGGATATCCATCTTTATAAAGATATTTTCCATATATAATACAAGGTCGTAAAGCTATTCTTTGAACATCGTTAAATGAACGGTAGATGTTATGGTATAAAAACAATAATAAGTCTTTCTCCTTCCTTATACAGCAATATAAATAAATTTTCTGAAAGATGTATTCGTGGTTACTTTTATATTGTTTATCAGAAATTATTTCTTGTAGTAAGTTTAAGGTTTGTTCTTTCATATCATTTTGTATATAGTGTTTAAAGAGATCTACAACTTCGTCAGGGTGCATTTTATAATTAATTTAAAGAATATTTAAGCTAAGTATAAATGACTTACGAGTATTTTTTAATTATCCTCATAGCGATAATGGCTATATGTGATACATGTTATCGTAGAGATGATGATGATGATGACTAATTTAAAAAAATCTTTTTAATAATATAATAGTATTATTAAAATGGAACAATTTCAGTCGAAGACATTTGGTCTTCAGTTCAGATTAGAAGATTTCTTTCCTATATATACAATGGAGGATGAAAAAGAGTTTTATAATTCAATACCTATTAAAAAGGAATTTGACGATGCAAGAGCAGTCTTAAATGAACCCCGACCTCAAAGAGGAGAACAGCTTAAACATCAAGCATTTATGATGAGATTTCTATCACCACATACTCCGTATGATAAGATGATTGCTTTCCACGGGTTGGGATCAGGCAAGACAGCGCTCTTAACAAGCGTAGCAGAGTATGCAAAAAGTGTAAAATCAGGAGAATTATCAAATAATAAAGTCATTATTTTAACCCGTAATCCTACGTTAAGAAAAAATATGATAAATGAAATTGTATGTGTTGCTACAGCTGGAAAATATGAACCACCATTACGAGATCCAAAGACAAAAGATTTGCTTTCAAAAGATACTCAAAGAAGAAGAGTAGAAAAAGCAATTGGAGTTGAGTATGAAATTATGACATTTACAATGTTTGTTAAAGAATTTTATAATAAATCCAACGAGCAAATAAGGGCAGAATATTCAAATAGATATATCCTTATAGATGAAGCTCACAATATAAAACTTCAACCTAATAAAAGAAGTAAAGAAGATGATGATATATTAGGGGTACAACTAAGAAGTAGAGGTATAAGTAACTATAAAGAAATCCATAGATTTTTACATTGTGTTGTAGGTTGTAAAGTATTACTTTTAACAGCAACTCCAATGAGGGACCAACCATCTGAAATATGTAATTTATTAAACTTGATACTTCCATTAGATAAACAATTGGATAAAAAGGAATTTAAGAATACTTTTTTTGATGGAAACAAATTCCGAGATGATATGAAGGATGAATTTAAATCTTATATTAGAAATAGGATAAGTTATATTAGATCTTCGACAACCGATATTAATATAATAAATGAAGGTGTTGTAGATGAAGGTTCCAAATATACAAAAACTGTTTTATTAGATATGGATGACCATCAAGATAAGAAATATAAGGAAGCGTATAAGAAAGATTTAGGGTCGAGCGAAAGTTTAAGTTCTGACATAGAAGTTGAAGATGATGAAGAGGAAGGAGGAAGTGGATTATGGTTAAATTCTCGTCAAGCATCTATGTTTGTTCCTTTTGATAATAAAGTAAAGTTGAATGAACTTATAATAAAAGATAAAACAAATTATAAAGCTTCTGATAAGTTGATAAATTATCTTAAGAAAAATGGAGATGGATTTGAACCTATGTTAAAACAGTTAAAAAGATGCAGTATAAAATACTGGTTAATTGTGAGAGATTTATACGAGTATCCAAGGCAAAAATTTTTCATATATAGTAGTATAGTTAAGGGTTCAGGAGCTCTTTTATTAGGAGCTATATTAGAGGTTTTTGGGTTTGAACATGCCCCAAATGTTAAGGAAGTTGAAGGTTCAACTTATTGTCAAACTCAAGGTAAAGATAGTCTTGAGTTACCTATAAGTAAAAATGAAAATAGAATGCTTGTTTTAACAGGAAGTACATTGTCTGCATCTCAGCTTGATAATATGGTTAATAATATATTTAATAATAAAAAGAATGTTTACGGGGATTATATAAGAATAATTATTGGAAGTCATATTATAGGAGAAGGAGTGAGTTTTAAACATATAAGAAGAATTTATGTTTTAACTCCAGGATGGAATAGTGCATCTACAGAACAAGCTATAGCTAGAGGTATAAGATATAAATCTCATGAAGAGTTAAAGCCTGATGAGAGAAAGGTTTCAATTTTAAGAGTGTGTGTGCAACCTGTAATAGAAATTGGAGAAGAATATGGGTCAATAGATAGTCAAATGTATAAAATTTCAGAAGATAAAGATATAAGAATAAAGCAGATAGAAAGATTAATGAAAGAATCATCTGTAGATTGTGCTTTAAATAGAAGTAGAAATATATTACCTAGTGATAAACCAAATACAAAAGAATGCGACTATATGGATACTTGCGAATATAAGTGCGATTTGGTGGATGAAAAATTCTATTACTCAAACTGGGTAGGAGACCGGATAGTTGATACTTATAATTTATATTATGCTGAGAAGGAGATAAATATGGTTAAATTAGCTGTAAGAAAAGCATTTGGATATAAGTTTGCATTCGACTTTGAAGAGCTTTACAATTATATAAAAGATGACATAAGAAACATACCTGCATTAGTCCTTGCAAGATCTTTAGATAGTATGATAGTTAATAATGATACTGTATATAACAAGTATGGTATAGTCAATTATTTGAGAGAGGATAGAAACATGTTTTTCTTAGTAGATGATCCGTTAGAAACACCTGTTTTTACAAGCTATTATTATTCTAAGGAACCTTCACCTGAAAAATCAATAGGTTCATATGAGACTATTCTTCAGTATTTCCAATATGATAAGATTGAAGATATTATTGACATCCTTATAAAGAATAAAGACAAGGAACAAATTTTACATAATATATTTAACAATTTATCAGTTGAAATATCCCAGAAATTTTTAGAATTATTTTATATTGCAAAAGTAAAAAAGTCGGGTAAAAACAAGGAGTTACAAGACTTTATAATTTCAAAATTTAGTATGTTTTTGAAGGATATAAATGGGAATATTATTTCAAATGTAAATCCTAATAATATTAGAGTTCTTGAAAGAGGAGAATGGAGAGATATAAATGAAGAACAAATTGAAAAACTAAAGTCTATGAAGAGCAATAAAGTTAATGAATTGAAAAATAATCCTTATCGTATATATGCTGTTATAAGTAATAATTATAAAGATAAAAAAGATCTTCATAAGAACTTGAAATTGGTTGAAATAAATGAAAAGAAGAGTTATGGCGGAACTAGTTGTTCTACAACTCCATATGATATTGATACAATGGTTGGAGTGTATTATGGTATAGTTAAGAAGGTGAAAGAACTAAAAAATAATTTACCTTATATTGGGGACAAAAAATACACATTAAAAGATATTAAGAAGTTGAAGCGGTTTGAAGCTATGAAAAAATATATTTTTGAAAACAAGTATATAAACGAGCTTAAAAGCTATATAAATGAGGTGGATGATTTGAAGGAATTTATGAAAAAAATATCTAATGATAAAGAGAAGAAAAAGGTTAAAAAGTATATTGAAAAAGATAATCTTGACCATGATGATATAATGACTATATTAAAGACTGTAACTGATAAAAAAGAACTTGTAACCCTATATACAAGATATTCAGAGGAAGAATTCATAGACTACATAGAAGATAAGGTTGAGGAGGAAATTGATACTTTAAGCGAAGATGTAATTAACGTTTTAGGTAATATGTTGGATAAAAAGACAGCTCCTGAAATTTGTGGTTCATTGAGAGATTGGTTTGAAAAAAATAATTTATTCATCAACGAAGCAGATTTAAATTAAATTTAAAAATTTATATTTTATACTTATATACAATGTCTAAAAGAAGTTCAGAGCATTCTTGGATGTATAGACCTCAACATTACATTGATAAAAGTCATTTTAATATACGTAATTCTACAGAAGAAAAAGTATGTAGAAGCGGTATTGTTTTTATAAAGAAACATGAGTATGCTGAAGAGGTAAAATTTTTAGTTGTAAGAGGAAAAGAGTCTGGTATTTGGAGTTTCCCAAAAGGTAGAAAACAAGAAGATGAAATAGATGAAATATGCGCTATAAGAGAGGTGTTTGAAGAGACTGGTATTAAAATTGAAAACCTAAATGATAAGACTAAATTCAAGGTTGGACGAAACACATATTTTATAATAGAAGTTGATAATTTGGATGACTATAATGAGTTTAATATAACCGATACATTTGAGGTTGATTTAGTTGAATGGAAAAGTGTAAATGAACTGAGAAAATTAGATTGTAATAAAGATATAAGAGCAGTATTATCATACCCTATAAAAAAAATGGGATATCATAATCTGTTATTTTAAAATTTATAGCTTAATTAAACTGTAAATTTTATATACTGTTTTGGATTCTTTCTGCAAGTTCTCTATCCTCTCTTTCTTGGTCTTGTCTTAATTGATTTGCATAAAGTTCTTGTGATGTTAAGTTTGAAGTATGAAGATGATATATATTTCTTGGATTATCAGACATATTTTCTTCTTCAGAGTAAAGGAGTCTATGAACCTTTAATGGAGCATTCCTACCAAGTCTTAATGCTCTTCCTAAAACTTGTGTTTCAATGTTCTCAGAGCTCATTTTATGATACAATATAATATCAGTAGTTTCAGGAAGGTCAATACCACTTCCATCATTTCTACTATTTAAGAATAAAACCTTAAGTTTTCCTTCTTTAAACAGTCTTATATATTTTTGTTTTGCATCACTGGTTCCTTTTACCTCTGCAAATGATATATTACATTCTGATAATGATTCTTTTATAGGGTCAAAAGTAGAATTAAATTCGCTAAACAAAATATACTTACCATTAGGGTTAGATGTAATGATTTTTTTAACAGCTTCTAACTTAGTTAGTTTTTCATATTCTTCTTTCTTTTCTTCTATAGTATTAGTAGAAGATATAGCCATTTTTTTCATATCAAGTTTAACTCTACAGAAAGGGCATTTTTGAGTTGTATTATACAAATTCTTTACACATTTACTGCACATAACACTATTACAACAAAAGGTTAAAACAGGCTCTTTATATTCTTCAGAACATAACGGACATTCATTATCCTCCTCTGTGTCTCTCTTTATTTTTTCTTTCAAATTTTCAAGAGATTTTTCAGCTTCTACAAGCTTTTGTTTATATTCTTTTACTTTTTCCTCTGAATTATCTGATTGCAATACGCTATAATAAGAAATCTGTGCTTTTATTCCGATAATTTCCTTTTCTTCTTTAGCTATAATAATGTCTAATAAACTTCCACTATCTTTAGTTCCTCCAAGAGCAACAATTGCTCCAGCTATATCATCTGCTGCAATCATTCTTTGAACTTCATTAGATACTCTTCCTCCGTACATATTAAAGTTTCGGTTAAAACACATATATTTATAATAAGTTATTTCAGATTGTTGATAGCTTTGATTCAGCTCCTCATCTGTGTTTTTAACCACTACATATTTTTGTTTTATACGGCTCATAAGAGTGCATATTGCGTTGTTATAAGTTGATCTATTATTAAAACCAGAGTCATCATATGGAAGAGTTGCTGAAATAATCCAATAGAATTTTGCCTTTGTAATAGGTAATACTCCTGTTAATTGCAACTCGTCAAATATCAATCTATTAAAACCTATATTTTCATTTCTATATATATTTGTTAAATACCCTGCAAAGTCCCTATATCTATTGTATGTAACTATAACAACATCCAAGTCTTCAATTAAGGTCTTATTAATACTAGATATATCTGCAGTTTTTATAATTTTTCTATAAGATAAATCGGTTTTTGAGATTTCACTTTCCCATTGTTGAAATATAGATGAGGAGCATACAATTATATTCAACTTTAAAGGTCTAAAACTTAACTCCTCTTCTGTTACATAAGAGAAATAGTGATTTGACCCCATATCTATAGTCCATGGATAGGAATATCTTTCTTCCTCTGGTTCATTTTTCATTTTACTTCTTGATAAAAGGGACACAACAGTAAGAGTTTTACCACTTCCAACTTTGTCGTTAAGAATACCCATATTAGTATAAATTTTCGTTTTACGTTTTCCATAAGTAACTTCACGCTCTTTTGTTTGTTCTTGATATTCCATCTTTAAAACATTGTTCTTTTGATGTAAATATAATTCTCGGTTTCTTAATCCCCATTCATTAAGAGGTTTTTCTTCTATTTTACACTCTTCAATTTCTTCTATCTTAAGCTCAACTTTTTTATTTTTTCTGGCCTTCATTTTTTATATTTAATACTATAAAAAATGTTTAAATTTCATTTAATTTTTTCATATTATGTAATGCCTCTATAACACATTCTTTTAAAGGTCTTATATTGTAGCTTAATAAAAGCTTAGAATTAGTCAATATATTATTACTTCTTTTCGCCTTTAAAAGAAGCTTATCTTCTTCAATTAAATTATAAGTATGTGTTTCATCTACAATTTCTTTGTATAAATCAAGAATTTCTTTGTGAGACATACTTCCATTTGTCATATTAAAAGTACCTGTAATTTTACGCATAGACATATCTATCATAACAGGGATTAAATCAGGAAGATAAGTCATACTATTAGGATAGTTACATATATTCTCAAACTTTGAAATCTTTGCGATAAAATTTTTCGGGGACCAATCATCTGTAATCGGCATTCTTATTCTTAAATTTAAAGTGTTTAAACTAAATAATTTAACTAATGTATCTGTATATCCTTTTACCACAGAATATGCACTTCCAAAATAGTCAGGTACATCAGCTTCAGTATAATCATAAGTATTTTCACGAGTATTTGTGGAGAAAATACACCCTGTTCCAATATAAGAAAAATGGATTCCTAATGAATCGCATAATTTACAAAGTAATAAAGGTGCAAATAAATTATCCCTAACATTTTCATTAATTTTATCTTCTAAATAATCAATATTCGGGATATTTCCACCTGATGTTCTTCCAACGCAACAAAAGACTCTATCAGCCTTAATTATCTCCGATTTTAATATTTCTATATTTTCAGGTGAAATACGAGTCTCGCTACATATGAATTTACAAGAAGGATATAATTCCTTCCATTTATTTACAAGCATAGAACCAATCCATCCTTTTCCGCCATAAACCAGTATATTCATTTTATATTTGATTATTTTCTTCTTTAAATATAAAATGAATGACAAGTTCAAAAAAGTTGTTAATTTAGTTCTTATTATAGCTTTTGTAGAAACTCTTTCTTTAATATGCTTGAAAGAGGGTGAAACTAAGAATAAAAATCATTTCGTATTATGCGGGTTTTTAGGCTATGTCTTAGTCACATATATTCTATGTCAAACTCTTACTTTTGAAGGTATTGGGCAGGTTAATTTAATATGGAATTGTATGACAATATTTACAGCATTTGCTGCGGGACATTTACTCTTTAATGAGAAAGTAAATAAATACACGTTTTATGCTATAATTTTTGCTGTTATAGCTATATACTTAGCACAGTTATCAAGTGATTATAATGAAAATAATTAAACCTTAAAGACAAGATAATATCTAAGAAATGAAAAATTTACTTGTGACAGGAGGATGTGGGTTTATTGGAAGTAATTTCATAAACTATATGCTTGATACTTACAATGACATCGCAATTGTGAATGTTGATAAATTAGACTATTGTTCAGACATAAATAACGTTTATCATAAAGAAAGGTATAAGTTAGTCGTTACGGATATTAATAACTCATATAATCTAAATAATATTTTAGAGTCTCATAATATAGATTCAGTAGTTCATTTTGCAGCACAAAGTCACGTGGATAATTCATTTGGTAATAGTATTCAATTCACAAGAGATAATGTTATGGGAACACATACCTTGTTAGAATGTTGTAGGGTTTATGGTAAGATTGAAAAGTTTGTGCATATTTCAACTGATGAAGTTTATGGAGAAGTTGATACTGAACATAAAGGTTGTAATGAAAAAAGTTTATTAAATCCAACAAATCCATATGCAGCCACAAAAGCAGCCGCAGAATTCTTAGTTAGAAGTTATTATCACTCGTTTAAATTACCGGTTGTTATAACTCGCGGAAATAATGTTTATGGACCAAGACAATTTCCTGAGAAACTAATCCCGAGATTTATTAGTAATCTTTTAATAGGTAAAAAATGTCCAATTCATGGAGAGGGTAAAACAAGACGAAATTTTATCTATGTTGATGATGTTAGTAAAGCAGTTGATACAATCTTAAGAAAAGGTGAAATTAATGAGATTTATAATATAGGAAGTGATGATGAATTTAGTGTGTTAGAAGTATTAAAAACTTTACTAGAAGAAATGGGCATAAAAGAGCCTATAGAAGAAGTTTGTGAGTATGTTGAAGACAGAGCTTTTAATGACTTTAGATACTGTATAGATAGTTCTAAACTTGAACTATTAGGATGGAAAAAAACTGTGTCGTTTAAAGAAGGTATAAATAAAACCATTTTGTGGTATAAACAAAACTCATAATTTATGTTTGACTAAAAACTTAAATTATTATTTTTTCTTTGTTTATAATAAATATGTCGTATAATAACTTAAACAACTTTACCCCTTTTGGTTTTAGGGATTCTTTAAGTTTAGTTACTTCTAAAGTACAAGAAATACAAGTGGGTTATATGCATCCATATACTATAGGAGTAACTGGATCAAATTTAACCTATACCCCAGAACAAATTTTATCAAAATCAATTATAAGGTATTTTAATACGGGTCCAACAAATGATTATTTACCATCTGCAAATGATATTGTAAATCTGGTTTCACAAAACTCTTATATTGGTTTCACTCCAGGAATGTATTTTGATGTTTATTTTAAAAATGCATCAACTGGAATACTTAACATATATCCTGGAACTGGTATTATTGGAAATTATATTTCTATATTACAAGATGGCTTAGCTTATGTTCGTTTAACCCTTAATAGTTCTTCTTCTATTAATGCTACAGTTATGACATCATTTCAAGCTACTGGCGGAGGTGCTGGTTATCAAGGACCTCAAGGTCCTGGAAATGGTGGAGGAACAGGTGCTGGAACTCAAGGTTTTCAAGGTTTAATTGGTCTTCAAGGACCTTCTAATGGAGGAAGTACAGGAGTTGGAAGTCAAGGATTTCAAGGGTATCAAGGTCTTCAAGGAACTCAAGGTTTAATTGGTTATCAAGGATTTCAAGGATATCAGGGTCTTCAAGGTAATCAAGGTTTAGGAGGAGTACAAGGTTTTCAAGGATATCAAGGACTTCAAGGTAATGTAGGATTACAAGGAGCTCAAGGTCTTGTTGGAGTTCAAGGAGCTCAAGGACTTATAGGTTTGCAAGGTATTCAAGGGTTAGAAGGATTACAAGGAGTTGAAGGTGTTCAAGGTTATCAAGGTAGTAAAGGTGATGTCGGTCAAGGTTTTGTTATTTTTGCTACTACTCCTTCATATACAGGATTAAATACAGTTATTGCAACAGGTGGTAATGTAGGTGAATTTGTTCTTATAACAGGAGGAGAATTATTTATATATTCAGGAACAGGAGCAGGAAGTACAGGTCCTGGTAATTCTTATACATTTGCAGGAGATATAACAGATGAAACTAAATTAGTAGGTTTACAAGGAAATCAAGGTGCAGTTGGTTTGCAAGGATTACAGGGTCTTCAAGGGATTATAGGATTACAAGGATTTCAAGGATACCAAGGCCTTCAAGGTCCTATTGGTTTGCAAGGAAATCAAGGATTTCAAGGATATCAAGGTCTTCAAGGTTTAGTTGGTCTCCAAGGTTTACAAGGTTTACAAGGATATCAAGGCCTTCAAGGTTTAATGGGAGCTACTGGTAGTGTTGGTAGTCAAGGTTTACAAGGGTTGGAAGGTGTTCAAGGTTCACAAGGATTAGAAGGTGTTCAAGGATTAGAAGGTGTTCAAGGATTAGAAGGAGTTCAAGGACTTGAAGGATTACAAGGAGTTCAAGGTCTTGAAGGATTACAAGGAGCTCAAGGTCTTGAAGGATTACAAGGTGTTCAAGGTCTTGAAGGATTACAAGGACCTCAAGGTCTTGAAGGATTACAAGGAGCTCAAGGGTTTCAAGGATTACAAGGAGCTCAAGGTCTTGAAGGATTACAAGGAGCTCAAGGTCTTGAAGGATTACAAGGAGCTCAAGGGTTTCAAGGATTACAAGGTGTTCAAGGTCTTGAAGGATTACAAGGAGTTCAAGGACTTGAAGGATTACAAGGTGTTCAAGGACTTGAAGGATTACAAGGTGTTCAAGGTCTTGAAGGATTACAAGGAGTTCAAGGTCTTGAAGGATTACAAGGAGCTCAAGGTCTTGAAGGATTACAAGGAGTTCAAGGTCTTGAAGGATTACAAGGAGCTCAAGGGTTTCAAGGATTACAAGGAGTTCAAGGACTTG